CCCGGTACAAAATATTACTGTATACGACTTGGAAAACGAATAATTTAAATATATGCCAACGAAACAAATAAACCAAACTCCGGTTGAAAAACTCGATCATGCTGCTGTGGCATTCGATTCAACTGATTGCATATGCACCACTAATAATGGTAAAGTGCATATAAATGCACGTGTGGACTTCGCTAATTTTAATGAGATTATCGAATGTAACCTTGTATATATAATTGATTATCTCAAGTCGAAAAATTTTAACATATCAGTAAATGACAAACATTGAGAAAAACCGCAATTATCTCCACATAATCGCCACGGTTTGTGGATACCTGAACGAAACCAACAGTTCGGCTGAAAAGACCCGCCGGCTGATGTTCCTGAACGAAAACCGCGAGATCCTTGGATTGGATATGGGGTCAACGACCGTGTTTCAAAAGGCACTCCGCATGACGTACTCGCCGTATGAAAAGTACGGTGTGACAAGCGATAACATCCGGAAGATGATGAACCAACAGCCGGAAATCTCCTTCGAAGAGGATGAGGATATGTTCAACCTATTGGATGATCTTTCACTCAACCCATCCTCGAGCCACGCCACAATCAAGCGTATTGTTCATTTCCTGAACAGCTTGGAAAACGAGGTGTATGTGGAAACATTCCTCAACATCATCGACAAGAACCTGAAAATCCGCATGGATTCCAAATCCATCAATAAGGCTTTTCCGGAACTTATCCCGGTATTCGAAGTATCCTTATGTAAGGTGTATGACGAATACAAGGCCAAGGTGAGATTCGAAAGAGACCTGTGGTATGCGAGCCGGAAACTGGATGGTTGCCGCTGCGTAGTTATCATCAAGGATGGCCATGTTACCAGCTGGAGTCGCCAAGGTAAGATGTTCGAAACCCTTCGCGTACTGGAAAATGAACTCCTCGAACTCAGCCGCAATAACGGTAATTTCATCAACTACAAGGTGTTAGATGGTGAGATTTGCATCGTTGACAGCCTTGGCAATGAGGACTTCAAGTCCATTATGAAGGAGATCCGCCGTAAGGATCATACGATTTCCAACCCCATGTACCTCATGTATGACATGATGACTGTTGACGAATTTGAAAAGGGTTACACCACCCGTACGTTTGGTGAACGTTTGACTGAACTTTGTTCCTCACTGGAGGATAAAGGCAAGCACTTCAGGGTTCTTGAACAGATCCGCATCACCAGTCAGGAACAATTTGATCAACTCTTTGCGGAGGCACAGGAGAAGGGATGGGAAGGATTGGTCATCCGCAAGAATGATAACGTCATTTGCCGCCGCACGGATTCCATGCTCAAACGTAAGGCGTTCAAGGATGCGGAATACATCGTCACCTCCGTGGAAACCGGCCCATTCCGTTGCATTGTTAACGGCAAGGAGGTCGAGGAAAATGTGGTCACTAACTTCCACATCACTCACCGTGGCAATGATGTGAGTGTTGGATCGGGTCTCTCCCTCGAACAGCGCCGCTATTTCAAGGAACACCCGGAGGAGCTGATCGGCAAGACCGTTACCATCCAGTATTTCGAGGAAACCGAAAATACGAAGGGCGAATTTAGCCTTCGCTTCCCGACCCTCAAGTACATTTATGAAAACGGTAGGGATGTCTAAAACACCCGGCCAAAATAAAAAAAGGCCTCTCGCGAGAGGCCTTTTTTCTTATATGTTGTTTGCGGATTATTCCTCCGTGAAAAACGATTCCTTGATATAATCAAACAACGGACGCATGCCACCGAACCTTGATTCACCAAGTTCCTTGAGTTGATAAAGGGTCGAGGCGATTTGACCACGGATGGAATCCACATCGCTGGAGAGATCGGATTCGTCCTCGAAAAATTCCTTTTGACCGGCCTTTGTAAATTCGAGAAGTTCCTCAAGGTATTTGACGGCATCCTTACCATCAGCCTCGATGGTATTCTTATAGTTTTCGACCTTGCCATGGGTGCCCTGATAGTGTTCAATTAAGGCATCAACGAGTTTAGGCATTTCGTCATAAAACTCATTGAGGGCTTTATGGTCGGAGTATTTGCCGGTCATGAGGTGCTTTTTATGAGTTTCCGTCACGCTTTGAAGTAACGTACCAAAATATTCTTCAATATTCATGTCATTTGAGTTTATTTGAAATCGGTTTCGATTCCTTTATATAATAACCATCTAAAATATCAAACAAAAATTATTATATTCCAATGTACAAACTCTTTGGATAATGACAAACCTTATACTCATATATATTGGAAAGGTGATGCTCACCGGATTGTTGATATGTGTCATTGTTAACTTGGTTAATAATTTCATATCGACATATGACCACATGAAAAACAAATATAAGATATGCCGTACATTGACCGGCAAGTACATGAAGGTACCGGTTTTCCCGGTTTTCCCGTTTGATAATAAGATACTGGTGATGGTAAGCTCCATGATATTTGTATATATCTTTGTGGGCATCATCGTGTATATTTGGAGGTAAATGACTGAATTTTTTCAAACGGTTGTCAGCTCGTTATTGGTATGGGTAGGACTCGTGTTTTGGATAGCAATAAAATCGGAGTTGATCCCCGATATCAAACAAATGAGTTGGAAATGTAGGCAAAAGTGGTTTTGGATATTGATAATCATCTCGTTTTACATCGCCATCATAATCCTATTGTTGTATGTGTGGTGTCCGCTTGTTTATTTCGATGATAAATTAAATATATTATAGCATGATTACGTTAATGAATTTGGGAAATTTGGTGGTACTGTCAATCCAACTGATTGCTACAGCCGTGGTAATTCTTTTCATCGGGTATATATGTCATGTAATCCGGGATGTGATATGGTGTGGCTTCCGGTTATATCCATGGTATAAAAAGATTGCCATCATACTGATTACCCCTCCAGTCATATTTGCCATCGTGTGGTTTGTTATATTCATATGGCTCGGGCCGGAAAATTGTCACCTCATAATGTAAATATAAATGAATAAGGATATGCCAAAGATAATCACATGTATCGCCGAGAAACCTTCCGTGGCGAAGGATATTGCCAAAGTTCTTGGCTGTAAAGACGTAAAGGACGGATATTATGAAGGTTTTTCCGTTATTCTTGATGCTGTTACCCGTGTAACATGGACATTTGGTCATTTGTGTGAATTGAAACTTCCACACGACTACAATCCGGCATGGAAACAATGGAATATGCAACAACTACCGCTTATTCCGGATCGTTTCCAAATCAAACTCAAACCAAATGACGGCGTGAAACACCAGTTCCGTATCATCAAGGAACTGTTCAATACCAGTGACGAAATCATCAACTGCGGTGATGCCGGGCAGGAGGGCGAACTTATCCAACGTTGGGTTCTTCAACAGACCGGTGCCAAGTGTCCGGTGAAACGTTTGTGGATCTCATCCATGACCGATGAAGCCATCCGGGATGGATTCAAGCATCTCGAGGATCAATCCAAATACCAACACCTATACGAAGCCGGGTTGGCCAGGGCCTGCGGCGATTGGCTTATCGGTATGTCCGCAAGTAGATATTATACCCTTCTCGGTCGTGGCCATGGAGCCCAATCAACACTTTCAATTGGTCGTGTACAGACCCCAACCTTGGCTATGATCGTGAAACGTCAGGAAGAGATTGACAACTTTGTACCGGAGGATTACTACGTCCTTTCAACGATTTATAGGGATGTTGTATTTCAGGCAACCAAAGGTTCATACTCCGATAAGAGTGAAGCAACCGAGGATCTCAACGCCATTAAAAAGGATGATTTCGTTGTAACCGGAGTTACCACAAAGAAGGCCTCCGAATTACCTCCCCGCCTATACGACCTCACAAGCCTGCAGGTGGATATGAACAAGAAATATGGATATTCCGCCGAGTTCACCCTGGAGACCCTTCAAAAATTGTATGAGAACAAACTGGTTACATATCCGCGTGTGGATACCACATATCTTCCGGATGATGTATACGGTGACTGCCCGAGGATCCTTCGTGGATTAACCGGATACACTGATTATGTTAACGAGTTGAATCTCAACAAGTTGCGTAAAGATAAGAAGGTGTTTGACTCTTCAAAGGTCACGGATCACCACGCCATCATCCCAACCGGAAAGACCCCGTCCATGCTTTCCGACTCAGAAATCAATCTTTACGATGATATTGTCAAACATTTCATTGCCGTATTTTATCCGGATTGCGTCAAATCCGTCACCACGGTAACCGGCAAAGTCGGTAAGGTGGAATTTAGGGCAACCGGTAATCAAATCCTTGACATTGGATGGTATTCCGTGTTTGGCCGGTCACCGGAGGGCAAGCTTCTTCCGGATTTCAAGAAGGGCAAACATGGCCCCCATAAACCGACCCTTACCACACGTACAACCACTCCGCCACCACTTTATACGGAAGCCACTCTTCTCCGTGCCATGGAAACCGCCGGAAATGAGGTTGAAGACGAGGAAATGAGAGCCGCCATGAAAGCCAATGGTATCGGACGTCCATCCACGCGTGCTGCCATTATCGAACTCTTATTCAAACGCGGATACATTGCCCATCAAAAGAAAAACATCATCCCAACAAGTATCGGTATCAATTTGATCGGCGCGGTCAATAATCCGCTTTTGAAATCGCCGGAACTCACCGGCCAATGGGAACGTAAACTCCGCGAAATCGAAGCCGGCAAGTATCCGGTTGGGTCATTCATTGATGAGTTAAAGGATATGACGTATCAAATCGTTGGAAAGAAAAGAGCATAAATATGATACCATCAACCAACATAACAAAAGAAGAGTTTCGAAAACTGGAACTACCGATAGGTGTTATATTTAAGGACATCCCTACCGGCACAAATCTCAAAGTGGTGGCCACATGTTGTGGTTCACATATGTGTGACGATTGTTTCTATAAGGATACGGAATGCCTACCCAATGGCAAGTGGGCCAATGCCCCTCTATGTAGTTGGGTTGACCGTAATGACGGACAAAATGTTAAGTTTGTAAAGGTTTCCGGAGACCCGGATGAATCCGAGATTCCAACATCACAACCCATGGCGAAAAATGCAATAAAGGAATATCTTGAGGATAACTATCCGGATAGTTATTTGTTTGACGACTTGGATGATGCCATTGTCGGTGTATCAACATCGGATAATATCGTATATGAATTTGACAAGATAGTCCAAATCCTGATGGAACGCGATGGCATGACCTACGAAGAGGCTGTTGAATATATTGATCATAATATAGACAGGGTATTACCATACATGAGTGAAGGATTCCCGATTATAATGAAAAATATTGAAATATAATGGATACCATAACCGAACAAGAATACCTGTTAACTGATCAGGAACACGAACGAGTGCTTCGTTTTATCAGGGAACAACTTGAAAATCCATTTATATACTACCGGATGTGGCTGGAAGGTTATAGGAGTTTATTTGATCCGGATACGTATATGCCAATGCAAATTGTTAAATTCTATGTATTGAGTGGTCGGGAGATCATTGAATATTCATATGCATGTGATACTCAAGTCACCTCACTTAATGATTTCAAAAATAGAATCACACATGATGGCTGCAAAGGCAATGTTGCACAATTTATCGGCCCATGGGTACCAGCGGATAGCTCAATCAAGGAGATGGCTGCAATTATCAAGATTTATGAAGATATTCAATATGCAAAACACAGAAGCCTCCCGCGTTTATCCAAGAAACATATCGAACCACAAGTATCAAATCTCATATGATGGAGGTCAATCGTATATATAATGAAGATTGCCTTGAAGGGATGAAGAAAATACCTGACGGAGTCGTGGATGCCATCATCTGCGACTTACCGTATGGTACAACCTCATGTCAATGGGATGTCGTGATACCATTCGACCAATTATGGGAGCAATACCACCGGATATGTAAGCCGAACGCGGCAATCATATTATTCGGTAGTGAACCATTCTCGTCATTTTTAAGGATGAGTAATTTGGATGAATACAGGTATGATATTTACTGGGAGAAGGAGCGTCTCACCAACATAAACCAAGTCAAAAGACGGGTTGGAAAAACCGTGGAGACTATCTCCATATTTTACAAATCCCAATGTACCTATAATCCACAAATGACCATTTATACCGGCACGCCAAGGACTAACAAGGTAAAGAACGGTAAACTTGGAAAATTAACCGATGGTAGTGAAAAACCGGTTTTTGAATATAAGGACAATGGGCTCCGTTACCCAACACAGGTTTGGAAGTTTCAACGGGACTGTCTTACCAGCAACATACATCCTACCCAAAAACCGGTGGCCTTAATTCAACAACTCATAAAAACATACACCAACGAAGGCGAGTTGATCCTTGATAATTGTATGGGATCCGGTACCACGGCGATAGCCACAATACTTGAAAACCGCCGGTTTATTGGGTTTGAATTGGATAAGGAGTACTACGATAAAGCAAACGAGCGTATCGCCGACTATTATAGGCATGAAAAGGAAAATTGAAAGACAGGATAAGCTAACTGCATGTTATAAATTTGACAAGGAATCCAACATGTATGATATCGTGGTAAATTTTCCACTTGGAAAATTAACCGGCAGTGATGCAAATTATCTTCTCAGTCACGTTTTTACCCAAGAGTTCAAATTGGAGATGGAAAGGCGTGGATACGACATATCAACCTTCAAATTTGAAATTTCCCCAAAAATTCCTACGAATAGACCGGATAAATTCGAAACTCTTAACAAAAAGTACAACAATGATTGAACTTGACCGCATATATAATGAAGATTGTCTTGAGGGAATGAGGAATATACCGGATGGATCCGTTGATGCCATCATATGCGATCTACCGTATGGTACAACGGCTTGTTCGTGGGATGTGATAATACCTTTTGAGCCATTATGGGAGCAATACAATAGGATATGCAAAGGTAATATTGTTTTGTTCTCTTCGGGTTTATTCACTCACAAGTTGATTGAGAGTAACATATCGAAATTCAAATACAAACTCATTTGGAAGAAAAACGTACCAACCGGGATGGCCTCATCAAAATATAGGCCGATGAAATATTATGAGGAGATTTGTATCTTCAATGGAGGTACATACAATCCCATAATGAAGGAACGGGTTGGTGTAGGAAAGGCATGCTACAATTACGACCATTATTGTGGTGAATCAAACCACTTGACCCTTGGAAAGAAACCAATAAGATATAATCCTGATTTTGTACAACCTTCGGATGTTTTGGAGTTCAATGTTGTGCCAAACAGAAACGGCAAATTGCACCCAACACAGAAGCCGGTTGAATTGTTACAATGGTTGGTAAAGACCTATACAAATGAAGGCGATTTGATCCTTGATAACTGTATGGGCTCCGGTACCACAGCAATTGCAGCAATCCGGGAAAATCGGCATTTTGTTGGATTTGAATTGGATGAAACGTACTATATGCGTGCAATGAACCGTATCGGTGATGAACTTGGGGATCGTTGTTAATTATCCCGGATTTTCCATTATATATTCATGTAACCAGTAAAATGTTTTATAATGACCATATGCCATGTATATTCCGAGCAGGCGAACTACGATAAGGAATTTTATTCAGTAGCCGCCGCAAAAAAGGAAATGAAGCGCCTTATCAGGGAAGGATATACGGATGTTCATGGTAATAAAACCAAGGTTTGGGCCAATGGTGATTGGGAAAACTGCGGTGAGATCACATTAACCGGTAGTAATGCGGCATTTATAGCCAACTCCCCCCGAAATATGAAGCATTCAAACTATTAAGCGATGAAAAGAATACCACCTTTACAAAACAGGGATTTCGAACCTACGTACCGTGAAAATGGTACCCAATGCCCTGCATATGATCACACGGTAAACGAATCATTCGTTCCCGGCAAGACCCAGTGTGATAACTGTAGTCTATGTAGACAACAGGTCATCCAATCCCAATCCAAGGAATCCTGTGGCGTAATGTGTATGTGGCGTAAGGATCCTCCATTCGAACCCCTTTATAAGGTCGGTGAGGAGAAGTGGTATCTTTACACATACCATTGTCCGGTAAAAAAGAAAATCCGCAAGGTCGAGTGGTCTCCAAGGAACGGATGTTGGATGTATACTTTTGCGCGAGAACAACATAGGTATGAGGAATCCCATGTATTTAATACACTCAAGGAAAGCGATGAATATATCCTGTTATACAAAGCCGCAAGCCTTTTGGATGATCTCGCCAATCACCGTGATCGTTACGGTTCCTTGCCGGAAGCATTAAGGGAACTTTCGCTCCCGGTGGAAAACAAATTATTACCTCCAGCGGAGGATTGATGTTAAGATACCTCAAAATTCCTTTATATATGGTTGTAATATAAAGGAATTTTTTTATGCAATATACACCTAATATGATCGAGATATCCGAGGAGCCACTATATGAGCTTAACGAGACTCTTATTAACCGTGCATACGATGATCGGTTATTGGAGCCCTTTCCGCTCGATAGCCGGAATCTTTTTCGTATAACGTTTGAAAACCGAACCGGTAAGTTATACGTACCGGATATACCCAGTCACCGGGCAATGTGTGAAGATAACACCATCGAACGTGTATGCTTTGCAGATACCGTGGAAGGTTGCTTCCGGGCCATCCCTGAGGGATCACGGTTTATTGATAGAGGACAGTATTTATACCCGGAAGTAGCCCATGCCCATATTTATGTACATGTTCCTATTTTCGACAATTATTTCTTGAGGGCCATCAGGGACGGATTCGTTGCCTATCCACACACCCAACTGGTGCCGGATTCCTATATCACACAGGAGGTATGGGTGATGGACAGTGTAACCGTGAAATGTGTTGCTGAAATGTATGCGTGGTACGATGCAAAGGAAAACCCAAATTTCACTTCCCTGGATGAACTTCCGGTTCGCCTTGAACTCATCAACTGCGATTATGAGGATCCGGATTTGTTTGTTGACAGTTTATTCGAACATCCGGAATATACCCTTCCAATGTATGAGCTGTAGTTAACAATCGCAAAATATTTTTTATATATAATTGAATCGAAATTTTAAGCAATATGAACAAGATCAAAGCAAGATGCATTAAGGAGTCGTATACTTGGGACGGCGACAACGAGCAACACACATTTGCTCCGGTAAAACTTGGATTAACTTACTCATTTGAGAACATGAACGGCACATACTGGCTCGATTTGTCCGATCTTCCGAATCCCGGTGATTTTGTTGACGAAAAAGGGTTCTGCTACGAGTCTGCAAGAGGCGTTGAGGAAAAGTACTTCAACGAGATGTTTGAAATCATTTGATCCCACCAAAATCATTAGAAAATGACAAAAAACAAATGTATCCGCCTTATAAAGGATCTCGTTGAGAAATACGGGGATGTTGATATCGCGTATTTGTACGATTACTATGCTTCTCGGTTAATCAAACCTGATGGAACATACGCCGATGATGTTGTTGTTGGTACCATCAAGCTTTCCGATGCGACTGAAATCGTTACCTGTAGAAGTGATTACGATCTCATTGTCAAAATTGTTGAAGGAAAGATCGAACCACAGAGACAGTATGTGGTGGTACCGGAATCCAAGGAGAAGTATGATTCAAAAGAACAGGAGGCAGCACGAGCCCAACATCGCCGTGGTTTGAATGCCTTTTTGGCCTCGAGCAGTTTGTTCCACAACTATGAAAGCATCTCAAGAATATACGATGCCAGTACGTTGATGAAACCACATACAACTCCAAAGGAGTTCGGCATGGCAATGGATAATTGCAGGAAACGCAAGAAAAAACAAAAGTAATATGTCTTCGGAAAGAAACAAACCTTCACCCGCTACCAAACCAATTACGAAAGACACCGTCCCGAATACCCCCGAGGAGGCAATTCAGGTTCTCGATATCATACTTGATGAGGAGGATAAGGAGTTCCTTCGTACTGAAGAAAATGCCGCTATCAAGGTACATCATGATCTTGGTCGGTGGATTCGTAACAACTGGAGTTTGTGGGGAGATTATTCTCCACTCAAAAAGTATTTCATTGAGCATGGGATAATGCATCCGGACGATATGTCCAACAACATAATTGAAGCATACATTCGTTACCTAAAATCCACAGAATAATGACAAAAGAAGATCTTGCCAAGGTTCTCCCGGAACCATTTAATTTTTTCGCACTTAATGGTAGTATTGATTACCGGTGCAAAGGTGGACGAGACCACGATTATATAAGGAAACTCGGTTATGAAGCCCATATGGGAAGAGACTGCGGTATGCGTTGTAAGGATATTCCGTGGTTTGAATTTAGCAGCTACGGGGATTGGGGCACCATGTTCGATGATACAACTGATCTTGGCCGTCAAATCTTTCATGATATGTGGAAGGCCGGAATCATCACTTTGTGGCGCGGACGCACATATACACCGGATGGAAGAACAATCGATTATGAGGATGGTAAATTTACGATGTGTGATGAAAACCATAAGTGGGTCGAGATAAATAATCCGTTTGAAACCACCAATAAGTAAGTTAAGATCCCATAAGTTTGTTTATATATAAACGAACATAAAATCATTGATCATGAACGAATCAGCAGCAGAAGCCAAACGTTTGATTATCAACGCGTTCCCTGAGTATGACTTTGAAAACCTTGATTGCCATGGTGAAATTGAGGAGGCTCTTGCCAAAAACATAGAGACCTTCACGAGGGAACAATGGGAAGTTATTCTTTCGCACAGCACGGACTATGCGTTCCAAAGTGGAGTCCCACATATCAGCTGGAACACGGATAGATGCCGTATCTTTAGGGAGATCGGACGGAAATTCAAGCGTTTGTCCAGTTGGTCCTCGCGTGGAACATGGAGTGATACCACCACGGTTGAATATGCCGCACCTAACGGAATGTTTTTCCGATTGACTGAAGAAACTCCACATGCTTTTTCCGGCGGAAATTATCATTATCACATCCGGATTATCAATGCGGATGATGTGACCCCTATATTCACACATACTGCCGTCATCCTTTCATTAAACATTGATGGAACCGCATATATCCGGAGCCAAAAGACCGGCACCCTTGCGGATTGTGAGAAATTTGTGGAACAAAACATGGGATCCGGTATGTTTTTCAAAATAATGGAAAGAAACAATGTTACAGAAATGTGATAAATTTGACATCATTGTGGTGGATTCCCAGCCGGATTGTGCGGATTTCCGTGGCATATATGATGGACTTGATGGGGATATCCTTGTCAATCCGTCTGCCGGAAAAGTCCGTACAATGCTCCGCTCACATCCGGAACGTCCACTAATCATTACCGGCCACGGAACTGAACGTGGCTTACTCAATAAGGATTGGAACGGATTTGTCGTTGACAGCCGGATGGTGGATATGCTCCGGAAACGTTCCTGTATCATTGGTGTGTGGTGCTATGCCGGAAACTTTGCGGACAAATACGGATTACACGGATTTTTCACTTCCATGTTCATTTCCACCGTATCGGAAGCCCTGGAATGTGGTTTTCCGGAAGCAAATCAGGAGGATATCACCCGGGAGAACATTCTATTCTCCAAACGGCTCAACAAATTACTCAAAGAGAACCTGTATATGTTGGATGGAAAACCTCTGATCCATGACTGGCCATGGCTCATATCAAGGAAAGCCGATATTTCCAAGAGATTTGTCCGATATAACTATGAGGCAATGTCGGTGTTCTAAATCCAAACCATGCGGATATAAGACCGGAATCTGTTAAGATCCCGGTTTTTCCGTTTATATATAACCGTAATAAATACAATTTATCATGGAACCACTTGAAGACTTTATATCAAAATTCCTCGACCGCATAGATGACACCAGGGTTTTGTCAGCTATATACATATTTTTCCGCCCCGTGATCATCTTTGTCGCGGTATGTCTTCTTGGCAAGTATATTTTAGGAATGTAAAATCAATACATAATAATATGGCACAAGTACATATGACAATCGATCCTTCATTTACCCACCGCGTGGTCGAAATCCTGAATGAAAAATTATGGGATGGCGATATCGATGGAATCAACAGATTTATGGAGGAAAGTTTCGGCCTTACCAACCGGAAACTCAATGCCGAGATCCTTTCCGGCAAGTACGTGATGGTATTCAATGAAGATGGCAGCGGAAACATTAAACCCCGTGAGGAACTGACCCCCGGAGAGATCAAGGCCATGGGTGGTATTCCCCGTGAATTGACAATCAATGATATCCGCAGTCTCATCCGTATCCGCATTTGTGGTGAAACCGGTTTGTTGGAACGTCAAAAGTACGTTATCCTGAACTTCCGCGATATCTTTGACATTAACAAGGTACATACCGTGGAGTTTGATTCAAACGTGGTGAAGTCCGAAGTTGCCGAGGCCTTGGGTAAAATGGACTCGGAAATGTACATTTCAACTGCAATAACCACCGGGGATATCATTAATATATATAAAACCGCCCGTGAAAACAAGGTGTCCCACGATATACTTGAAAGCATCCGGGAAACGGATAAGAGTGCCGCCCGATTGGTACATATCATGGAGGAGACCGATAAATTATTCCATATTCAGGCCATTCTCATCAAGGCCATGGATTATATTAAGGAGTTTATTTTTGAGGACATCCGTAATATCGATATGTACAAGGAAAATGGCATGAAAGCCTCGTTGGACGAGCAGATGGAAAATCCCGGCAGATACTTTTGGATGCAGGATTTCTTCAGTAGATGTAACGAAATCAACGAATACTACCAGTACATTATCACGGATCCGGATCATCAGGAGATCATAGCAAAAACCGTAATTGCCAACGAGTCCATCACCCATGCCGCTGTCCATAGTCTTACGGATTTCAATCAGGATACCCGCGAAATGAAACGCCACAATACTGGTAATCCACTTCTTGATGCATACCTTGAATCCGCATTATCCAAACACCCCACCGGCCCGGTGAAGCCGGATGGTGATAAGTGGGATGCCGGATGGATTTCACCTGAAGGTGCATTTTGGGCCGACAAAGGTACCAAGGCGAATTTCATCCACATAACCCTTGCGGAGGAGATCCAAAAGTATTACGCTGACAGTTTTGAATGGATTGTCGAGGCCAAGAACGTTGACCGTGAGCTCGAAAAACATGGATGGTTGAAATTCCATGGTAACGAGGTGTCCTTCACCGGTTACAGCAGTTGGAACGCCGGTAAGCAAAGACGTATTACCAACCGTCAAATCGACAAGCTCCATGATTATGCCAAACATATGGGTTTTGAAGCCATGTATGTTACCGTCACCAATAAGAAAATTGTGGTCAAGGAGATGTACAACTATTCCGCCGAAGAATGGCAGGAGATATTTGAATGATGAATGAGATTAGATATATTTATTAAACATTATCAATATGATTTTAGCAGATTCTTTACAAATCCTTGAAAATGAAGTGGTTCAAGATGCTATTTCGCGAGCCCATGGTACCGGTATGCTCCTTGGAGCTGCCATTATGGCGGTTATGATGTTCATCGTCATACTCCTTGTCCTACACATGAATAAATGCGAACAGGAACAGGCCGAGAAAAATCATGCCATATCAAAATACATCCGCTTAAAAATGGAAATGAGCTGGATTGAAATGGTGGATATATGTAAACGATGTATTGAAGGGGATATCCGAATCGCCAACCCGGTAATCACATTGTTTAATGAATTTCCCACTTATAATGCCGAACGTCAGGCCAAGGAAATGGAGTTCTTCCCCAATATAGCAAATCAATACGGGGTACTCATTAACGATCGGACTTCGGTTGTTGGAACCATTGACGAAATCATCAACCGGGATATTGAAACCATATATAATGAAATGAGGGCCATTGAAAGAAAATACCCGGAAGAAATCACTGAACACAATAAAGCACATGACGAACAAAAGGAACAAATATTAAAGAAAATCAACACCAACGATGGAAACACTGAATCTTAAAATAACGGCCAAGATAGACGAACGAATGTTCAAAGCCGGGGATTCCATTGAACTCAATCTCATACCACGCGCCATCAATTACATGGTTGGTCCAAATGGGTGTGGTAAGTCAACCGTTCTCCATGCAATCCGCGCATATAAAGATTCAATCCATGAATCATTATCACCGGATCGTAAAATGGATTTTGGACGTGGCCACGACTTATTGCTCTATAAAGGAGTATTTGACATTGAAGGATTGGATCAATTCGAGCATGTATTCGCTTTGGATGCTGTGGAGGATAACCCGGTAAGCTTTGAAAAAGCTTCCACAGCTACTGCACTTCTCGATGGGGGAGGATATTGGTTCATGCATCACTCCCGTGGCGAAGGTAGCAAGATGTTGATTTCCCGATTCATCAGTGGCTTGCAAAAACTCACCGGAGCAACCATCGACAAGGAAACGAAGAAACCGGTAAACTTGCCGGAAAAGAAATCGTTGATCATTATCGATGAGATGGATGAAGGCCTCGATTTGCAATCCCAATCAACCTTCCATCGTTTATTGAGCAACCTGTGCTCCATCTTTAACGCCACGGTAATATGCGTATGCCATAACCCAATATGTATCCTATTCGATATGTTCAGTGAAATCAATCCGGTATTCGATATGTCGGATAGAACATACAAGGATATTGACCAATACATCAACGAACAAACCGACAAACATATCCTGATCATGGATCCGGAAAAATATAAGGAATACAACACATGGGAGACCAGCAAAAACAAAACGGATTTAAAAAAGTAACCGTTACCGAAAATAAGCAGGATAAAAAGGATGTCATCATCAGCAAGTACGTTGCCGAGGGTAAGATCCTCAAGCTTATCAACCGCATGTGTAACGGTGAGTTATTGAATACTAACCAATTTGATACCATCTTCGATTATGTGAAGAAAAAAGGTTATTTGAGCACCATACAGGAGGAATGGTACCACCCAGTATGGGAGAATGGCAATTTGGTTAGACACGAAAAGCGGATCCGTGAGGCTCCCGGATACCGGTATCTCGGTATATTCGCCAAGGTGGAGGACATGGAAAATGTTTTGGTATTCGGTGATACCCGTAGGGGAAAGATCTCATCCATTAAAAGGTATAAATCCGGTCAAATAATTTATCATTGATGAACTGTCGTAGATTCATATTCCTTGATATTGATGGGGTATTAAACCACAACGAGTGGTATGAATACCTTCATCAAACATACCCGCGTGAAGAGTTATGTAAATGGGATATGAACAAATATCATATGTCACCTTTTACCACCCAACTACTTAACCAGCTTGAAGGATGCGAGGTGGTCATATCAAGTTCATGGGGTTACGATGAAAAAACTATCCAGGGATTGAGGGATGCCGGTTTGAAACTTCCGATTATCGGCGGTACAATCCATAAAAGCCTCAATGACAGATCCCTTTGCCGGGGTAATGATATTGCCCGGTGGTTCATTGAAAATGATATCGATCAATGTCCCCCACAGGATGTATTTTTACACCTCCGTAACAGTTTTGTATGCAATGAAGGTAAACCGGAGGATAACTGGTATCATACCAAATGCCATCACAATATCATTAATGGTGAGGAGCAATTTGTTGTGGAAGAAGGGGATATGTCCTACACGTATGTGATTTTTGATGATGACAACGACATGTTGGTTCAACAATTGGAACATTTTATACATGTAGACAGCACGGTAGGTATCACCCAAGATGATATTGATACCGCGAAAAAAATACTTATGTTATGAAAATAACGGATATTAAAGGCGATGTTGGTAAGAGTATGGCGTATTGGGCGCAGGACTATGTGAATAACCTTGTATTTGGTGAAATCAACAAATTAGTCCCTTCCCTGGTATTTCACGATCATATATCGTTTAGCCGTATGGAGGACTTTAAAAAACTACTTTCCGGCAAGCGCATCGGTTACATTACTCATGGTTGTGAAGATTTTGAATTACCATGGGAGAGTTGGTACATGGGTAAACCTCAAAGTGTTTATTGTAAAGATCCTATAAAGATCAACAATCAAAGCATTGATGTGAATGATGATGAGGGGTTGTTCAAAATTGAGGTTGACCTCGTAGATAGATATGGAGATGGGCATTATTGGCAGGTGGTGTGGAGTATCAAGGCCAACCGGTCGGATCTATTGAAGAAGCTGGAAGACCTATTTGGTAAGGAGGTTGAGAAGGTTAAAACCGCCATTCATAAGGACTATAAAGGCCAAACAATGAAAGTGGGAGATATCATATGTTATTCCACAACAGTTGATAATGGGATCCGCCTTGGTACCATCGATAAATTCAACGATTGTAGCATGGTTGTGGATGGCCATGATGTACAATATGATGCCCGGGTTTTGGTTGTAAACAAGGAAATCAGGTATAACGAACAAACAAAGAAATATGAGCACAGGTAAGTTAAAAATATCACATGTACGTGGCTCCACCGCAGTTAAAGTATGTGCGAAGGTTTCACAAGTTATGAAGGATGCAATGACGGCATTCTATAAGGAGCATGTTCCCGGCCTTATTACCGGTGGTGAAGATGCTCGTCTCCTTCCGTGGATCATTATGTCCAACCAATCGGATCTCACCAGTTTTCTCCAGCCTTGGCGCGATGGCAAAGAGATAATTGGCCGGGTATATTCATCCACACCGGTGGAACAATTCCCCCAACAAAAATTCAACGATTTCATCCTTTTATTCAATGATACTGTACGCGTTGATTTTGAATGTACTGTGGAGAAATACGATTACCCATACGTTCCGCTTGCAGTTTCTTGGGTTCTCGTTAAAGCACATGCCGTCTGCCTTGATAGGCAAAAATTCCTCGACTCCCTCGATATAGAACCGGAATTAGAGATACCCAAATATGTTGATATTCTTGGCAATCCGGTATCCATCGGTGATATTGTATGCGTATCCTGTAGGGATGCGGCCCGGCTCTATATTGATAAAGTCAAAAACCTTACACCATACTCAATTGTATTGGAAAATGGCCGTTGTATTACCCACAAAACCGGCTACGATAATGAGCTCGTAGTTGTTACCGATTTCACCGTATCGATTTGAAATATAATTAGAAATAAACATAACCAATATGCTTTCTTATTACCAATTTTCACCATCACAAATAATCGTTCCAAGTACGAATGGAGCATATTTCGTCCGGGATTTTGAAGCAAAATGGCTCTGCAGAAATGAAATTCATAATCCTGAATGGTACATTCAACAGAAGATCGACAGGAATGAGGATGGGTACTTTGACTTCTCAAAGAATATGATAGATATCGGGGCATGTTATGGTACATATAGTTTTGTGCTCCGATTCCAACATTCATTTATGTTCGAACCAAACAAGGAGTTTTTTGCATATTGCCAAACCAATATGCTCCTACACGGTAAGATTTATGATGCTGACCTGTTTAACATGGCCGTATCCAATGAAACCGGTGTGATTCAATTTGATGGGTTCAAATGTGGTGACAGAGCCGCTGAATTTAATGACTGGACACATACACCGCGGGTGGAGGTTCCATGTATAAGGCTGGATGACATGGCGGATAAACTCACCAACATCGGTTTCATCAAAATAGATATTGAAGGCATGGAGCCGTATGCCATCATGGGTGCCAAGCAAGTCATCAAAAACAACAATTACCCCCCGATTTTATTTGAAAGCTGGGAAGAAGGTAGTTCGGAAGAAACTCCGGAACAATACAATACCCGCATTGTATTGCTTAAAGAAGTACTCGATGAACTTGGATATGATGTGATTTGGGGTTGGGGAGATAGTATCAATCACCTTGCAATCCACGATTAACAGGTAATATTTCTTGTTAATATTCTACAGGTCTCCTTTATATATATTCGAATCAACAAATAACAATTATGACTTGGAGCGAATATATGTTGGAGACCTGTGGTTATGTAACGAAAACCACATTCTATGATGACTTTACCATTGCCGATCATTTTGGTATCAAGGCCATCAAGGACACGTACAACCGTGCATTCAATGAATGGAAGAATAATGTCGAGTACATCACGGAGTTTGTGATGGTACTCAACCACAAGATGTGGCATCATCATCAATCCAACCCTGAAATCGCCAAAGTTTATTACGAACTATATGAAAAGGCGAATGACTGGTGTATGGACAACCTCAAAGGCGAGGATCTCGATTACTTTTATAAAACCACGGATTAATGGACAACATTTCACTATATAGTGATTCCATGACGGCCAACACCCGGCTGAATTGTGCAAAACAGCGTGCGGAGAATCTTGCTATCCTCCTTCAGCCGGGTGCCAAGGTACTGGAAATGTGTGTTGGACCAAGTCTCCGCCGGCTGGAAATCGAATACGCAAAGTATGGCATCACTTGTTTTGGAAATGATATCGATCCGCGTTGGGAGACCTATTACCCCGGTGGTAAGTGGATGATCGGCGATGCATTAAACCTTGATGTATCCGGATTCGATGCAATTATATTCGCCCCTCCGTTATCCAAGGGGTGTTCCGGTCGCCGCGAGGATTCACTTTCACTCGAGCAAGTCAACCCATCTTACCGGAGTTTCCTGTATGCATATAGAGGATTTAGGGGTGTCAAGACCATGGTACTTCCGGGCCGCACCCTTTCATTGCGACATGATAGAGATGAACTGTACAAACTCCTCAATGATATTCCTGATTATGACTTGGTTCCATTGCGTGATAAAGTTGTGAAATACGTGGATATTTATATAACTGCCGGTTAATATTCGGTGAGTTTCATTTATATATATTTGTAATGTTTCAATACATAACGGTATGACAATCACAACCAAATTCAATCCATTTCAGGTGGTATTTATCCTTCACGAAAACCAACTCGTGAGATGCACGGTTAATGAGGTCATAACCTCATCCGTGGATAGTGGGCGTAGTGAGGATCCATATATCACCACGATCACCTATAAACTCCGTCCTCAATATGGGAATGGTCTTCCATCCGAGGTTTGCAAACCGGAAAGGGAGGTTTGGAAGGATAGCGAAGATTTCCTTGAATGCATGACTAAAATTTCGCAAAACTTAAATTTCAAGTAATATGGCCAACGAATCAAAGAATACCGAAAAAACCTTGCCACCAACCCCGTGGCGTGAAACCTCCTTGTATCAACACCTTTATGAGGTCAACGAAGAAGGATACAGGGCAATGCTCGAATACGAAAAGGCCGGTGGCGTACTCGATGTGCGTGAAAAATCCGCCAAAAAGTACTACGAGATCTACCTGAAGCGCCACAAGAAAAAGGCAAACCGTTCCCTCAAGGAGAAGTACGCCGAGGACATGGTCAAGGATATCAGTGGCGATGTTGAAATTGACGATTCATGGGAGGAATAATCATGTCTTGGCAGGAAATTTTAGACATCCTTAAAGAGTGTGCCCATTTTGAACTGGAAGAAGCCAGTTACGGGCTCACAGGATTCGGGGCTATCAATATGTGTCCGGAATGCCGGGAAATGTCCGTGGAACATTATCGCATGGTGCATTATCCACATGCCGTACAAAAATTGGAATCTTTACCCTGGACAAAAATCGTCAAGGATCCACGCTCACCAAAGGCCGGCGAATATCCGACCAAAAATGGAACCTACATCACCATGATGGATTGCAACGAACATGAGGTATGTACCAATATGTTCTATGATGGCCACTTTGGTTGGATGAATAAGACCCATGTTAAGTGGTGGATGCCGTTACCGGATATATCGGAAATCAAACATTTAATTAAGCATTGATATGACTACGCAGCAAATTGACTTTTTCTTAATAACCACAGCGTTCAAGAAGGAACACCCGGTCATTTTATGGTTGGATGATGAACGTGATCCCAACGGCCGTTACTATGATTCGTATGATGATGACAACCCAAATAAGACATGGGTTGAATACATCACCGGCAGAACCAACCGTGGTAATTGGGAGGTTGTATGGGTGAAGAACTATGCAGAGTTCGTCAACCATATCGAAACCGCCGGTATCCCGGATGTGGTATGTTTCGACCATGACCTTGGTGAACAAAAGACCGGCAAGGATTGCGCTTGGTACCTTGTTGACACCCTTGTGGATTGTAACTCCATCGGCCCGGCAGTCCGTAGTCAGTCGTATAATCCCGGTGGTGCTGCCAGTATTTTGGACCTATTCAATGGATGGCATACCGAGTGGCTGAAACGCAATCCGGATAAAAACCCAATAAAATAGTCATAATATGAACAAGCATCTTTTTCTTTTCTTATGGTTCACTGTAACAGCCATCCTGTTATTCGTATGGGATAGTTACAAGATCAAACATAACAAATACGACATACCAGTTCATACGGACTGGCGGTACGGCGGTGTATGGAGATGGGTATATAATTGGGGGTGGATGACCGTTGGCATGGCAGTGACCGAATTTAACAAGTTTGTGGGTCTAACATCGGACTAATAAAAATCGCGTATAACGCGAGATCTTGCGCATCTCATATAGTTATATCGGGGCATCCGGGATCTCGCGTTAAATCGCATAAAAACGCGCAAAAAACAGATTTTTATGAGTGAAGTACATCTTACAAGGAAATCCTACACGAAATTGATTTATCAGGATATAGATTGGCTGATACAAAACACCCGATCCGGTATCGAACGTGCCCATATCATCCAAGTCCTCAAGGATTCGATAAACCTATATTATGGAGACCCGAAGGAAACTCCATCGGAGGAGGTAAATACCGGTATAGGTAATGGCCTCATAATAAGTATTGATAAAGGTCATGGCACTGGTTTATAAAGTTGGTAATATATTTGATAGTAATTGTCAAACCCTCGTTAATACCGTTAATTGTCAAGGTGTGATGGGTAAGGGACTTGCGTTGCAATTTAAGACGCAGTACCCATTAATGTTTGTGGCATATAAAAAAGCATGCCGCTGTGGAGATATCCGGCAGGGTGGAGATATATGGATATATACCTATCATAACATACCTCAACCCAATCTATTTGAGTTGGAAGATAAAGGTGTCCGGATGGGGATGCCATTAAAGATACTTTGTTTCGCCACAAAAGAACATTGGAAGAACAAATCACAATACAACTGGATAATCCGGGGATTGCAAACCTTCCGTGCGAAATATAAGGAATGGGGTATCACAAGTATTGCATTTCCAAAATTAGGATGCACTAATGGTGGGCTCGACTGGTGGAAAGTGCAATACTATATGGAAACATTTTTAAGAGACTTGGATATCCGTGTGGAAATATGGGTTCCGGAAAAATCCGACCTGCCAAAAATGGCCCACGAAATTCAGGTTGTTAAGAATACAGGAGATTTCATTATATAATATCGAACAATAATTCAAATACATATGGGTTGTTTTAATCACAAAGCCAATTTTTCGCAACTGCCCGTCCGATACGGTGATCGTGCTGTGGTTATTATAGGTATTTCGCCCATGGCACCCCTGCCCTCGAGCGAATCATTTTCACCGGGCCATTCGTTTACACCGATTTCAGTGCCCATCCGGGGCATATACAATGATTACGGTGGCCTTGAAAAGGTCGATAAGACCCCGGGAGTTGAAGCCCTGGAAAAATTCTTTGAAATGGATGTTGAATCCATTATTGACGCAGCTGAACGTATATGTTGTGGCTGTGATGAAGCGACCGAGAAGGTCAGGGAGGCCATCGCAAAGCTTATGAGCATCTACAAATCAAACCCATTCCACAGCGAGGATCAGGTACATTTATCGTACATCATGGAACACGAGTCCATATTCGATTATCTCGTGAATATGTCCAACGTATCCATTGCGGATCGTTCGCATTGGCAGATCCCACAGGAATACCTTGTCGCCCTTGGGTACTCGGAGGAAAACCGCCACAAACACGATGGGTATGATGATATTATATGGATCCACAATACCCTTCCGAAACTCCATGAACAATGTTACGTGTGGAAGGCCGAGGAGTTTGGTGATTTTGGTAAGGTTGTACATACGTTACGTGAACTGTGTGCAGTGATTGGATGTGAAGTTCCCGAGGAATTCAATGCATCATTCTATGAGGATTGTTTCAAAAAGGATATGGACGCCATTCACAGTGTTGACATCGAATCCGAAAAAGCCAAATACATGCATCTCGTGGCCGAGAATAAAATCACCGAGGAGAAACTCGATGAAATGGTCGAGATGCTGACCAGCCACGACAGTGGAAATAAGATGTACTCATTCATTCGCAAAAGTTTCAATCATGGTCTTTTCAGTTTCCGTGATGGGCTTTACTTCAATGAACTCATCCTTGGCACCATGGGAAGAGATAACGAGCATCTCAAACCTGAATATATGGATGATGTGGTCGCCATTACATGTCTCATGGACTCGATGTCAGCACTTGAGATGACTTGGGGAGTTACCAATTATTACCGTCAGGATGTGAATTATGACCAACATATTGGCTTCTTGCAAAAGTGCCTTGATGTGGCTATGGATAAGAAAAAAGAATCAACCGAAGAATAAAAATCAACTCATGAAAGCAGAAACAAGATACATTACGTACGATGGTGTGGCATTTGTCTACGCAGAGGACGCCAAATACTATGAAATCAGCCATCGATTGCAGGCTAAACGCCGTGCCGTTGCCGGTATGGTCAGCCATTACATGGGCGAACTGTACCAAACCCGTTATCGCATCAGATCGATCCAAAACATTTTAGCGGATCTCAACCAAAAACTCCGTAACCCGGAAGTTTACAAAACCACGGAACATATCAAGCTCATGGTCGAACGCATCAAGTACCGTGCAGACCTCCACAGCAATATTCATCGGGCCCAGTACCTCAAGGAGGCTCGAGCAAAGTACAACATTTATTTGTCGAGGATAGATTCCGATATCAAAAGATATGCGGAGGCCCATGACGCTCTCGTAAAGAGTAGAAAAGAATCCTCGACCACCGAAAAAACCAAAAGCTAACCATGTCGGAAAAACTTACAACAACGTCCATAGTTAATATTCGAGAAATCCTCGTTGGCGACAAGGTATGTGAGAAGGGTCATGATAAACCATTATTTGTGGTGGCTGCGTTTGCAGATCCCGGCGAATTGGTACCTTCCGACCATTCCGGTACCGTATATTGTGACTTTGAAGGTAACCCCGGAGATGTCCTTGAATTTAATATTGATGAAATCGATAAAATTCTTGAGTGATGTGGATTCATGGAGATAACAATAGGGTTCTCATCCTTGATATGGATGGAACAATCGCGGACACATACAATTATCCGGATTGGGCAGGTATCCTTCGTGGACATGTGAAAGATCCATGGACGGAATGCGGTGTTGTCGATCCCAAAGAGGTGTACCGTATGTTTGCGGATGTTAATCCAATGATTACCCCCAAAGAACTCAAGGCATTTTGTGCAGCTTGGGATGAAACCGTTGTATATTCGATGGTACCTTGGGATGCAACCGATGAGGTGGTGGAAGCCACGGTAAAAGGCAAACTATTTTGGCTCCACAAACATTACCCATTCCTCAATAATATCGTTATCACGAAATACAAACACGAGAAGAATCGTATTGATCCGGTGGATGTCAAATACATCCATTTTGAGACTGTTCCTACATGGTGGCAACCCAGCAAGTGGGATACCTTGGTGGATGATAACGAAAACCTATTGAAAAGTTTTGAGGGCCACACCCTACCACCGCCGTGGGCCGACCGATTAAAGCTTTAAGTATATGGATAAGGAGAGAATTTCAAAAGAAGAATTTAAGGAAAGGCTCGAAAACCTTATCCGGGAATACGATTGGAGTTATGAAGGTGCATGGACATTCTTTTCAACGGATGAAAGACAACATGCCAAGTATGACATTCAAATCAATATCGATCGATCATTTAGGTTAGAATAAAAAAGAAAAGGAGGCCCGGAGGTCTCCTTTTCAGGTATTCTATTCAGTACTTACGCACCGATTAGATAAGGGTAGATTCGTCAAAGTCCACCATGAAGGTGTAGTAGTTCTGCTCCGGATACCATCCAGTATCAACAATAGCGAAGCGGCTGTTGATGAGGATCTTTGGAGACATAGTACCTTCGGCGATGATCTGAACTTGGTCGGCGAGGATGTATGGCATGAATACCACACCACTACCTTGGACACGGTTGTTGTTGACAACAGCCTTACGGCCAACGCAGATACGAGTGTCGTCCCACTTCATGTAAGGATCAACGTAGATCTTGAGGCCGGCGAGCGTACCAGCGAAGTAGAGGGACTCTTCACCACCTTGTACGAGGTCATTCACCATTGGGGCAGGAACGAAACCAGCGCAGTCCTGAAGTGCGGTGAGGATTTGAGCGTTGGTGACGGCCCACTGACCACGGCCACGGCGAGTCACGGAAGCGATGAGGTTCGAAGCGGCAAGCATACGGCTCATGATACGGCGTTGGTGAGTGATAACGTTTTCGGCGTTAGTGTTGACAATGGCGGGCTTGATGGTCACATTCTTGGCTTGGATGCCGTTGATGTTGACGAACTTCTTGTAAGGAGCACCACCCGAGAAATCGGCGAGAGTGTAGTCAGTACGAGTACCCATGTAGAGGTTGAGGTCAACATGTTGGATAGCACGTTGAGTTTCGTAGTTGGTTACACCAAGTTTGAACACGCGGTCAAGGATACGGTTGTTGAGAGCTTGAGAGATCTCGTTTTGGCAGGTTTCGATAACACCACCAAGAACATCAATACCGTAGAGCGGCATGTCTTGGAGTTGCTGACGAGTTACACCACCGGTAGCTTCGTACGAACCCATACGGACAACCTTGGAGAACATACGGGCACCGATCATGTTACCAGTACCGGTCTCGTTCTCGGCACGGCTCATCGGATCATCGGAAGGATTACCGTTGCCATCACCGAAGAAGTTGGAGAAGGACTGGATGTGGTCAGTCACACCCTTCACGAGTTCAGGAACCACAGCGTAGTAAGTAGCAGCAGCGGCTGGGACATAACCCGGTTCACCTTCAGTACCTTCAGCATTGGTAGCCGGGGTCTTGGTGTTGATGGTGTAACCATTGATGGTCACAGCGGCGTTTTGAGTACCACGGAAGCACTGTGCGATGGAAATGTTTGCGAAGTCACTACCGGTTTCACCATTGGTGCAAGACTTAACCTGCATGATAATGGCGCCGTTGATACGGGAAACACCCATGAAGAGACCAGTGAACACACCGTTATCAGTGGTAACACTATATTCAGCAAAATTCTCGAGGTGTTGAGCTGCTTCATAGAGGCCATCGAGGTCTTGTGAAGTAAGAGCAATGTAGATAGGCTTGTTGTCAGCACCATTACCCTTACCGTCCATGGCGGTTTCGTTGATGAGACCAAGCTTACCACCGGCGTATGGATAATCATTCCAAGTGAGGATGACCATTGGGCCAGCGGCCGGAACAACAGGAACGAGGTCGAAACCGATAGTCACAGCGGCGATTTCAAGAGCGGTCGAAAGAGTGCTCATTGGAACATCACCGGAACCCTTTACGTATGCAGGATCGTGGAAAGCTGCACCGTTAACAGGATCGAACTCGGCACCCGGGGTACCCTGTGGGAGCATAGGGTTAGCAATACCCATGGTGTTAAGCGGAGTCTGATTGATGGCGTTATAACCAGCTGCACCAGGAGTCTCAACACCTTCGTGGATGGCGTGGATCTGTGCATACTGGGCCATCCAGTTGACTTTCTGCTTGTCAGTTACGTGAAGCTCTTCAGTAATAAGAGCGGCGTACTTCTTTTGAGATTCGTTGAGTAACATAATGTTATTTCTTTGTTTTTTTTTCCTATACGGATACGAGGTTCTATGTTGAAAACCTCATATAAATAATGTAATCACATATAAATTATTGTTAATGATATGATAATCAAACAATTAACTGCAAAAAACTGTATGTAACTGCAATAAAAAAGCCCGGTTTTCGCCGGACTTATATAATAAAAGGTGTATTTTACGACATGGATTAGTCGCTTATAGAGGCATATTATTGAAGGCTTCCAACAAATAGGTGGAAAGAGGTTCCATACACTCGGGTACATTAAGTGTTTGTTGCGCGAGTTTGATACCGGCCTCCTTGGCATCACCCTTTGGAGTACCTACCTCACCCGGGCCTACCCGTATCATTGACTTCATAATACCCACGATTCTACGGCGGGAACGTTCGTCCTTGATGCGTTTGGCCACAATATTAATAATGTCTTCGTATTCACTATCCATATCATAATCCTTGAGCAGCCACTTCACATCATCCCAATTATTCGAACGCCATACCTCTGTGCGGGATATTTCCTTGAAATCACTGGAAAGGTTTACTAAACGTAACGATAGACCCGCAGTTGACAATACAAACTCGTATTCCTGCCCGGACTGTGGATCCGGCAATTCGGTCAAATCAAAATGACGAAATATACCGGTTGGATTCTCATGTTGAAGCAATACACGCACCAAACCCTGGAAAAGAGCCTGTTTTTGGGCGTTAAGGTTAAGGAATGAACGTTGGAAAGTGGCATCATTCCTCGTTGTAACCAATATATTGTCAATCTGTACCGGGTCGGAAGTACCATGGATGGGGAAACCGCATGTTACGATGGCACCAAATAGTTGGGCCTTATCTCCTTGACGTTTACCCGCAGTGAATGGGATGGTAACGTCATCAGGTAGGTTATCGAGATAGGATTTGAAATCCTTTTTAAGTTTCTTGATATCTTTGGCATCAATGTATACCACAAGGTCTATATCACCATGATCTTTCTTGGTACCGGCATTATACGATCCCGTGATCGAACAATCCTGAAAACCCGGGAATGGTTTAAGTACTTTCTCAATATAATCATTGAGTGTTGGCTGTACATCACCGCGATTAATTCTGTGTCCTCCTATTGAACCTGACATATTCGATTATGTTTAATTAACAATCCTGCCATCCGGCATTCATATTATTCCTTGTAGCCCTCTTAATAGCGTGTGATTTGTTTATCCAATCAGCATCGTAAAGACCGGATGGCCCCTCCACCATTTCAAGGGTCTCGGCATTTTTGAATTTTTTGAAAACATCCGAGATAAACGATTCACTATCCACATATTTTGCAACTTCATATCCATTGAATCCGGATTTGCGAGTCATGTTTTTCAGTACAGTACCACTAAACTCAATCAAATTCCCGGAGGAATCTTTCATGACGAGTGCCACTTGTCCTCGAGAGGTACCGTTATCCCCGGTAAAGTACAAATGATATAAATTTGTATTATTTGAGGCTTCAGCCACAAGGGATTCATTTATAAAATCCATAAGTGATTTCATAACGCGTTATTAGTCAATTTTTTGAAGCTCCGTACTCTCCTTGCTATAGACATCACGTTGCTTTATAATGAGTTTATCTCCGGTTTTTTCGTTCCACAAACCAGTAATTATTGAGTGGGAACCTTTGCTGGTGTACTGCAATTTCCATGCTTGATACGTGACGGAGTATTCAACACACCATACCTGTGCGGCTTTTTGGGAGGTACATATTTCCATGATTTCCGTTGGGAAATGTCCGGACGGATTTGAAGGCTGCATCTCGATCACCCACATAACACGGGTTGCTTCGTTTATAGAGATATTACCCAAATATTCGGATAAATTTTTCATATTCATTTAGGCTTTATTTTCCCAACGGGGCTAACTGGCTATCTTTTGGAAGGAACTTACCGGTGAGTCCCAAACGTGCTTGGTTCTCCACCCAGTATGGTTGAAGGTCTTCCGGAATATCGCAGCGGGTGCTATCCAGTGTTTTCAAGTAGATATCATATACATGATTGAGAGTGACCTTATCAACATGGGCACGGAGATACTCCTGAAGTTTGTGGTAGTTGGATAATGTCTTTTCATCAATATTGAAATTATACAATTCGTTGAGTTTATCAATGGCTTCTTTCGGATTTGTGGCGACCCATTCAAGAGTTTCCTTGTTTTGGATACCTTTATTGTGTTTGAACATAAATCCCTTGGCTGCAAAGAGGTGGAGCATCAATTGGGTACGATGTAACCCCTTAACATTACCCGCATAAGAATCGCTGTAGTATGCGAATTTCAACCAGTCGATATTGCCAAAATTGGTATCAATCTGCACGGTCTTACCGTTGGGTTTGCCATCCTGACCTATTTGATCGAATAGGCTAAACAATACACCGTTGCCGGATGATTTCGAATCGGTAGTAATGAGTTTGGAATTTGCATTGATGTAATCACCAATACCTTTGATAATTGCCCTACGCATAACATCTTGTGGAGTGGCGGTACGGGCACGCTTGAGCATAGTATTGTAATCTGCGGAGATTTTTTGTGGATCGAGACCCCAATCCTCCGGATTTTTAAGACCGGCTTCATCGATGGCAATATCAATATCACCGGAGAAATCCTTTTTACCTACAGAACCGAGGGTAACAGGATTATCCCAATACTGGGCGACTTTTGGGAATAAACGTTTGATTTCAGCCAACCATGCATCAAGTGTTGGTTTGATATCCTCCTTTGCGATAGGATCAGAACCTTCTCCAAACACATGGCCACCTTCATTGAGGTTGGTAACTTCACAACAGGTCTTAACGTTAAGTATACGACCTTCGGTGAGGTTCATGTTGATCGTAGGAGTGACACGGCCCACCAAATAGGTACGATCATTATCACGTTCGAGACCATGAACCCATATGCTTTCACCAACCATCATATTGTTCAACGCTTCATTGAGGGAAGTGGTTTCAAAAGCAACCTCAAAGAATCCCTCTGTAAGCTCTTCGGGGATCAAACGTTCATTAAGGCCGAAAACAGTGTTATGGGTATCGTAATGTTCAACAAAATTGCTGACAAATTCTTTAAGCTCGGCCATCTTATTGTTGGATTCCATGATTTGTTGAATCGTGGATTTTTGCTGGGTATAACCAATACCCTGACCGGCACGATTACGGTTCATTAGGTGGAAAGCGAGATAGTTATTCATATATATTATGTTCTCTTTTTCTTGTTATAATTACTTGAATTCTTTGAACGCAACTCATTTATGATGATATTTTCAATGCGGCTACCACAGGTTGTTACAGCACCATAATCAACCATGTCCTCATTTGCATACATGAACATCATGGTACCTGCACATATTCCATCAATGGTTATGTTGTAAAATACAATATATTGCGTATGCTCGTTTGGGTGAATCCTGCCCAACATACCCGGGTCAATCGCAAACGCGTCCTCCAGCGATATAGAGGTCATCTTGTGGTTCATTACGGCATCCGTAAGCAACATATCCCATTTCCATATTGTTTCGTCCTTGAAATCTTCGACCGGTAATACTGGAACGGTGTCGCTACGAACACTGATGGATACATCGAATTTGCAGTATTGATATCCGGTTGAAATGTTTTCGCTACCGTTATGGTAATCCAAAAACAGAATGTAATCTGCATTTGTACGTGGTCGTTCCGCTCTCATCATTGATTTTACCGAGGAGTACAAATCGCGGGACTCCATCCAAAGATTTTGGTGAATTTCAAATTGTTCGACTTTATCGTCTTGGATTTCCTGTCCTACACCACGGATTATTCTATCCGCATAACCGGTTAAAAAGGAAATCATTATAATAACAAGGGCGACAGATACAAAAGTGCGGTAAACCCCCTCTTTACTCACTTTCTTGGACATCCAATCCACAAGATTTTTAAAAAACTCAACTAATTGATGCATGTTTTTCGTTTTTTTCCTTCATTGTTTTTGTTGATAAAATAATAAGTGAATTTTTTGGTAACCAAAAACCACCAAAAAACCATATATGTATAATACGAAAATAAGTTTCATAAATTCATATATTGTTAATAGGAGTAATCCAAGGCTCAAAAGAAACATGATATCATATGTCAAAACTCATAACGGTCGAAAAGGTACTCGGTGTAGATCAATCCATTAACTGCACCGGAGTATGTCTCCACACAATAGAAACAGACCATTCCGGAAAAAAACCTCAAGAGTTCCATTCGTATCAATATTGGTTGATCCCGGCAAATACCAAATGCACAAAGAAAATGGCGGCTTTCAGTAATCCATGGATCACCATCGATCCGTATAAGAAAATGGAAGGTGAGGATTATTCCGGTAAAGAAGCGGCGAAGACCATGAATATTTATGCGATTTGTGACATTATCGAATCCATAATTCAAACGGAAAAACCGGATACATTGGTCATGGAAGGTATCTCATACGGTAGCCGTGGTAGTGCATCATTGGTGGATCTTGCTGGTCTCAATTATTGCATCCGTATGATGGCCATCCGCCGGGGTCTCGGTATGGTTATTGTATCACCAACCAGCCTTAAAACCCGGGCTACCGGTAACGGAGGAGCTGAAAAGGAGGAAATGGTATGGGCATGGAAGCAATGCGACAAAAATATAGCGAATGTAAAGGAAATCAAAATTGATGACCTTGCTGATGCATTCTTTTTAAGTAATTGTCAATAAATAAATTATATTCATATGGGAGACGAAAACACAAAAGGGATAACCACAGTTAATGGTGGCTCCCCAAAATTAGGCCCGGGTTCAAATATACATGGTGAACAATGTTGGCCCGGCCCACAAGGTCAACCAGGGAAAGTTGATCCCGATTTTGATTATACAAAATTATCGAAGTTCCGTTGTGTACTCGTTGGCAATAAGCAATATGATCAACTTGTTGATGGAAACTTATATCTTGTATATCGTAAACATGAGCAAACCGGCGAACCAACATATTCATTATGTACGTATGAAAATGGATGTTGGATCCCTTACGGTATCATCGAATCAGTCAAGAGACTACCGTGGTTTACCGGTGTACCTGTCGATGATACGGATTACTGGATTGGTGTGAATGAATTGTTCCAAAACATCGATAATCCCGAGGAACCGGAAGAACCTGAAAAACAAAATCCCGAAGAGGAATCCGAGAAAAAGGAAACCGTCCAAGAATACGTCCAGCGCCGTCTCGATGAAATTGATAAAGAGGAAACGGAGCGAGCCCGTCAGGCCAAAGAAGATGAAATGAAACGAGAAATGGCCGGCGAATTTATACCGAGGGGTATGCCTATAACTCCAAGTCCGGAAAGCCAAGGTATTAGAGCCCTTGATAGAAAGTTTGAGGTATTGATGGAGTTCATCCAAAAAATGTACGATGAGATAATCGATGATCCGGTAATCGAAAAGAATTGGGAACACATCAAGACGCTTACGAATGATATGCTTGATCGCATCAGTGAACTTGAAGAAAAAGCGAAAAATCAGCCATTCATTCCGTTCCCATGTATTCCGGTTGAACCTATATCGCCGATAACACCCGGCTATCCAAACCCTAATCCATCTGTACCCGGATATCCGTTTGGCCCGATCATCACCTATAGTGTTCCCGGCCAAGGCCCAATGTGTTCATTTACATCCACGCCATCGGTTGGATTTGGTGTACCCGGTAAGAAATGACCTGTTACATACATTTTTTGTGGGTAACCGGTAATTTATGACCTGTTATATATAAAAAAGGCATAACTATTATTAATTAGGAAAACGCACAAATAAACTTTTTTAGTTATGAGTCTTCAAACATTTTTAGTGTACTTTGGTACATTTGCTGCATTCGTAGCCGGTGTAACTACTTTTACGGAGTTCTTCAAGAACCTTTTTAAGGTCACCAAGAAGGGTTGGATGATCGCTATTGCATGGATCCTCGCTATCGCCGGTTCCGTGGCTGGTTTCTACTTCCAACTTGGTTTCTTCGCTGAATATGGTACTCCTGACATGTGGCAAGGATGGTTAATGACTGGTCTTACCGGTATTGGTGCAGGTATTGCTGCTAACGGTCTCTACGACCAAGACGCCATCGAATCAATTGTGAAGTGGATTTGGTCGTTCATGAAACCAAAGCAATCACAGATCATCAACGAGTAACCAGCGGCAACACATCAAAAAAAGAAAAGACCATCGGGAAACCGGTGGTTTTTTATTTTGTTGTATTTTGTTGTATTTTATAGAAAAAGTACATCGCGAGCGAATATGAAATCACTACATGAATATCTTGATGAATCGGTCACAGAATCCAAAGCAACATTTACCGCAAAAGAAATGGATAAAATCTGCAAAGATCAATCCAACATCAAAAAGATTGCCAATGAAATTGGCGTACCCGAGGATTTTGTAAAGGATGTTTTGGGATACATTTCTGCAATTTGTCATGATACGGAAAAATATGCAGGTATCACCAACCAATCGAAAGAAGAATTTATCGATTATCTCAAGGATGAGGATGAATTTGTTGAGAATTGCATGGGAGAATATGATATCTATAACACATGGGGGAAGAAAATTGACCTTGAGGATAAACTTGCAAAACTTGGAAACTATTTTGCTGATACTTTCCTCCAGTAAACATTGTTAGATAAGTAATTCGGATAAAATGGGTGGGATCGTGTTAAGATTCCGCCCATTTTCTTTATCTATAAATGTAAAACTTAAACATCTAAATCATGACAAGAAACGAAGCCCTGGATAAAATCCGCAAAGTGTACGAACTGGCCAACCGTGGTGTTGGTGGCGAAAAGGATGCTGCTAAAGCTCGCTTGGATGAGCTCATGAAGAAATATGGTATCACGTTAGAGGAACTCGATAGCGAGGCTGAAACTGTCCATTATTACCACCTCCACGGAAATAGCAATCACGAGATTTTTGCGCAGGTATCTGCCACTCGTGGATGTACGCATTTCGTATTTGTTGGACCACATGATAACACCAAGGCATCAAAACAACTCAAGGGCATGCTGCACGATAAACCACATGGTGCAAATGTAGCGTTCGTGTGTTCGCCAATTAAGTTTGTGGAGATCACAACCGCCTACGAGGTTTATCAGCGTTCTTTCGATGAACATTTTGAATCCTTCTTCTATGCATTTCTTGCGGAAAATGATCTATTCTACGGCACCGCCGATAAAAATAGGGAGATTACCGAGAAGGAACGCCGCATGCTCAATCGTGCACAAATGATGATGCTTGGAATCGAAAGAGCAGAGGTTCACAAACAACTGCAGGAGAAAAACGAATAAAAAAGGCCCTCGAGAGGGCCTTTTGTTTTTATAGTTATTGACGTTTACTTGTTGTCCTGCATATTCTGCCGGTTTTTTAGATTCCAAGTTAAATCCCAAGCGTTGAATGTGCAGAACACGATAACACTGCCTCCCGGATCCAATTCGGAAGCCTTGTATTCGGTCTGCAACTCCTTGATTGATTTTGTTGTTGAGAAACCAAAGATCGATTTCATGGTCTTATCAACCCAATTCAATACCTTTTCATCATCGGTGAGTACATGGACATGATATACGGTTGGTCTCGTCCGGAAGCATGCTAACTTAACCACATTTTCGAGATGGGCGGCTTTGACACATTTTGTGAATTTAGCCGTTTTTGCGGACGATTCAGCCGATTCGATAATATATTCAAATAGTGTCTTCATTACTTTAACGATTCAGTTACCACAAGGTTGGCTTGGGCTTCCGCCTCGTCTTTTTGTTTATAAAGGGCGGCAAGTTCTGCTTCTTTACCTTCGATAGCCTTCAATAGGCCCGGAAGACGAGTGTTACCAAGATTATTGACGTATTGTTGGATGGCCTCTTTTGATGTACCAATGTAGAAATCTTCGCCATATTCACGAAGGCTTATTACTTGACAACGATCATCACTATAATCGATCGTTGAAAAATGGTGTTGACCGTAACTTTCAAGACCGTATTTATTTGAGGAAAGTTTGATTTCTGCAACGAAACTTTTGTTACCTCCTCCATACATTTTTGTGCGGATGATTTCAGTAACACTGGCCGGAACAGCAACCGAATCACCAAACTTTAGGATATATACGGTAGAACCTTTGCGTGGAAGGTGTGCATTCTTTGCGGCGGCTTCCGTAATAAGATTTTCCGAAATGTGTTCTTGTAATGTTTTCATAATTATTTGATGTAAATTTTTTCACAAAATATTTATTTAATATCCTTTACTGGTTCCTTACTTGTCATACCATTGCTACGCATGATATGTTTACCGGAAACATTTTCGATATCAAGACCATGTTGGGCATCCACCATCTTTGGAAGGTTATCGTATGTGAGGGTAAGTTTTTTGTTTTTGTCAATGTAGGACATTTGTCCACCTTTTCCATCACTAAACATTTGATAACCACCAAATTCAAGTTTTTCAAGATTTACGTTTTTACGGATTGAACAAAACATATTATCGCCGGATCCACCGATGATCTCCACGAGTTTATTACATTGGATGACATCTATACGGATTGTCTTACATTGACATCCGGTAAAATCGATGACTTCAACTTTGGTATCCTTATCAATATACACTTCCGCATAATCGGCTTGGCCTGTTACAACGATTTTCTTTGCATTACCCGAGTATATATTTTTACCGTTTTTAATCTCAAACGTGGTTTCCTGTTCAACCGCCTCGTTTAATTGCTCCGTGATATATTCCACTAATGTTTTCATCGTATTTGAATCCGATATTTTTTATTGGAGTTTATCAAGCATATCAGCAAATAATGCGAGCTTTTCCTTATCGCACATGATTACACTTATTGCCAAGTCACCGGAGCGATCATTATTGAATTTGCCGGTAACATCCTTGTCATCAATTTTGATGTATGCAAATGGATTGGCAAAGAAACTGTTGAATATGAATTCAATCACGTGGTTATTGAGTTCATATAAAATGGAGTATCTCTTTGCATCTATACGGGAGTAACCCATCTTTATATCTTCCGTTCTAACCTCCCGGAACTTAATAGGGAGTTTCCACATCAAATCAATCATGAGGTAATCACTCAAACCCTTGAAATATTCCAGGGTGTTATATCCATACCTCTGTTTGATTTCTTGGTTAAACTGCTTCCAGTTGGTTACCTTCTGTTTACGGCCTTCAGTGATGATATAATCTATGAGTGATTTCATATATTAAGGTCTTTTTTATTTAATTTAACCACCTTGTTACAAGATATTTGTTCAAGGTATTGGGATGAATCTTCTTCAGTCTCACCCAAATTAGGATTGGCCGACCATAACTGGCAGAATTTTCCACGTTTCTTGGTATATACACCAATACGAAGGCCATTTTCGGAGAAAACCAACACCGGATCACCTTGCTGAAGTGGCTGTCCCAAACAATCCGCTCCACCATCAGTGGTATTGTATTGATGGTCTTTCAAAGACTTTGCAATTTCGAATGGTGTAAGGTCTTCGTTTATGTTGAATGTACCTTCATTAAGATATTCCTGTAAGGGTTTCATATTAGATGATCTTTAATTTATCAATTTCCTGTGTAAGGATATGGGTTTGATATGGCGATACAAGGTATCCAAGCCAAGCCATCATCTCACGGTTGAGAAGTACGTTGGATGATTTACCGTCACGGTTTTCCACAAGGGCCATCGGTACATCGTTGAGTTTACGAAGTCCGAGCTTGATGGATTTAATATGGATGATCGGACGGTTATTCTTTTGGGTTCCGGTTACAGCCTTGCTGTATCCATAAATCTTTTCCGTATACTTCTTACCATTGAAGGTAAATGTTACGTTTTCGCCATTTGTTTCCATATTACCAACCTCCATGTGGGAAGCTATAGCACCGTTTCCGGTATCGAGTTTGGCAAGGAGTGAAAGTGGCTTACCGTCACCGATTGTGATATCCACAGTTTCCATATATCCGGCGGTTTTATCCTGTAGATAGAACTCTTTAGGTTCATCCAATTCATTCAATAGGATGTTAATGAAGTTATGCTTGATGACCTCCGAGATACCATCGGTACCCGGGCTGGCATTCAATTCAAGAACCACATTATCTCCGATTTCCGGATTGGAACCCTTTACAAGCGGCATAATATCCACGGCACACCATGGAAGGTGGGAGATCTTTGCGGCCTTGAGGGCGATCTGCTCCTGTTCCGGGGTGAGTTTCACCGGCTCGGCTTCCGCACCCAGGGATACGTTGGAACGGAAATCACCACCAATCTTAACACGTTTCATGGCAGCAAGTATAAGCTGACGGTCGCGAAGGGTAAGCACATGGACACGGATATCACCTCCATCGGCCTCCTCCTTCTTTTGTATAATGAGCTGACGTTCTTCATCAATGGCGAATATTGCCTGAAGGATGGCTATGAGTTTCTTTCCGTCACAGGTGAATACACCGGTACCACCATGGCCATCAAGAATCTTAACCACCAAGTCAAATTCCTCATTTTTATCAGAATCCTTGTCCCATTTTGGATATACCTGTTTCATGTTCTCCATGAATAGTTTTTCATCATAGAGAATATCCTTGGTCATCAGGCAGAAATTCGGTTGAGGAATCTCGGCTTTTTGAAGGAGAACCGCGGTATCGTATTTGTTGGATGCAAGTTCCGAATAACGAACCGGATTCAACACAAGGAAACCACGATCCTGAAGCATACCAACCACATGTTCGCAGTTGTCCTCACCTTGAACTCCGAGACGGGAGAATACCAAGGTATTGGTGTTGTTGAGGTCTTCGAAATCCAACGTGTTATCACCATCGGTAATCGAGAGGATGTTATCATCATCCGTATCGAATGTCATATTTTCCGCGATAAATACGTGAACTTTTGGAGTAACTGCGGAGGTTTTCTTCAATGCTGCAACTGCATCGTAAAGGTTTTTGAGGGTCTTGTTGTTTTTCGGGTCATCATCGTTTGTGAAAATAATGATGTGCTCAAAAATATTGGTCAATTCCTTATCAAGATCCGCATATTTTACTTCAAGTTCATCATTTGGATTGTTTGGATTGCCTTTTTCGTCATCCTTGTTGGCGGGTTTATCTTTGCCTTCGGTTTCCTCCTCTTCCGGTTTCTTCTTTGACTCATCAAGTTTCGCGCGGGAAGCTTCATTTACGGATTCAACCAAACGGCGAGCTTCATCCTCATCCTTAATTTGATCGTAACGTATTTCGTTAATGTCCATATATAAATTATGTCTTTTATTCCGTAGTTAAATAATAAAAAAATTCATCACAAATCAAAAAGCAACTTAAAATTGATATCCGGTCGTCTATATTATTGTGTTAAGATAAACTTGCAAGTATCTTCACAAATAACTTTTCAAAAAAACTCTTTTCAAGTATGGCAAAGCAACAAGCTGAAAAACAGAACCAGGAATTTGTCGATGAACTTATGGGATTTGATCCTTCACAAGTCGCCGCATTCAACGAACCCGAACAAAAGTCGAATCAAAACCAAAACCTTTACAAGACCAATCCGTTGAAGGTTGATTCGAAGATTTCCCCCGATGGTCACTACCACGCAAAGATCCGTATCCTTTACAACCCGCATGACATGAAGATGTCCATCGTGAACAACGCCCATTACTCAATGAGTGACGCTCAAGGTTTCTTCATGGTCGACAGCCGCCTCGCCTTCGGTGACCGCAACTGCTTCATGTTCAAGGCATGGAAGAAACTCCACTTTGACGAGAGCCCTGACAAGATCACTGTCGATGGCAAGCAGTACACGAAGAAGGAGTGGGGCGACCACATGTTCGACAAGGGTGAGGAACGTTTCTGCCTCGTTCAAGTCATTGAGGATGCTAACCAGCCTGACAAAGTTGGTAAGTTCCTTGGCTGGCGTCTACCAAAGGCCATCTACGATGTCCTTGAGGCAAAGATGCACCCAACCGACAAGTCCAAGGCTCCGCAGGATATGATGAACTACCTCTTCGGCCCGGTGCTCGAACTCGATGTCACTCCCGGCCCGGAAGATCCTGCCGCCCCTGAACGCAGACAGCGTGAAATCAAGTACACACTCTGTGCTTTCGAATCCGATCCTACGCCTATCCTTTCCGTGACCGGCGAAGAGCTCTTCAATGACGACGAACGTGATATGATCACGGACTATGCAGCCGCCAAGAAGATCATCATGGACGCCAAGGCCACAGCCAAGAAGAAGGATGAAGCCACTGCCAAGTGCAAGGAGCTTGTGGAACCTCTTAAAAAGCTCATGCAGAGAGCAATGGATTACGTCAAGGAAAACGCTATCAACATCGTAGACGAGTTCGGTTACCACGAACCAAACGATGTCCTCCGCGCACGTGCCGAGAAGTGGGTTGACATTGTCGTCAACAAGCTTCAAAACCCTCAAACCTACACCGATGAGACATCGGAATCGGAGAAGAAGTCCGAGAAGAAGGGCAATGGCGGCGAAACTGCGCACGAAGCTCCAATGCCATCGGAGAACCCGGCAGACGACCTTCCGTTCTAAACGCAGCTTTCCAGTAGCCGGCAACTAAACCGGCAAACAAAACCACCCGGAGTTGTTAAGATTCCGAGTGGTTTCTTTATATATGGGTGTAAATAGGAAAGGAGTACACTATGAACACAATTCTTGCATTTTTGATTTACTTCGCTATCATGATCATTCTCGTCCCCGGAATCATTTATGGCGTGTATAGGATGTTCTTTTGGGAATCCGATGAGGAATACCAAATTCATAAACTTGAACGAGAACAACGAATGTATAATCCGAATATTGTCGAATTTTAAATAACAAAGGAAAGGGGTTCAAAATGAAAACCACAATGAGAACAAGGGTATCCATTGGGATGCTGATAATTGGCGCCGCCATTTTTATCGGAGGTATTCAACTGGGAAACGTTGGGGATGGAATCCCTCGTATTCCGGCAGAGCAAGTGGCTCCGGCACATGATGAATGGAGAACCGGCCCATTTGGCCCTCATATTGTAACCGTTGGTGGTGATGATACCCCGGGCGAAGCCAAATTGTGTTATATCGGATCCCTGATATTGGTGACCTTTGGTGGTATTTTTGCCGCAGCCGGTGTGGTTGATATCATTAAAACCATTCGGGATTGTTAAGATTCCCGATGGTTTGTTTATATATAGACGTAAACAGGAAAGGAATATATATGAACGCACTTGGAAATAACCTCTTTAACGAACTCAAAAACGCCGGTTGGAATGTTGATGGAACGTTCGCATTCATTGAGAAGGCTGATTACACTATGACGGCCGTTTGGAGAGAATATATGGACGGTACCTCCGCGGATATCCACGTGTCCAAATCATCCAATCATGCCGGACAGAGTGAAAAACACATATCCACCGAAGGAAAAACTGTGAAGGGCCTGATGAAGGAAATTGAAAAATTATAAATAAGTACAACAATATGATCTCTTTAGAAACATTTATCGAAAAATACAACGAACGTATCGGTTGGAACAAGGAACTTCGGAGCACCATGAACATTGATGTTCTTGAGGGTAATCCGGCAACCAAGCGTATACTCGGCGACTATTTGAGTGACTTCGAAATCCGGCCGGAGGATTATGAGCCGGAAACCGCCAAGATCTATAAGTATGAGGAAAGCAATACTTACGAACTTCAAATCTATAGCTTCGAGTCATACCACACGGTCTACTTTTGGTGCGATCCGGATATCACAAAGGATGAATATATCAAGGAAAGGGTGTCCATTATATCCCGGGAGGCCAAAACACAACTTGAGGAAACTCAAGATAAAATAAAGGAACTTGAAGGCATTGCCACAAGCATGAATATACTATTACAGGACATTAACAGGAAATAATATGTTGTTTAATCGTTTCGATATTAGCGAGCAGGCACTTCCAAAAAGCAAACGTTCGGAACGCGTCACCATTGAGATGAGCCGTTACGACCTCGAGATCATTATGAGATCTCTTGAAGAGTCATACTTTAGTGAATTAAGCAAAACACCTTGGATCAACCTGACTCCGGACACATATCCCCCGCAGTACGGTTACAAGGGTAACAACATCACCAACCGTCTAAAAAGCACACTTGCATACATTAAAAGACAACTCTTAAAGGATTAAATATCATGGTAACACTTAACGAAATCAAAGGATTATCGAATATCCATAACATCCCAAAGGAAATCCATTGCAACGAAAACGTTGTCCTCGATCCGTTCCTTTCGGATAACTTATCGGATACACCAAAAACATGCACGTATGATTTTGATGTATTTCTTGAGAAATATGGCGTCAATCTTCAACGCCCATATGTGTGGAATCTGATCCAGCAGCAGGAGTTTATCCTTTCAATCCTTTTGGATAAGCCAATTCCCCCGGTGGTGGTGGTTGATATCGATTCACCGTATAATGAAGGCAAACTTCGCCGTACTTTGGTTATTGACGGCAAACAACGCCTGATGACCATCAAGCGTTTCCTGAACAATGAGTTTGCCGTAATAATCAATGACCACCCGGCATACTTCAAGGATTTTGATGTTGATGCCCATTGGTTCTTCATTCGTCAAATCCAGTACCTCACGGCAACCACGTACTACGCCTCGGATGATAGCCGAGATAAGTGGTACCTCTCGGACGACATGAAAATCATCCTGTTTAACTTCTATAACTTTGCCGGTACCCCACAGGAGGAGACCCATAAGGAAATGTTACAAGATTTTCTCAACAAAAACGAAATTTAACATGGATTACAGTAAGATAAAGGAAAGAATCAGCGAACTCAATAAAGAAATCTTCGAGTTACGTTCGGAGGCCCTTATTGACTACGTGAAGACTCATGGTGAAAAGATGAACCACTTTGTGGATACCCTCATCCTGAAGGTTACCGATTTTGAGATCAATATAAGTGCCGATCCATCATGGGATGTTGTAATTGATGAACTCTATGTGAATAAGGCCGGAAAACTATGCTTCCGCGTATACAACGAGTCGGATAATAGCATCCACATCGATCGTGAGTTCAAACCAAGTGACTCATCAATCATGGAGATATTTTTCAGTTATTTATGTAAATAAGTATGCCCTATGACATTCAATGAAGCAATAGAACACCTTATGAATGGGCAAAAAGTCCGTTCCGTATTATGGCACCCATGCTATTACATCGAAATCGATAACGACAAGGAATCCTGTTATAAAATTATCAGGGAGGTGTACAACGATATTGACAGGAAATACCGTGAAATAACCAAGGAAACCCTCGATTATAAGGCATATTTCAGCCTGAAGGATATCTCCAGTGAATGGGAAATCTATTCGGACAATCTCATGCCTTTGAGAAATAAAAACTAACACTATGGCCAAATTTTCAGTAGAATATACAATCCACTTGGGTGATAAGGTATCCTTCATAGTTCACCGCGATGGATACGAGTACGTACAATTCGGTATTGTTCAGGATATATCACAGATACCGGATATATTCGTTGAAGGAATTGATAATGAGACTCGCCGATATACTCGTTGGAAAAGGGATATCATGAATCTCGATATGATCGACTCCAAGTATGACGATGCCGGAAAGACCTATAAAACCGAATTTGAGAAAGATGAGGAGGTTGAGTTTGTCCATAAAGGTGACTTGGGTACTCCGGAGTTCGATGAAATCGAATACGTCAAACATCCGATAAACCCGAGTAATCTCATGGGATAAAATACTGTATTTAACCGCGAAAATCTTCGCCCTAATAAAGGATCTCGCCGACCCCTTCATAACTATAAGGAGCCGGCGAGATCTCGCTTTATATCGCAAATATGCGTGTTTTATAATGTAATTGTACGTGTGTTTTCAAAGGATTTTAGAATCCACGGGGAAGACACTTATGTAGGTTTTTTGGATCGGCCTTGATTTTTGCAAGGCGTTTTTCCATATCCTTACGGGAGCCAAACCCACTATATTCGTTAGTCACGTGAACTTTGAAACCTTTTGTATCTTTACCGGCACCATCTTTAATCACATCAATGATGAAATCCTTAACATTGTCATCCAAAAACCGATCGGATTTAACATGCTCGATCTCTAACTTAACTGCATCGCCGTAACTTGCACCATCGACAAGTTGATGAGCAATAACATTAAGGACAGAGTGTGCAAGCGACCTGTAGTCACTGTCTTCCGGGTTATCCTTGTATTTAGATTTGAGGTCGTTTATAACGGCATCAAACATACGGGGGCCGGATGATGTACCAAGTTCAAGCATACTATATCCGAGTAGACGATCCGAGGTAAAACTACGTCTTATGATGAGTTTATCCTCCTCCGACCAATCGGATATATCCGTATACTTTTCGTTAACGAGATATTCGTATAGTGATTTCATGGTTAATTAAGACTTGTTTTGTTATCGCGGCGATTTCCGGATTCGTCACTTGAATATCCGAACCATTTTCTACCATCGGATTCGATTTCTATGACGATTCTCTTTTCGTTCTTATTTTTCATATCTGTTATGAAGTCCAAAAGTTTGTCATAATCAATCTCTTTCATGTTCAAAACAAGAGATTTCTTTACTCCCAAGGCTTCATTGATGCTTTCCGTAAGTGAAACCATATTTGTATAATGTTTATTTATTCTTCTTTTGAAAAACGATTCTTGATCGGATCATAATAACCCCAATTCATATCGCGGGTTTGGGCGGACATTTGCTTGGCAAGATCCATATATAACGGATCGCCCTGTGGAATACCAACCGGAACTTCCACGGTAATCGGCCGGGTGGATACCCATGAGATCTCATTATCCGACTTGTATACCGGAGTCTCGATATTGATGGAGAGTTTGGCCACACCATCCGGCTTGTCCTTATCAAAGTACTTTTCCGGTTCGTTGACATGCACCTTGAATGTGAAACGGGCAAGCAATCCGGCATACCATTTATCGGATACCACCACCACTGCCTTATAGTTACGCGAATCTTGTTGATAATCAATGTCTTTAACCTTTGCAAGTGTAAAGGAACCATCCTTGGCGGAAATATAGTTTCCGAAGTACATTTCAACAAAATCCGATATACGGCGGCGGCGATCCACCTTGGTCATATTGGTACCAACCAACGCATTGATAAGCGGACGGATATAATGGTTTCCGGTTAGCTCACCATTGTAATACTCCGGTGTGGATACCTTTTGGCGCCATGTGGAAAGTGGCCCGGTGGATATCGGTTTAAGGGATTCGTTTATATATTCCAATAGTGGTCTCATATGCGGATCATTTAATTATCACGGAGATGCGAGATTATGGCGCGAATCACCGTGGCAATAACTTCGATCTTCGATTGTTTACCGCTGTGGGCAAGACTATATGCGGCAACGATATCCTTTGGTGTGAGGTTGATATCCTTTAACCAACCGGTGACATAATCGAAGTAATCGTCAACACGATCCTTATATTCACCGTTCCAAAAAAGTTGTTCGATTTCCTCAAAGGTAGGAATCGTATTGTGGCCGGGTAGATACCTTTCGATATCCTGAATGCGTTCACGGTCGTCAATCAAAAGACCTTTATATAATTCGGCACTCTTTTTGGAAGTAAGCCAGCCTTTTGGCCCGGCAACTTCATTGATGTATTCTTCAAGTGATTTCATATTAATAGATTAAATCGTTAATTTCTTCAAGTATTTTATCGATACAATTGATGCATCTTTCTTGAAATTTTGGATCATCGGATTTATGTTGTTCCATTCCGGATTTTACACCTTTTATAAATTCCGAAAGAATGTTTCCACAGAAGTCTGCACCCCACTCCCCGATCCAAGCCTTTCCGTAGTTAGCAATATCCTTGAATTTTGTCTTTGATTCCTCAATAATGCATTCTTGTAGTGATTTCATATTGTATATGGTTTTATTTAACGGATAATCTCCCATTCCTCCTCGGAAAGGTTGTATCTGTATTCGTCATCATCGGCAAATGCCACGAAATCTTTCTTGAACGTGATGTTGGTTGGTGGAGTATCGGAATCATCAAGGATGTCAAGAGCCTTGTATGCTTGTTTGAGGGTGATCTTCCAAGCTTTCACCATGGCATCGGCGTCTTTCGGGCCGTATGTGCCATTGCCGGATTTCCACATTGATTCATTTATGTATTCCTGTAATGTTTTCATATTGCGTGTAATTTTATTTATCGAATATCCATTCTTTCGTGTTCGGATCAAACCAAATGCTTTTATAGAAGCCGAAGTCATGTCCGTTACTGCCACTCTTATGGGCGTAGTTCCAAGTGAATTTAGGGTCGAACCAAATCTTACCGTCCTTGGTGAATTTACCACCCCAAGTCTCAAAACGGACATCATCAAACATTACACCCCAAAGACCATCCTTGAGCTGTGGAAGGAGATTGTCGGATTCAATGGCAATCTTTTGAGGCATTACAATTACATTAAGCTTGAGGTTACGGATACCGATAACACTGCCAATTGCATCCTCAAGTTCCTTGATGCATTCTCTTGCGATCTTACCGGCTTCTTTGTAATCATCCGGCTTATGATCACCTTCGTTGATATTTATATATTCCATTAATGGTTTCATAGTGTTAAAATATTTTTAATACCACGTGTTTTTCGATTTCGGTTTACATGAATTCATCAATGATATTCCAAATGTATGGTCTATCAATGGATACAATACCGAAGAAACCGCTTGATTTAACCCCAAAATACATGGATGGATTTTCAATGAATGATAATTGTTGTTTCTTTAGCTTCAATGCATCCGCCACCTTGAAACGGAATACCTTTACGGTATATACATGATCATTATTACCCATCTTAACCTGTCCACGTTGTGGGAATCCATCCGATGTGAACTCATACTCATCAATCTGTTTACCACCCAAGGCTTTAATAAATGAATCCACCGGGGTTTTTGAAGTTGCACCCTTAAATTTCATAAACGAATATGTGTTGTGGACATTAAATGGAATTATCATGGATGAATAACGTCCAATTTCGTTGTCGAAATCCGTGGATTTATCATTATTGATGAACTGGAAGATGATACCAACTCCCTTGCTATCGCATTTTGCATTTTCAATACGATTCATGAACTCCTCATAATGAGAATCACTTGCTTCAGATATGTAATCAAATAGGGATTTCATAACGTTTTTATTTTTTATAGTTTAATAATAAAAAAATTTCCTGCACACCAAAAACCAGGGGTGAATTTAGTATTTTATTCCGAGGGGTCGCCTTGCTGACCAAAAAAACGACAAGGGTTGTTTTTATATGAACGAACTTGAGAAATCACTACAACAATATAGAATACTGCATACTCCAACCCAGTTATCAGTATATCAATTTTGGGCCAACCAAACGTTTTCGCACGATAACCTGTTTGATTGTTCCGCGGAAGAGCGGGAACAGTTCCGCAGCCGTTTGGAAGAATCCACACTGACATTCTGTCCTAATATTAAAGCAAAGGACGGTAAAATTGGTACGTTACATACGCTTGTAACCATGTTGACGGATCCAAAACGTAAAGATGTGCCAAAAATTGAACGTAACGTCCTTTATACATCCACGGATGGTTCCCGTCCTATTGGTTCGAAGGCATTTGACCAATGGGGTGGTCTACAGATCATTGATATGGATATTAAGGACAGGGTACTTGCGGAACAACTCAAATCCGGTATATTCCACCGGCTCGTCAAATACAACTGGTTCCTTGGAGTGGCATTTTCGTCATCCGGAAAGGGTCTTCATGTATATACCAAAATCCGCGTGCCGGAAGATATTGAATCACAAACGAGAAAACTATTATATCTCGCTAATTTCCGCCATAAATATTCATTTGTATACCTTGCGTGTACAAAAATAATTCCCGAATTGAGTAATCCGGATGGTACGGAAGTTACCAAAGACCAGTTGATGAAGTGGATGGACTTTGCCATGTTCAAACCACAACAGGGTGCATTCATCGGATATGACCCGGAGCCGCTTATCAATACCCATTTCTTTGAAGACTTTATTTATGTGAACTTCGATAACGTGGAGGATATGGGACACCCGGACGTGGACTGGGTGACCTACCCGGATCTCCGTGAAGCATTCAAGCGCTGGGAATGGTTTGAGGAGGATGACCAACCGGCAACCATTGAAGTCAAGGATGCCCCACTCCTCGCGGTGGATACCCATAATAAAGTCCACTATAAACACTTTGAGCGCTGGCGTCTTGCAAATACCTTGGTGTCACTATATGGATTGGAACAAGGTGCCAAATATATGAGAATGATTTGTTCCAATGAGATTCCTACGAAGGAAATCCAAGCGGACTGTGTCACTGCCGGTCGTCATCAAAAACCTATCGATCCGTGGGCCGTCAATACCCTTAATAAAACACACGGATTCAATATCAAGGTTAATGTTGACCAACAGGAGAAGGACTTGTCCGTATTGGATAGTCGGTTGGAAGGTATTACTAATCCGACACTTATCAAGGAATCACCGAATACCATCACGTTCCATATCAAGAAAAATGAATATCTCGGCACCATCAAACACGAAATCCTCCGGAATATGGGGATGATCACACTTATTGATGCCGGTGCCGGTGTCGGAAAAACGGAAATGGTGAAATCCCTGGTAAATGCCGATGGTAAAAGAGTGATGCTTGTGATGCCATTTACATCCACCATAAAATCCAAGGTGGAAGGTGATGAAAAATGGGATTACTCATACGGAAACAAAAAGATTAACCTTGACAGCAAGCCGGGTATTGCACTTACCATTGATAAGTTCTCCCGTCTTAACCTGATGGATTTGAAGGAGTCCGGGTTCGATTATATATTTATTGACGAATCCCACTTAATGTTCCAGTCGGAATACCGTCCGGTTATGGCCAAGGTGATTGAAATGATCCGTAATACGGAAGTTCCGATCATTCTTATGTCCGGCACTCCGGTCGGAGAAACCGTATTTTTTGACGATATCGTCCACATCAAGGTTATCAAGGAGGATGTTCGTCAAAAGGAATTCAAAGTATTCCTTACCGATAAACCCATTGATAACTTGTGTCATATGTGTGATATGATGGCACATGATGTATCCGAGGGGCGTAGGGTGCTTTTCCCCACCAACAAGGGAAGTATTTTCAAGGCACAGATCGAGGCCCTCGTGGGGTATTTCTTGAAGAACAAATATCATATTGACGAACCTCCGGTTGTGAATTACTATAAAAAGTCAAATATCGGTGAGGACTTTATGGATGATGTTAACGTTCGCAAAACAGTGGCCAAAACAAATATCCTTCTCTGCTCCACATACCTTTCCGTGGGTGTGGATATCCTTGATCAGTTCGAGTTCAATGTATACTTTAACAATCTATGGATGCCACAGGAGATTGAACAATTTGCCAACCGCCTCCGTAGCCATGATTTGTTCATCCGTATTTTCATCAACCGCAGAAATGCCGTAGGTGATTCACTGGACATTATTAATTATAAGCCTTGCAACTTTAAGCTGGATGAGGATGAAATCAAGAATGTTCACTCCATCATACGTTCATGTAACGCCATGATCGAACGTAACCCAATCGAATATCGTTATAATAGCCTTGTTGCAAGTATTATCCGTGACAATAAATTCGTGGAATACAATGAGATAGAGAATAAATACTATCTTAATGAGATAGCATATAAGACCATCATGTTTGAACGTAAGTACCGTGAATACGTCCAGCAGCTTCCGGTGTTGGCCAAAGGTATGATGGGTTATGGTTATAAATACGATAGTGTTGATCTTGGGGTATATAAAGGTATCATCTCCGAGGATTTCATAGTATCCGATGATATAAACAACCTCATTACCTCCGTAAAGGCTTCCGAGCAGGCCAAGTCGGCACATCTCGTTGATGAGTTGCTTGAATGGATTTCATCCGATAAATTGGAAGGTGTATGTAAGGATGTGATGAAGGGTCTCTATGATATCCGTAAGGGTGATGAATGGAAGGAGGATACTTTGGCCAAGAAGTTGATAGTAAAGAATATCGAGGTATTTGAAAAGGTGATACCATTGGTTACTTCCATGGGCCGATACTTTGACCTTGATGATATCAAATCAATATTCACATACTGTCAAAACAGCAACGGTACATACAGTTTTTCCGCCATCAAGCGGGTAAAACTATTCATGAATATGTACTTCAATGCCAAGCTTAACCGTCTTGACCTACCTATCAAGGAGTTCATGGATGATACTTATAAATTGGTGCAAATGTATCAGGAAACCAATGGTGGTGATTGTCCGGTTGCGGAGTTCCGTCAATTTATCGCCGATAAAACCCTCGAGTATGCCCGCCGGGATTCCACGGATACGATCATCATAGAGTATTCACCTCTCACCATGGAATCGTACACACAAACCCTGGATGATATTTTCAAGTGCTTGGTTCATGTAAGCCGTCCACGCGGCCCACGTAACGCCAGGGTGGTACACCTCGAACCATACGAGATGATGTGGAAGGACAAACATGAGAAATATACCTCGTTCATGGAACAGGTTGAATACCTTTCGGAGTTCCTTGATAAAATGCATGTTGATGAGTCCCGTATAACGTACGAGGACATTGATGATGGGGCTGTTCAAAGATCCATTCCAAACACCTAAAAACCAACGGATATAGGGTTATTTTTGACTAAATAATCCTATATCCATGGGCTATGTATATCTCATATGTGATCCTGCAACAGACCGGTTCAAAATCGGAGTCACTCGAGACCTCAAAAGTAACCGCGTGAAGAAATTGCAGACCGGCAATTCCACGGAGTTGTTTATCATGGATATATACGAAACGGAATGGCCCTTCCGGCTGGAAACTTTGTTGCATAAACACTTTATCAACAAACGCGTTCTTAATGAATGGTTTGCCCTGGATGTCAATGATGTGGTTGGGTTCCGTAAGATATGTGAACAGCTTGAAAACAACATTCAAATACTAAAGGATAATCCGTTTTTTGGGAAGGATCTAAAATAAGTGAATGAAAAAAATTTAATTTTTTAACCACATTCATGTAAAAATCATTTTTTTGGTGCTATATTATCCCGAAGTTTCGAAGGGAAGAAACCCCTTATAAAGAAACTTAACTTTTACATGAATTGGACAGGAACCTTTGAAAATGAAGAGAATATATCAATTCAAGGTACAGAACAAACAAACACACAACGTTATTTTAAGGACGTTGGGAAGGCGTATAAACGCAACAATAATGATTATGAGATAGAATACACGCCGGAGAATCGTGAAAAGCTCATCGAGATGAACCTTAAATGTGTCATCAAGGTGGCTAAACGATACCTCGGTCAAGGTCTTACCCTGGACGAAATTGTTTGTGCCGGTAATGAGGGTCTATGCAAGGCATGGGAGAAATTCAATCCCGATAGTTCAAAATTCCGTGCGGATTTATTGAAAGAAATTGACGAATTTCCCGGCGATGTGCCGATTCTTTGGATTCAGGATAGAATTGCACCGGCATGCGAATATGGTACACCGTTGGCCAAATACAACAAATCATTTGCCGGGCCCAAGGCCAAAAAGGCATATAATAAGGAATGGCTGAAAAATTGGGTGGATAAAACGATTAAGAACGCCTCATTCAATTCGGTGGCCATGCTTTGGGTGAATGCATATATCCGTCAGGAACTTACCAATAACTCACGGCTTATCCGTAAGCCGGTATCCCTTATTAAAAAGGAAAAGACCGGTGAAAGTGAAAAGGAGGTTATTCTTGATATTACCCGTCCAATTTCCGAAGATGGCAACAATACGTTTGTCGATACCTTATATATCCCGGACGACAGTGATACGGATATGGAGATTGAGGATCAATACGAATACCTCCACGAAATCATCAAAAAACTTTTTGTTGGCGTAAAACTTCGTGACAGACGTATTGTCATGAAGCGTTTTGGTATTGGGTATCTTCGACCGCTTCAACCAAAGGAGATCGCCGACATGGAACATATCTCGGTGGCCAGGGTATCCCAAATCATCAACATTGCCATGGAGAAGATGCGTGAAAATGCGGAGGCTCTTGGAATCAATAAAAATGAACTATACCGTATGTTTGAGCCGGAAGATTAAACCGGCTGTTTGTTTTTAGATATTCCATAAAGAACATCAATATCCATGATTAAACAACAAGGAAATAATGTTATAGTTACGCCATCAGGTCATACACTGAATACCTTGATTGACTATAATAAGTTCAGGCCCACACTTATCTCTCATGAAGTACCACAAAGCATGTTGGAAATGAGCCGTGCATTTAACGACTACGACTATGCGTTAGTACATTTGTTCATGGGTAATCCCCAGTATTTCAATTTCTACAAGGAGTCAGTCAAAATGGGACGTAGAGTTATCCTTGATAATTCCCTATACGAACTCGGTGAAGCCTTCGATATGAAGGAATATGCGGAATGGATCGAAAGACTTAAACCAACATATTATATCATTCCGGATACATTTTGGGATTCCCAAGCCACCATTAATCAGGCAATGGAATGGATGGTTAAATACGGGAATGATATCGATCCAAAGATCCGTAGAATTGGCGTGGCCCAGGGTTCCACATATAACGAGATTAAAACCACCTACAAGTTCCTTGCTGCCATATGTGACTGTATTGCATTTACATTCAAGTTCTCACCAAAGATGCTTGAGGATCCGGATCTCAAGCTGGATGAATTTCTCGATACCTTGGTTGTTAGATATCCGGGTATTCAGATTTCCGGCCCGGATCTTACCGTGGAAGATAAGCAAGCTGCATGTAGATACCTCGTTCTCAAGAAATTAGAAGAAGATGGTGTTATTGATTACCGCAAGGAGCATCACCTTCTCGGTCTTCAAAACACAACCCTTCTTTACGAGGCATGTTTGTTCCCGTGGGTGACATCCATCGATACGAGTAATCCGGTCATTAACGGATTCGAAGGTAATGCATATTACTTCAATGAAACCATCATGGGATACGATACCAATAAATGCTTTGAACATGCGTTCATCGGAAATTCCGGCCACCCAAAACCGGAAACTCAGCTCAAGGATGTGTTTTACAAGACCCCGTATGATTCGGATTGGCAATACGTGATTGACGACATCCTGTATAACATAAGATCCTTCCGGGAAGTGGTTAATCCTTCGCATTTAACTGCTATATTTAATGGACATCGGTGTATGAACGAAAAATATATCGCTCCACACATACTCGCGTTTATGAATGAAAATAACAAACAGGAATAATGGATAGCAAAGAATCTCTCGAAAACAAAAAGTTGCTTGAAAACCTATACAAGGAATGTGCAGCTTTTTTAGGCCCAATATTGGATAATGAGGAGGCCAAATACGACCGTATCGTATTCATTGGTTCACACGGAACCGGAAAATCAACCTTGGCTAATGAGTTGTCTCGTATACTCGATATGCCGGTGGTGGAAAGTGTTGCCCGCGAGGCTGCAAAGAACTTTACACTTCTTGAGGATGCCGGTGTTATTGAAATCAATAACATTCCGGAATCCGTCCGTAAGAATGCATATCAAAAGGTCATTTGTTCCATGGCACATTGGGACTTTATGCGCTGGGTTGGCGCAGATGTACCATGCATTATGACTCGCTGCCCCTTGGATACAATCGCATACGCCATGGCGGATAAGGATATCGCCGGTGATACGACTTCGGAATGCCTACGCAATTTGCAGGATGATGATGAGTTCCTGCTCGCACTTGAACGCAGTCTTTTCGTATATCTTCCGATTGAGTTTGGTATCGAGAATGATGGTGTCCGCCCAACGGATACGGATTACCAAAAACAAGTGGATGAGGCGATGCGTAAGTTGATATATGTGTTTGGTATTGCCCCGATTGTGGTTTCCGGCACGGTCGATGAACGATTGAAGTCGATACTCAAATTCATATTCGATGAAGACACCGCGAATGTGATTATGAACAACTACAGAAACGAACGAGTTTGATCCTCACAACACATCAAGTATAAGGCACCTCCGGGTGCCTTTATTATTTAATTACAAAAACATTTAGCGTTGAACCATGGAAAAGGTAAACATTATTATAGGTCGTTTTCAGCCGTTCACACTTGGTCATCTCAAGTGTACCCAAGAAGCCCAAAAGAAACTTGGTGTAAAATCAGTACTGTTGGTCATCAATACGGTTAAGCAGGATGGTCGTCATCCATTCCTTACCAAGCAGATCGAAAAGATCCTTGACAAAATGTGTAAGGAGGAACCATCCATTACCGGATATGTATTGGTCAAGAATGCCGATATTGTGAAGAATACCGAGATCCTCCGGGATGCCGGTTATGAGCCAATCGCATGGACATGTGGTACTGATAGGTTTGAACCCTATAATACCATGGTTAAAAAATATGGAAAGGATATCGGTCTTGACCCGGACTTCGAAATGATTGAGGTTAAACGTGGTGATGAGGATATCTCTGCAACCGCCGTCCGTAAGGCCCTCCGTGATAATGATGAGGCGACTTATGTTGGATTGGTTCCGGACTCATGGAAGAAACAATTTGCATTCCTCCGTGATATCATCATGGATGTTAAGGAGGATGATGCTGGTAACTGTAACCGTTACGGCACGCAAGGGGCTCGTCCTATGAAATCACTCTACGAATATCTCATGATGAAATAACGCACAAAACTCGCATATAAAAGGAGATCTCCCGTGACCTTTGTAACTTATAAGGGCATGAGAGATCTCCTTTTATATCGCAAATATGATAGGGTTTAGCTGATTTTTTGCTCGCCCGGGAGCCGGTCGCCTCCGTTGGGTACCTTATAGAATGGATAATATTGGTTTCCTTCAATTGGTCTCGTTATTCTTGGCTTGGTTAACATGGACGCAACCTGTACCAATTTATCCACTACCAAATCAAGGTCTCTTCCATTTGTCAGCATCTCCGGTGTTGCATCGGTGCCAAACACCCAGTGAATACATGGAAGGTGATCAAAAATCCAATGTCGATTCTCATAGAGCATATCAAGCAATGTCCATGAAATCTCCACAAGAATATTATTTGGGAGTTTGGATATTTTGATAAGCCAATCCCGTATATCGTCACCTTTTTCATATCCTCCATGGCATAACATGATATTTGCATGTGGATTTTTCCTTGCCCATCCAACAAGATCATTATATGCAGCATCATCACCAATCCAATAGTGGATCTGTACTATTGGGTGCAACTCGTGTTTTTCGGAAAACTCAATGAGTTCCGGGATAGGGTCTAAAGGTGTTTTACCGGCATATAGGGAAAGTTCATCCTCGTATGCCTTACGTTTTGGATTGTAATAGATAATCTCACCAAATCCACACCACGGAAAATAACTGTTATTAAACATATCCGCGGCGGTCATAACGGCAAGTTCCTTGAAATTATGAGGTTCGAATGCGAATGGTTTATTGGCATTCTCATATGTTTTTGTCATAAAATCCACATCATACCCGGCAAGGAATGGATATATATGTGGAACACCCGGAAGCAATTGTCCGCCGTATGGAAGATTGCGGCTAAACTGTTGTCCGAGTTGATCAATCACGTGGATAGTAATATCATATATGCCGAGTTTTGATGGCCAAAAAGCCTGTGGCACAAGTGTTTCCCTGCAATCCGCATGGACACAATATCCATTGAACCGGGCCGTATAGAGCAGATTATTCAATGGAAGAAAATGTCCACGGGAAAATAACATAACATTATAGTCCACGTAGTATGGAAGGATGTTATTCGTAATCCCCGTGCGTTGGGGAGCCGGTGTGACATTATATATAGTGTTTGTGTAATCCATTATTTGAGCGAGAATTGAATACCTTTGCCGGTAAAATTGTTTAGTTCATTTTGCATAGCATGAATATGGAAACGATCGCTTGCAAACTCATTATAAATTGTTTCAAGAAGTCTGCCGTTTTTATTCGATGTATCAACACATGCAAAATCACCGGTTGTTTTATTAAATACAAGAAATCTATCAAAGTCCTCCGAGCCGGAATAACAGAATAAACAAATTGTGGCAACAATATTGTTGACTGCTTTCGTATCGATATCATTACCGCTAAAGAGATGTTTTGATACAAAGGATTTCATTATACCTTCATATTGCACCATATCCTCGGGCCACTGGCTGATATACGAATGTGTGAATATTTCCGTCAATGATTCTTTTGCGTTCTTATCCATCTCAACCAATATATCATAAAGGCCCTCGAAGAAACGACCGGGAACTTTCATACCACCATTACCATTGAAATCCTTGTTGGATATTACTGGTGCCTGATTCCCATATTTATCGTGTAACATTTTATTAAGGGTTGACCTGATGGTTTCCGCAGGTTTTGTACTTGCACCCGTGATACGTGGTTCACCGGATTTCACCTCAACCACTATTCCATCGGCTGTTACATCACCACGCTTACAGGTAATCGTCTCGGAGGCATTGTCCACCATTAAGCGAAGAAGGAACTCATATTCACCTACCTGTACGCCGGTGGATGTTGATTTTTCACGAGCGAGACGTTGAAGTGTTGGACGACTAATTGGAGTGTTCTTTTCACATATATCGAAGATATTGCCGTTCTTTTTGTCGACAATTGTCTTGATTTTCATCATTTTACCGCTCGAAATATATCTGAGATAATTTATGAGATCATCATTTTTCTCAAAGATATTTAGAATGTTGTCCTGAATGAATGTTAGTCCAACACCTTCCATAAATGAATCAATCTGTTGCTTGGCCTGCGGTGAAACCGAATTGATGATATTATAGATCTTGTTAATGGTCTCGTGATCGAGTTCCTCAACTTGGTCTTTAATGAATTGCTTTTTGGCATCAAGTGATGCCTCCACGATATAATCAAAAAGTGATCTCATTGTGTGTTTGTTATTTTCTTTTAATACGGTAAACTCCTCAATCTCCTTATCTGTCATATTCGAATCCACGATATCCAATACGGATTTATAAACATCACTACGTTTAAGGTCACCCCTGCGTACGGCGAGAGCCATGCTAAATAAACGCTGTTGAGATTTTGAGGTTGCTGGCATTGATATATCTTTGTTTAATACCTTAATAATAGGTAAAAGTAGACCCACCGGAAATCACCGGTGGATAATCTTGTACTCAAAATTCTTTTCCCTATATCGCTTGGTCTTGGCTTCACCTTGTTTCTTTATACATTCCGTGGGGAAACAATCAATGATATCGTAAAGGTAAAATTTATCCTTCGTTTCCGTCTTTAACAAACCTCTACCCAATGACTGGAGTACGATAAATTGGGACTTGAATGATTGGGCGAAAATGGCGTAATCTATGTTTTTGAAGGTCAAACCCGTTGATACAACGCCATAACTCGCCACAAGAATGGCATCCGTATCGGTGGTATTCATGGCCGTGATGATTTTCTCGCGTTTCTTCTGCGCGGTCTGTCCTTTAATCTTATATACAGTTCTGTTGGGGTATTGTTCCTGAAAATATTTTTCAAGATAATCGACATATGCCTCGTTATGTGCAAAAATTACACCATTACTATTGCTCCACTCGAATGTGATGGCCCGCATAACCTCCAGCTTCTTTTCCGAGTGTTCCGCGATCATTTGCTCCAGTACCAACAGGTTGGAACCTTGGGCTTTACACATATCTATGATGTTTGCCGCATATGATTCCTTGGGAAGGAGACCCATTTCGACATTATCCATCATCTGTTGGAGGACAATGGATGGCTTCTTCACATGAATCATGGTCATATCGCGTTGATCCTTGGGTCGGAGAATGCGCTTACCGTTTTCCGTCTCAAAATTCGAACAAAGGTACTCGCCATACTTGATGTATTTATCCGTGAGATCCTCATCATAATTGATACGGATCTGTGTGATAATCGGTTTGGCAAGGTAACCGGCGGCTACCAAATCCATGGTTTCAATCTTTTGGATACATGGACCGAGCAAGGCCTGACATGCGTATGATTCGATGGTGTTTTTATCCGGAAGGGTGCCGGAAAAACCGAATATCAACTTGGCATTTTTGATAAATGGTTGGGCCATAATCTGTTTGATGGATTCACAATCCGCTTTATGGCATTCATCTATGCAAACCACATCAAACTTATCGAAGAACTTTGGATTGTAATGTTTATTGAACTGTCCATGTTTACCCTTACAGCAACGTTTGACCAACGACTGAAACGTGCCAATGGTAAGGTTGGCACCTTCACAATACTCCCCCTTGGCCCATACGGATTCTGATGTAAAATATGGTTGGTATTCGTTCATATCATTAACACCCTGCTTAACAAGTGAAATGGAAGGTACCACCATAAGTATATTATGGGCTCCGCCATGTTCCAGCATGTAACGGAATATAACATACGCCATGAGTGTTTTGCCGGAACGGGTGGCCAACTCGGACATGGATTGATGATAGTGGAGGATCTTCCACGGTGCATCATATTGATAACCACGGAGTTCAAGGTTTAATCCCCAACTTTCCACCATCGATTTGAACTCTTCCAAACCCATATTGAATGGTGTGAGGATAAGGGATTGATCTTTTTCCTTATTAGGATTATCATAATCCTTGAGGTTGAATACACCGCGGCAAACGATTTTCTTCTCGGCGCACCATGTCTTTATCTCATACCACAATCCAGTGAGACAGTAATATACAATACGGTCGTTGATTTTTTGTTTATCAAGAAACACCACCGGTTTTGGGATACCGGCAAATGAAGCCATATATTGATAATCCGGCAACCGGTTAAGATGGTCTTCGAGGGCGGCTATTTCAAGAACCTCTTTTTCATGGTATTTGTGGTCTTTACCAAGTGCCCGGATCGTGGTTGTTTGTGAATCGTGGGTGAGGAAAATATACCGTGGATCTCGGGGGTTATAGTATAGGTCTATCATTTATAAATTTGAAATTTTTATGTGAATGAATATCGCTAATTAAAGTTAAGGTTTTAATCATTTTGATTATATATTCTTGATAAATCGCAGCATTATGAAAAACATAAACGGAAAAAAGGGATATCCCACCATTAAGGACACGAGTTGCATCACCTGTGGTTTCAACGAACTCATTGGCGTCATGTTGAAACGTAAATCCGAATTACGCAATACCTATTACGATTACCGTGACCACATCCGTTACCTTGCCCACCTTGAACTCATCGACCGATGCTATGTGGCAAGGCTCCACGAACTTCAAATGAACCATCAGGTATGGTTGGATGAAATCCGGAACATTAACAACCTCCGTAACCGGAACAAGCAGGATCGACTTTCGTGCATCCACAAGATCACAGACATTAAGCGTGAAATCAAACGCCAAACATTGCTGATACATGACCTTCACAATGTTGTCAGGGATATTCACTTGAAATATAACGGTGAAAAATACCAAGATTTCAAGTACAACCTCCGTCTTACCACGTATTCCGATGGTCAAATGAAATTTGACGCGGTTGTGCTCCGCCCTATCCAGTTTATCGGTATCCCCGATAAAGCGATCCATGCGAGATTCGAACCTATTACGCCACGGGTAACCGTTGAGGAAAAGGACTCATCCAATTAATAGCGTGAACCACCTTATTATTATATATTAAAGGGAATTAAATTAAACTTATGAAGGATTTACGCACTCACCTATATGAAGATCTCGGATTAGGAACCACCTTGGGTTTTACGATGGATGACGAATTGGCCGCTGATTACATATACGCTTTTGAAAATGACAAATGGGATGTTGGCGGACTTGAATTGAAGGACATTGACTTGTGGTGGAGTCTTGGTACAGATTATATCAAATATGTGCTCAAAACTGCCCGGTTTACCGGCTGTTTAGGTGAAACAACTGATGAACTTGAGGTATATAAAATGAAGGATTTCGATACAATATTCCTGCAGGCTTGTGAGGTTGTTTCGAATGGTGAAGGTGGTAAAAACCGTATTGATGATGATTGGGGTCATTTTGTTCTTTGCTATAAAGGACATGAACCTTTTTCCCTTACAGATCTCAATGATACAGACTGGAAAGAATTTGATTATGCCATCAATCCTCGTGCCAAGTGGCGTAATATGATTAATAAAACAGGACTTGAGTGGATCATATGGAATGATGATGATTCCGTATGGATTCGCAATAGATCCTCATACGCATCCCTTCACAAATACACCGGTTGGAGTATATGGAGGAACGGCAAGTGCGAGCTTGGTAGGCTTGCCCATGAAATGAATTAACCAATTTTATGAAAAAGGTACTTCTTACAATATTATCATCAAATCAGGATATATACCGTGAGTTGACAGAGGTTCAGGTAAAGGGGTATGAAATGTGGTTGGAACAACAACCCATGGATATCGATATACTTGTATATACCGCCGGTGAAAAAACCGAATTGGTTGGTAATACACCATATGTGGCATGTGATGACAGTAGTATATATGCGAAAACGCGTGCTCTTATGGAGTATATAACCGAACACCCTGAATATGATGTGATAATCAATACAAATGCATGTACCGTTGTTAATTTGGAATTTATCAATAAATTCGTAAATGATGACAATGTGTATGAAATGGCCAAAAACCATTTTATTGGACATGTTATGGTTGTATTGCCCGGACAGGAATGGCCTATGCTTACCGGTACATTTATGATGTTTGACCGGAAATTATACATGGATCATCTTTCGGATATTAGTAGATATGATGAATACAACGAGTATATAAGACGCACCTCATATCATCCAGCCGATACGTATAATGATAAAGGGGATACTCAATGGGAAGGAGCGAGCAACGATGCTATTTGGGCTAAAATGATGGTTGATGATTGTGTTGATTTTTTAATACTACCATCAATATCCACCAGGAGTAAAGATTATATTTGGGCCACCCTTGGTGATGATGTATTCAAATTAAATATATCACCGATATATGATCAACACTTCGAAATACCGTACGATGAAAGGCGAATAGTTGAACCAATAGCAATGAAGCTTGCTTTTATGGGGATGATGAATCACCATATAACCACTGATGAATATGCCACTATATTATCAAAAATATTGTATAGCTATAATAGGAAATAAACATAAGGAATATGCCAAGAAAGGGAAAACCAGGGAAAAAACAAGACGGATTTGATGCCGTGGATGATGTGCAGCAATATCTCTTTGGGGAAGCTGCAGAAAAACTCGGCATACCGGACGGTATTGGTGTTGATGATTTGGAGGATATGTATGAAATCGATACGGAAAATATCGGTGGAGAAGCAAATACCTTGGCCGCATCCAATATACAAAACCTTTTACGTCTATATAACAACAAGGAATTTACGGATGAACACCCGGATTTCAAGCGCCGTATTGATACGGAAATTGAATCTCTCCGGATGCTCTATAAGATGAAGAAGATCAATGAGATAGTCCATGATCATCTCGTTGGTTCCATCGCAAAACACCCCGGAAATGCCAGTTTATACAAGGCACTTAACGATATGCAGGGAAGGATGCTTTCCGTGGATAAGCAAATCCGTGAGCAGATAGCCGGATTCAACAAGATTATCACCGGATATCAAATGGAACTCAACTTTGCACAGGATAATGATCTTGGTGGGGATTCCGGCGGTACCGCCAGCCTCGATGACGGAAGCGTCATGTCTCGCGGCAATAAGGCATTCATCGAGGAAATGAAAAATCGTAAAAAAGAAGCCAACCAACCCACCGGCGATATCAACAACATAGATCCCGATAATTTACCTACAGGATGGAAGATTGATGAAGAAACCGGGGAGATTTATGATGATGATACCGGCGAGGTCATGGGCAAAATTAACGATATCAAAAAACCATAAAGTAACTGAAAACAAATCAAGGTATAATTATTAAGGTAGAAAAATATTATCAAAGCCATGAAATCACTCACTGAATCTGTACAAACAGCCCTTAACGAAAGTCTTGAAGGCATGCTTCAATCCCGCGCGGAGATCATTTCGAAAAACAAGAAGGGCGAGGACGAATACGGTATGATTAGACTTGACCATCCGGTCGATATTGGTGAAAATTCCGCATGTATTGATGCCATTAATGCAACCGGAAACATCGTTCGATTTGATATCGATGGCTCATCCGATGCCGTTGAGATTAAATTCTTCTCCGATACAGTCCTCAAGGAGATCGTCAAGGAACTCGATGCAATGGTTAAAAAAATCAAATAACCAACATGGGAACTGATTGAACGTTCGAATAAAGGCTCCATCCCCGGATGAGCCTTTTTTTATGCACATAATGATGGAGGTTGGACATAATGGTATTCAACCATAATTGTGTTAAAAATCATATACATATTCCTATATTACTACAATGAATTAAACGTAATGATAAGGTTAACCATATATCACAGATTTAATGAATACACATTTGAAGGTGAAGGTAAACTTACCCGTATTGGGGAAGTTGAGAAATCCAATACGGCCCATGTGAAGGTTGATTTCGACAAATCCTATGAGCAGGCCGTACGTGATTTCCTGTATGATGTATCTTGTGGTGATAAATGCAAGGTTTGCGATAATGAAAACCGGTATTTTAACGGGGAATATGTGACCAAATCCCGCATTGATGGTAACCCTATTTTAGAATTGTCAAAGATATCACAATACATTTAAAAAAACACGCTATACATATGCAAATAGTACTTGTTGGTGCCCAAAGCACAGGCAAAACCAGCGTAATGAACGCATTACCAAATGAACTCAAAAAATATGGTATCCGGGAGGTCATACGTAATATGACCGCACAGGATCCGACCGTCCATATCAACCAAAATGGCGATGACTGGTCTCAAAATAGGTTCTTTTTTGAATACCTTTATCTTTTCGCCAAGTACCCCAAGTATATCTCCGACCGCGGATTATTGGATGTATGTGCATACACCCTTTGGCTTGTCCGTACCGGAAAAGTATCACAGGAAACCTACGAGAAACAAATGTATGTTCTTCAGGATTGGATGAAAACCCATCCGGATGTCGTACATATTTATTTCCCCGCATCCTATTTTGGTGTCGTTGATGATGGTTACCGGGATGCGAACGAAATGAACCGTCAGGAGGTCGACCAATGCGTCCGCGAGGTCATTGGTGATCTGATTGCACGAAAATTATGGAAAGGGTACACAATTAGCGATAGTTCCATCACAGATCGAGTGAAGGAACTCAATGACATTATCAAAACATGTTTCCCCGGTGAAGAAATAAAAATGTAACATATTATGTTTGAAAAAGTTAACCCAAGTCATCCGGATAAAATCGCCGATCGTATAGCCGGTGCTCTTGTCGATAAGGCATATACCATCGAGGATAATCCTAAAATTGCTATCGAGGTTCTTATCGGTCATGGGGTTTGTTTGATCCTCATTGAATCAAATATCTCATACAGGAGCCTTGATGAATACGTAACGGAAACCGGCGAATACATCCGTGGTGGATTTGTCCGTGATACCGTATATCGAATCATCGGAACCGATGATATTGATTTGAAGACCATTTGTGTTCCGCAAGACGGATATCTCGCGGAAAACCAAGTCAACGACCTTCATTGTGGTGATAACGGCATTTTCCGTGGCGTTAAAAATACCCCGGAACAAAACGAGCTTACAAGGATCGCCGGATTCCTGTATGAAGACTGCCCATATGACGGAAAGTATCTCATTGATAATTACGCAGATAAACTTATTATCTGTCAAAGTCATGCAACCAACGAGTGGGTGGAAAACGAACTGGAAAACCACAACGTCAGCTTTGGTAATTTGATTATCAATCCCCTTGGTGACTGGACTGGCGGGATTGACGTGGATTCCGGTGCAACGAACCGTAAACTCGGATCCGATATGGGGGATGGGGTTACCGGTGGCGGAATCCATGGTAAGGATCTTTCAAAGACCGATGTATCGGTAAACATATTTGCTTGGTTATTGGTCAATGACCCGGATTACGTCAATGCCCGTGGAACCTTCCCGGGAAAACACTATGGAGATAAATGTGAATTTGAATGTGCCATTGGTGATACCAATATTGGTGGCTATCCGTTTGATTTCATTGTTAGTGTTGCTCGCGACTACATTAATGATATAGGTGGATTCGAAAAACTCGCCGAGTGGGGACTCATAAGACCTGCCATGTCCGCGATGGAAATGTAGGTAACAGGTTTCTTGTTTGTCGATTATTTTATTCATAAAGAAACGTACAAATATGAAAGACCTTAAAGAACATATGCAATCGGAGCTCAATGAATCGACCAATAAAGGTACCGAAATTGCCAATTACGTCAAAGGTTGGTTGATGGAAGCCAGTGATGAAAGATCCGCATGGGACGTCATTATGGGCATCGAAGCCGGTGTAAATATGGCAATCACTGAACGCAATGGCATCAAAACCGATAGTAAATACAAATTTGCCACATTGGTGATGGAAAAACTATCACGCGCCCTTGGTAATTTGTAATAATCCAGTACACAATATTACAAACAACAAAAGACCCGGTTAAAACGCCGGGTCTTTTGTTTATATTCATTAAAGTAAACTTAAACATTATACATATGTCCGAAAAATTCAAAAATTTCACTCGTACTGAAAAGGAAAAATTTGCAGTTGTTTCGTATTCCGGTGGAATGGATAGCACATGCCTCCTTCTTTATCTCCTTTCCAAGGGGTATATGATCAAAGCTATCTCGTTCGATTACGGACAGAGTCATTCGTTGGAATTGAAACGAGCCAAAAAGATTGTGAAATACCTACAAAACATGGGTATGGCAATCAATCATCAAATCATCAACCTACAGGATGCGTTTTCCGACAGTCAGTCCTCATTGGTTCTTGGCGAACATGCCCCGGAGGGCCACTACGAAGACGAATCCATGAAGGCAACCGTGGTGGAAAACCGTAACGTCATCTTCTCCGCCATCACATTCGGTAAGGCATTGGGTTGGGCCAAGATGAATCTCAATAGTTACAAACGTAACCTCCCGGAAGATGAGGCCCGCAAGATTTCCAAAGTCGTTATCTCCCTTGGTGTCCATGCCGGCGACCACTCCATTTATCCGGACTGTACGGAAGAGTCTGTGGAGATGGCCAAAGAACTTTACCGCATTTCCAACTGGGACTCCGATCTCGTGGAATACGATACTCCATTCGTTAATTTCTCAAAGGCCGAGGTGTTGAACGTTGGTATCTCGAGTGCCCTTGAAATTGGCATGAGTCATCGTCAAATCACAATGATCTTCAAGAACACGGTTTCCTGCTACAACGCCAACGAAAAAGGTGTTTCCTGCGGTAAGTGTGGAACTTGCACTGAACGTCTTGAGGCATTTTGGAATAACAACCTGAATGACCCGGCACCGTATGTCGATGCGAATATGGGTAAGAAACCAAAAAATTGGAATTACATTCCTGTGGAGGATCAAGGATGAAACACTTTACATTTACGGACGAAATAATATTAACGAACTCCAATGGAGTTCTTATTTTTTATAAAACTAATGGATCCCCAATTGAAATCAAATAGAAAAATATTAAAATAATCAATAAATGATATGGGAAATAGTGAACTTAAAACAACAATTGAAAAAACCATTAAACCAAATGGTAGAGGTGAGATCACAGGAAGTAACCTACAATATGTTTTGAATGAAATGGTGGATGTATTGGGCGCCGGTTATATGTATCTTGGGGATGCTACTCCAATAACATCGCCGGGTACACCCGATAATAATGTTTGTTATTTAGCCATTGAAGAAGGTAGTTATACTTACTTTGATAATATTGTTGTATCTGAACCATCGATCCTTTACTTTGATACACAATGGCATAGTAGAACTCTTAATGGTAATTTTTCAACCGTAATACGCGCGGCTGATATTATAAATAATCTAAATAGTTCTGCAACCGATAAGGTTTTAAGTGCTGCAATGGGTAAATCACTTGCAGATAGTATAAAAAACCTAATTGATGATTTAAAAAACGGCACCCTTATCCCAAAGAACTCCGAAAATATTGAATCTTGGGAAGGCAACAATCACCCCGTGGATAATGATTTTAACGATACAATACGTACAACTGCTGGCAACGATCCTATTGATACAGATGCCGGTGGTGTGCTTTTGGCCATTAAAGCATTAAGTGATTTCAAGTGTACTGGTTTATTGGCAACTGCAGAAAACCAATTACGTTTGAAAAGCGATGGTGGTGGAGCAGTTGCCGTGGGTACTGGCTGGTATTTTCCTGTGCCAAAATTGACATATGGTGCTTTTGGAACTGCCGATGAAAATAACGGATTAATTCTTGTCGCAAAAGATGGATCCAATATTCAGAATGCAACTGTTTATTTTAAAGCACTTGCTAATGGTGTACCTACTGGTGTTACTGATGGTGTTGTTGCTTCAAGTCAGAATGTAACATATAATGGTAATACTTATAAGGTCTATACAACAAACGGCCCTGGATATCTCATAGTAAGTGATGTCACGTATGCGGAGACATGCGCTCGTATTGCATGGGAAGATTGGTATGATAAATTTGTTGCCCCGGATGAACAAGATGATCTTGGTGGTAGTATCGATCTTGCAGCTTTATTTACAGCAGCTCCTAACGGAACAGGTAAATTTATCGTATGCGGTGGTTCGTCAACACATGCTGAACGCATCAGTGCAAGTCAATGGAGAATTACAGATCCTGTTGGAAGAATTTCTTCACCAGTATGGACTGATACTCCGGATGAAGTAGAAGAAGGAGAAACACAAACATATACCCATACACTTAATATTGTTGGTATATCTAATAATGGTATAGCAATAATTGAAGGCAGCTCCCAATCGTTATCGATTAATGGTACTGTTGTGAGTTATACTGATACTAATGATACTGCTATCAGTGGTGCTGTTCGTTATGAGTTGGCTACACCAGCTACTGCTACAGTAAATATCGCCAGTGAATATACACTTAATGATGTTGGTATAGAAATGAAGGAGGGTGCTGAAGGTGAAGCAATTTTTACATGTCAGTATTCCCAAAATATTGCAGATTCGTTGGCTCTTGGTGCTCCAAAACTTAATATTCTTCGTAGTAACGCAGCTGCAATTAGTCTTGGATATGGACTTTGTATAACAGGTACGTATGTAAAAGATAAGGTAGTAACTATTCCTGATTTTATGTTACTTCAAAATGGTACAATTAATGTACTTTTCACTACACCTATTAATACTGAAAATTCAACACTTAATGTATCATTAACAGGAGCTAAACCATTACGTATTCTTGGACAAAATCTTCCGGCTGGTGTTGTTAAGGCACAATCATACGTCACTCTTGCATATGATGGTGAAGCGTGGAATATTATTAATATATTCTGTCCGGATTCATCATTTGACCCTGCAAGCCTTGTCGTTGATATGGGATTAGCAAGTGGTACAAAATGGGCTGTTCGTGATATTGACCTTACTAAACCAGGAGGTTTCTGTGATACTCCGTTTGTATATGAGAAGACATTCTTTAGCTGGGGCAATATCGATGGATATAATCCAAAAAATAATTCGTTTGCCAACGTTCACAACTGGGGTTCTGTTAATGGATCTGAACCATGGTATGATGGTCAACCTTATGGTAATACTAAAGGCAATACACTTACTGGTAATATTCCTGTAGGTGAGGAATTTGATGCTGCTCGTGCTAATCTTGGTGCTCCATGGAGAATGCCGACAAATACCGAGTTCGGAGAACTTTTTAACGGATGTATTTATATTGATGCCACAGGTACGGAGATTTCCGTAGGAACTACTGATAAGAGAGTTACTGTTAATGGTATTGTGGGATTATATCTCCAATCCAAAGCAAATGGTAATAGGTTGTTTTTCGCTTGCTCCGGTCGCGGCAATGGTACGTCTTGGAACGTCCGTGGTTCGTACGGTTTCTTCTGGTCTGCGTCATTCAACTCTGCCCGTTATGCAAGGGGCTTGTACTTCGACAGTGGAGGCGTTTCTCCGCAGTACTACTACAACCGGTACTACGGGTTCGCGTTGCGCCCGGTTCAGTAATATCGTTTTACCAACGGATAAAATAAAAGGAGTGTACCACAGATGCGCCCCAGCGCATCCCATGGTGCACCCCTTAATAAATTTCAACACAGGTATTAACATATGACAATAACGGAAATAAGAAAAATAGAAGAAGACCGTAAAGATACGCTTGATGTGGTACATCTTATTAAAGAAGGTAGTTTCTATCACGCTAACGATTGGAGTGCTTGGTTAATGTCGACATACCCTATAGGGGAGGCAGTTCACAAACCCATGGTTGTTACAGTAAAAAAGTTAAAGGATGATTATCTTCATGCTTTTGTTGGTTTCCCCACAACATCATTAGCTAAATATGTACCTAATGATGGTAGTGTTGAATTTCGCCCTATCAGCGATAATCAAATAGATGTTGTTCTTAATATAGATTTTGATCAATTAACTACGGATCAAATAAGACATATGGTGGATGAATGGAAAGAAAACTTACCAATACGTGAAAATAAGAAGCAACATCGTGAAGATAAGGATATCATTAATGAAGCAACGCGCATTACCCGTATTAGCGATGTGGTTGTTAAAATCATCTCATTACCCATGGAGGATATATCACCTAAACAAGCGTATGATATTTTAAGGGACTTACGTAAACAAATTTCCGCTTTATTTTAATAAAATAGGATGACGGTTCAGAACGATATTCATAGGTCATGCGTCTTATCTTTTTAAAAGATGGGAAAAAGTAAAGACACCACTTGGCTTCCACATGGATTCTTTGAGGCGTTCGTAAAAGGATATGACCGATAGTTTTTCGCTTGCTCCGGTAACGGCAATGGAACGTCTTGGAACAACCGTGGTTCGAACGGTAACTACTGGTCTGCGACATTCAACTCTGCCCGTAATGCAAGGAACTTGAACTTCAACAGTGGAGGCGTTAATCCGCAGAACAACAACAACCGGTACAACGGGTTCGCGGTGCGCCCGGTTCAGCATACACTTCTAACAGTCATCCTTTTTTCTTTATAAATGGTTTTAACACGGCAGCAATTACTTCTTGATCTTTATCAAGCATATTATGATGCAAAAAAACATAAATCCAAACGTTCATATGTAAGGAAATGGGAATCCAACCTAAAACAGAACATGGATGATTTATGTGATGATCTTTATACACGTTGTTATAAACCATTACCATCAAAATGTTTTATTGTAGATTATCCAAAGAAAAGGGAAATATTTGCTGCTGCATTTAGAGATAGAATTGTACATCATCTTTACTATAACTATACTAACAAGTTATATCAGCACACGTTCATCCAAGACTCGTATTCCTGTATCAAAGGGCGTGGTACACATTATGGCATAAATCGTATTAATACATTTTGCCGTAAAGAAAGTCTTAACTGGCAACGGCCATGTTATGCTATGCATCTTGATATTAGAGGATATTTTATGCATATTGTCCGTAAAAGACTTCTTGAAATATCCATCAATTCATTACATAAGATGGCAACCCATCGCATCAATAATCATTCCTCAAAAACCTGGAGTGATATTCTTGATATGGATTTCATTGAATGGTTAACTGAATTGATCATAATGATAGATCCAAAAGAAAATTGCATTATTTGTGGAGAACTTGAGGATTGGGATGATTTGGATCCGGCTAAATCATTATTATGGCTTGAAGATGGTCTTGGGTTACCGATTGGTAATCTTACTTCACAACTATTTTCCAATATTTATCTTAATATACTCGATCAATTTATGAAACGAGTATTAAAGTGTCATTATTATGGTCGTTATGTTGATGATGCTATAGTGGTAAGTTGTGATAAGGAATGGTTATTATCATTAGTGCCAAAGATAAAAAAGTTCCTTTGGGATGAGCTTCAACTCGAATTGCATCTTGGTAAACTTGAAATATCGGAAGTACATAAAGGTGTTGAAATACTTGGTGTGTATATAAAACCTTATCGTATATATGTTTCAAATCATTCGTTAAGAAAAATGGAAAAGAAAATATCCGAATTTGATTATTCAGATTATTCATCAGTATTAAGAAGTGTTAATAGTTATCTTGGAATACTCCAGCATGTATCTTCATATAATTTACGCCGTAAACTATTTATGATTCAACCAATAATGAAAATATGTAATTTTAATACGGATATAACAAAAGCGATTGATATAAGAAAATCATTGCGGTTTTAAATCCCGTTTAAAGGCTCCCCCGTGGAGCTTTTATTATTTATATACATGAAATAAATTCACAATGTCCATGAAACCATTAACTGATTATATCACAGAAGCAATGGCTCCTCAAACCGGTATTGGTGCATTTGATTGGCAAATTGGGGGTAATCACGTGATTATCAACAATATCACACAACAACTAAAAGCCCATGGATTTACACCAACAACCGGCAATAATCGCGTAAAATATAAGGAGTACAAGGTTACACATAATGGCTCCTGCCTTACAATCGGGCTCAAAGGTATACGTAAAGGAGATTCCAAGGAACACACCCATAAGGTATTCATTCGTCAGGATAGCGATGGTATGATTGATATCATTACCAAGCATTATGACCCGGATGGCTCCGGTACATGGTTTACCGGTTGGTTAATCAAACACGGGGATATTGAAATTGGATACTATAAGTCCAACGATCTCCCAAGAAAAGGAACGATTGAGGATACCGCGGAAAATTCCGTTATGATTTTGAATAAAATCCTTACAAGAAGCAAACGTTTCGGAAAATAATTTATCACAATATGGAACAAGTGAAAGAGATACGTTATTACCTTGCAAATAAGAAGTCATGGAGTGATGTGACAATCGCTGTTACTTATAAAGGGCTCCCAAAAGAAGGTCAAGTCATCAATGTAGGTAAAATCAAGATGAATGTGAAATCAATTGCTGATGGTACTTCAAATGGCCGTTCAGTTATAAAAGTATTTCTTGAAAACGAAAATGACCGTACGCCATTGGACGAGGCCATTGAAATGCTCGATAATCCCACATTCATCACAATTGATGAGGATGTCAACGAGGCAAAAGGTAAAGCAGCCGTTAAAGTCGGTGGTAGCATGGATAACCGTACATATACATCCGTAAGACCATTTAGTGATACTGCAGATGCCATCCGTGCATTTGGCCCCGGTTCATTTGGCACCCTTGGTGGATATGTTAGATCCGCACTTTCCGGTCTTGGTGTTGGTTACGGAGTACAGGTAACTGATTTCGGAGAGGCTGTCACGGTTACCATCACATATTCGAACTCGCGTACCGGGCGTATTTCCGGCCAAAGCTTTGTAATCGTGATGCACCATGGTAATAGTCACAAATACCTATATACGGTATACGCACATTCCGCCCGCTGGCGTGACTGTGATGATTACAACCAAGCCATTGGTTTTATTCGCTCCAAGGCATCCGCACTTGCCGGTCAAACAAGTGGTGGAGTTTAAAAAAACATAGATATACTGTGTCCTGCCCTATAAAAAGACTTATAACGATCACAGTCCCTGTGAAGTATCAACCTGTCAATATATTTGACGAAAACGGGATTGATGTCACGGCATCGTGCCAATTTTCTTGGTCATCCGATTCCGTATGTTGGACCAATTTTGTATCATATGAGCAGTACACACGGATGGCTTCCAATATCGAAACCGATTATTTTCTCCGTATATTGATTACCACCGGTTTCTCAAAACTTGCATTGGATAATACGATAGTGGATTGCTATACGATATGCTTGTACAATGAGAACCCGTACCTCATGGATCTTTGCGTAAATCAAACAGTTGACTTTTACGCCAACCTTGATTGTGCGCTTCAAATGTATCAGCAGATGTCGGATCTGATTTGTTGTACCATCGGTATCCCATGTTATTACTTCCGCGTTATGCCGGATCAAAGTACAGCGGATTATACATTTAAGGAGTATCTGCTTCATAACGTGGTGGATATGAAACATCTTAAACTCGTATGTCAGGATGGATCAATGCCATCATCAAAACCTCAAATGACCGAGTTTGATTTTGATTGGGAAACCGATTGGGAGGTTGAGATGTCCAAATCAGCATTTGCAAAGGCATTTGGTGACACTGCCTTTCCAAAACAGCGCGATCTTATATGGATTCCACTGATGGGACGTATGTGGGAGGTCAATTCCGCATATGATGAGAAGAACGAGGCATTTATGTGGCGTCCGGTAACATGGAAGCTCGGATTGGTCAAGTGGAACGATAAAACCAACGTAAACCAAGGGGATTTCGCAGACATTATTGATTCTTGGGCGATCAATCGGATGGAGAATTTTATGGATCGTGAACGTGAGGAACAAGAACACCAATCCGGAGTCAATCAAATTGATGCACCATTATTCAGTGGTGATAATTTGTATATGACGTTTTTGGAGGATGCAATTAGAACCGGCGTTACTGTTTCCGAGAAAAATAACGTATCCAAGACCCAACTCAATCATAATGCGGTGATCGTCACCCGGAACATGTACCGTTTTGCAAACGGTGATTCCATCGTGAAATATAACAAGACCACATGTGGTGATCATGGCACTCTTATGTTCCTCATAGATACCTCAAACAACCAATATATCAATAATTGTTTTGAAAACGATGCGATGGTTGAATACAAAAAGGTTCTTTTCAAGGCCGGCCACATTGAGGTACTATTAAGAATAACAAGGACTTACGATAGGAGATTTGGATGGTCATATAAATACTACGTTTCATTTAATGGTATGGAATGCGAATTACATGACCCCAATAATCCTCCGGGAGTATCCGTATATACTGGTATTTATGAAGTTCAATGCCGCTGGAATAGAAGTAATTTCACCACGGAGATGAATGTCATACCTTATATCCAAACCATACCGGCCGGCACGCCTCCGTATTCAGTCCGCCCGGAAATGCATATTTTGGACTTTACCAATCCGGTATGTACAATGACCTCAAATTATAACAATGATTTCATTCAGGAACAACCGGTAAGCATCATTCTATCTCCAGCTCCGGTCGGTATCTCCAACGTCAAGCTATTTGATGCGGCACTTTCCGATAATGAAATGGCAAAGGAATCCATCAAATACACCACAACAGATCCAAGGTGTGTTATAAATGATGTAGCCCGTCCGCTTGTCGAAGATACCGGTTATAATGTTAGATAACAATTATTTTCAATATTTTGTTAAGTTTCTTCCAATGATGTTTATATATACCCGAACCTAATAGGAAAGGGGTATAAAATGGAAGAAACAACACAATTCAATACATCCAAAGGCGACATCCTGATTATCACCAAGGATGGTTTGGGTAGGGATTTTCGATTCAAACTTCTCACTACCGATGGCGGTGGAAAAGATGCCCATATGCTTTGCAACGGCGAACTGGAATCCGCTTTTGAAAGTCATAAGAAGGCCATCCAAGCCGCATATCAAGAGTATTTGGACTCAATTAACTAACCGGACAAAAATAGCGAAAAATGAAAAACATCGATCTTAACAGCCTAACAAAAGCCGAACTCATCCAAGGCATCATCAACCTGACAAATAAGTATAACGAATGCATCAAGTCACGTGGCTTTTTGAACATTCACAAGGTTCCATCGGCCAACACGCTTCGTACAAAGTCCCGCGAAGTGGTCGAGGAGAGTTTTACCCATGCTTGGGATTGGCTCCGTGAGGAGATCCGCGCCTATTACAACGTACTGGATGTGGATGTCGACAAGCAGGCCATTGAGGATCTCAAGGCAAGAATTGAAAAGGAGGTTGAGGAAAACTACAAGGCGTACCGAACCGGTACTGATAGTGGTATTGCGGAAATCACCGAACTTATCCATAATTACATCATCAACTGCGGTATTCTCAACGCATTCCCGGATATCAAACTCGAGGATGTCATCATCGTTTCCGTTTCGGATGAATGCGTGAGCATCAAACTGAATAAATGTTTTGGTGGTGAGATCAACTATTACCACCGTAACAGCAGGCTTTCGTCCATAACCGATAATGAAACCAAGAAGATCGATGAGATCAACTTTGGCACCATCGGTGCATTCGACTTGGATTCCGAGCGTGGTCGTCAACAGCTTTTCCTGATGAATCTGTTGAGCCATATCGGTTGCAACCAGGAGATTCGTACCAAAATGAACGGAATCCTCGAAGGTCTCCGTGACATGAACCTCACCCGTATCCGCACAAACCATAAACTTCAAGACAGTATGGTTGCCGGCATCGATGAGATTGTGGCCCCATACATCAACAGCGTGGCCACTGGTGAGTTCCTGTGGAAGCCATCCAAGACCGAATAAATTCAAATTTTGCGCGGTTTTATGCGATTTAACGGCCGTTTGAGCTTACCCCCGAATAACTATATAGGGGATGATGAAATGGCCGTTAAATCGCGTTTTTGAATACATATATTATTACAATTAAACTCGCACATATGTCTCAAGGACAAAAAATAATCATACATGAATACGGGACGGAGAAACAATTATGTCCTCCGGTACATGGATTTGCACTTCCGAGACCCGGCGATCTATATACCATTTTCGATGAAAAAACGGGTACCTACACCCACTGCGAGGTTATCAACGTATCTCACGGATCGAGCACCAAAACCAATTCAATGATATCGGTATTGCACGTTAAGGTCTTGGATAGCCTCTCGATGGAAAATAAACCAAATTAATATGAATGATCAATTACATATAGTTGCATTAAGTGATACCCATGGTAGGCTAAAGACCACATACATCCCCAAATGCGATGTTGTCACGATATCCGGCGACTTTTCTGCTTTAAGGAATGATCGTCAGGTGGCGTATAATGGACCATTATGCAACTGGATTGTCAACAAATTTATCCCATGGCTTGTGAGTTTGCCTTGTGAAAGGGTCATATTTATCCCGGGGAACCATGATTTTATCACGGAGCAAGGATGGTTTGAACAATGGTTCAATGAGAAACTCAAGGCCTTGGATGAATACTACCTTGGCGCCGGTGAAGACAATAAGCCATCCAAAAAGATTGTGTATTTGTGTTACAATACCTATGAATATAAAGGTTACACATTTTACGGATGCCCGGCGACAGATATGATGAGGTGGGCATGGCCTTCCAACAACGACTATACCAAATACAAAGCACCTTCGGGTACAGACATTATGTTAGTCCATCAGGCGCCGGATTGGATGGAATTAGGTACATCCCATTTCAATGACGGATATGCGGAGAATTTTGGCAGCAATTTACTCCTCAATGCATTGGCTGATAACCCAAAGGATCTTCCAAAGTTGCTTCTTTGTGGTCACATTCATTCCGGCAACCACCTACCTATCATATACGATTTGATGGATGAGGATGGGAAGAAGCACTCCTGCATGATGGCCAACGTATCGACCAAAAACGAAAGTTATGCGGAGTATTTCCATTGTAGAAATTTTGTATTGATACCGGTCGATGATCAAACCTATATTGAAACTTGGGTATCCCCAAGGGAAGGCCCGAGCGAAATTGAGGAATATAATCGCCGAGAACGTTTCATCCTCTAAAAAATGATTGCAAATTACATATTTTATTAACAGAAATAAATTCAAACAGCATGAATAGGACAATTGAAAACATTCAAAAGAACATGAAAACCGTTTTTGAAGGCTACGTTAATGGCCAAAAATTCACGAACCGTGAGTTAATGAACGCATATATCGGTAAGTGCATTTCCGAGGGTTTGCCTATCACCGATCTTTCGTACTCAACAACCACCCAGTACAAGGAACCTGCCCCTGAAAACCGTCAATTCGACAACCGTCCCGGCCGTGACGCCATCCGTCAAGCCCAAAAGGAAATCAGTTGGGTCACCTACACCAACAACCTCAACCAGCGCGTTCCAAAACCATACGACAACGTCATTGGTTACGTGGTACCTTTCGTCCGTGAGGAAATCACCATCAACGAGTCAAACGCCGAGTTTATCATCAACGACTTCAGGGCCCGCCTTAACGACCGCTTGGCATTCCTTGAGAATTATGTGTTCTCACAGATCCGTACATGGAAGTATGATGAGAATCAGGTCAACCAGTGGCTCGATCTCCTCACCAGTTCATTCCAACACAAGCTTGAGTGGGCCAACAACCGCGTCACCCTTATCGAGAATTTCTTGAATGATGGTGATCCGTTCATCACTTCACATATCGATCAAACGGCACTTCGTGGTTTCCATGAGATCTACGCCGAAACCGCCGGATTCTGCAGTGCAGTCATTGACATCATTGCAGAACTCAAGTGCGACCTGCAGTAATCTCCGGGATATACGATCCGATACAAAACCCGCCGCGGCGGGTTTTTTTATGCCTTTATGGTCTCAAAAATTACGACTACCAAGGAAAAAAACGTACAAAAAACCATATATTTATAAAAGTATTAAATGTATGAAGCACGATAAGCAATGGAATCCATCGGAGCATCATAACAAAGGATACGCTCCATATCAAAGGCATAAACTTAAAGCATCAAATTGGGTAACCCCGGAAGAAGCCGCAATGATTAGCAAACGCTGCAATAAATGGCGTCATAATGGTATTTGGGGACGCGAGCCGGATTGGAATCTTGAAAGGAAACTCATAAATAAGTATGTTGATAAACCATACGATGTGTTTATCAAAGCATGGCATGAGAGAACCAAACAACTTCGCAAACAAGGTGTACTTTTGGAATTAAGATGTATCAAGCCAACATTGACGGATAGCCCCTCCACTTGGGATGAATTTTATGTGGATACGGAAGGCATTATCCGTAAAAACGATAATTATAGATGGAGGTTCAATAGAAACAAAAAACCCATTAAAGTAGTAGAAAAAGAAGTGGTCAAATATCATCTTGACGATAAGATTTATAGTAAGAATTGGTGTACGCCAACGCCATTTCATATGATTCTTTCCATTTTGAGCCATTATCTTTCCGTAACGGATTATAACGACATTCTTGATGGTGGTATCTCCAAGGAGAAATTCGACCGACTTGTTCAAAGTTCAATGCACAGCGGAATTAACTATGCAATTGATAAGTTTGCCCGTAATCACAACAAGGAGTTAGGTAAAAACAACCCACGGTTTTACATGGGATCACCGGGATACTGTAGATACGATTGTTTTAATGACTTATTTGTTGCGGATTATAGTGAATCCGTATATAGATACATATATCCGGGAACGCCGGAATATTCACAAATCGTTGCCGAGAGGAATGATGCTTCCAATAAAGCCCGCCGTGAATACAAAAAGCAAATGGATGATTACCGGGCTGGTCTTTTGCATAATATCGAGGCAAACCGTAAGGCCAAGGAGGATGAGATAAACCGCCAAAAAATCATCAAGCACGGCTTTGACGAAAACGAATCTTTCCGCGGGGAGGAATATCATGGCAAAAAACATAAAAGACGCAAGATGGCCATCGATGCCTGATGTTAAGATTTGACCTGTTTTTGTTATATATACATGTAAATTATAAAATACCTGAATATGAATATCGGATTGGAAATACTATCGCTTGTATGCATTGCAATAGCGCTGGTGTACAACATATTCCACACGGTGGATATGATAGATTTAAAGCGATACACAAAGTGGAATACGCTGTGGGCGCTTGTAATCACCTGTTGCCTTGCGATAGCATTTGCAATTGGCATATGTAAACTCTTTTAACAATTAAGACCATGAATAACGCAAATGAAATGATTTTTCCGGGAAACCTCAAGGTTTTCGCACAGACTGTCGAGCAGGAGGTATACGGCCAGCTATATCGTTTGTTGAGCTTGGATGCCTTCCGTGACGCAAAGATCCGTATCATGCCGGATACCCATGCCGGTATGGGTTGCGTGATTGGATTCACTGCCGCCTTGGGCGATAAGGTTGTCCCTAACCTCGTTGGGGTGGACATCGGATGCGGTATGTTCGTCCAAAACCTTGGACAAATAGACATTGATCTTCCGGCACTGGATAAATTTATCCGTGAGCATATTCCGTCCGGAAGCGGAGTCAATGAAATACAAGGAACCCGCGTTGAATTTCCGGAGCTGAAAGATATGCGGATGTACAAGAGCCTCCGTAATATCGATCACTTACAGTCTTCGATTGGTTCCTTGGGTGGCGGAAACCACTTCATTGAACTTGACCGCGACTCGAATGGTAACGTATACCTTGTTATCCATACGGGAAGCCGTAACCTTGGACAGCAGGTGTGTAAGCACTATCAAAAACTCGCTGTGGATCAATGCAATAAGCACTCTGCGGATATCAAGCGTGAGATCAATTCCGCCATCGAGCAGCTCAAGGCGGAAGGCCGTCAAAAGGAATCATCGCGAGTTATCTCGGAAATCAAGGCAAAATACGGACGTATTGATAAGGTTCCGGCGGATTTGTGTTACCTTACCGGTGAACTCCGTGACGACTACCTCCACGATATGAAGATTTGTCAGGAGTTTGCCCGCCGTAACCGCGAGGAAATCGCCCACCGTATCTTCCGTCACATCAAATGGAGTGGCAAGTGGGGATTCCACACCATCCACAATTACATCGATTTCACGGATAAGATCATCCGTAAGGGTGCTATCCGTTGTAATCAGGGTGAGATGGTCATTATCCCGTTGAATATGCGTGACGGATCGATCCTTGCCATTGGTAAAGGTAACGAGGATTGGAACTTTTCCGGCCCTCATGGCGCTGGTCGTTTGATGTCCCGTTCCGCTGCCAAGGAGTCAATCTCAATGAAAGACTTTAGGGCTTCGATGGAAGGTATCTACACCACATCGGTCAACAAAAACACCTTGGACGAATCCCCGATGGCATACAAAAACGCCAACGAAATCGTGGAGGCCATTCGAGATACTGTTGATGTAATTGAGGTGATCAAGCCCATTTACAACTTCAAGGCCAGTGAGACTGATGAGGATTATAACCGCCAAAAATAACCAGCCATTGTATGAAAACGTATCAACCTCACATACATGATTTTGGATACAAGTTGGGGGCTACCGATGAATTTCGGGAGGCCCTCAAGTCGTTAGGCTTCAAGTTCGTTGCTCCAACGGTAAACCGAGGATGTCACTGGGGTATGGTATACTTCTTCAATGAAGATCTTGAATTGGCTAAATCCTTGATAGACCCATCGGATAAACATTTCCGTATTGACACGGAAACCCGGTATTTCTATGTATCTCCGTACCGGGCGGATCCGGATTCTTCCCATTGGGGATTCTCGATCTCCTCAAATAAGCCACGGGTTTACAAATCCGTGACCCGGAAAAAACGAGGCCCATATCATAAAAAAGGTAAATAATTCTAAAACATAAACATCATGATTATCGTAATAGGTAAAGAAGACCGCGCTAAAATGCTGGACGCACAGGCGTATGTACATCAGTACGGAAAACTCATGCTCCAAGAACAATGGACAAGTCGGGATTCGGCAAAAATCATAGATGCCGACTGCCAAAAGATAGCCAACCGTATCCTCAAGGCACTCGGAAAAAAATTTCGTCATGAATAATGGAAATACGTCAACAAAAACCACATACCAAAGAATGTGCCTATGACGGATTCGGTAACGAACTCCATGTAGGTGATAAAGTCGCATTTGCCGCCAGCCGGTGGACTGGCGATTACATAATGTATATCGGCATTGTCCGTGGATGGTCGGAAAAGATGCTCCGGATTGAAGGGCTTTCCGGTGCAACCAATTCCGACAAGCCCGCCGGTATGGAATATACTCCGATTATCGGACGGATTTCCAACCGCAAGCCGGATAAGTGTTTGAAAATTTCCGGCGGAACGGATACCCTGGACGAAGGATTTATCAAGTTTAAGGAAAGTCAATCATAAATAACAAACTCATGAAAAACGATAAGTATAGAGGATATATTGTTGAGGATGACCGTGATGGTGATTCGGACGGTTTTCACAGAAATGTCATTAAACGTCCTGATGGTACCGTGGTGAGGGATGGTGTATATGATTATTGCCTGATGCATGTCATTAACAGCCTCCCGGATTTAACGGCAGAACCGGATACACTGGAGGTCAAATTTAATTGGAAACATTCATCCAACAAGCCGGCCGACCATTTACCACTTGTATGTATGACAAATAAGGGTAGTATTATGACCCTTAAAGCATCAGGTGATGAAAGAACGTGGAAAGAACACTATGTAAGAAAATACAATATCAAATACTGGGCGTACCAGCATGAAATAAACGTATAAAAACATGTCAAACGAACAATGGATAAATATTAAGGATCAACATCCGGAAGACGGTCAACGAGTCCTTACATGGAATAACAAATTCTGCGAAGAGCGTATTCAGGTGTTCAACGAGGAGTATCAGTGTTGGGATACCGAGGACGCCGATGATTTTGAGTTTGAATTGGGTGCCACATTGCATGGTGGTCAATTGGTCATCGAATACTGGCAACCCCTTCCGGGAAAACCCGAACAACATGTATAATATTATGGACTTTAAGATTTTCGTTAAGGCATTCGGTGCGGCACTCCTACAGTTCATCTGTTTATACTTCATTTGTTGGAGTGCCAGTGCCATATTCGACACGCAGTTTACTTACATCAATTATGTATGTACCTGTGTTTTTGTATTAACCGTCAATTATTTCTACGATGGGATTGAAAAGAAGCAAAATAACAATACAGATCGGCTATGAATCCAAAACGTTTACTTAACTACGAGTTTCTCCGGGATAACATAATGTGTATGGATGAACTCGATAAACAAACATCACAGATACTCAAGTCCATGCTGTTGCTTGCTTGCTACGACCTTTCATATATCAAGTTTGTTGACGCCCGTTTCTTTGTGGATACCATGGGTGGTGACAAGGTAACGATTATCCTTGGCCTAATAAGCAGAAAGCATTCAACACAAATACATTACGAGGTATCCGCGGATAGCCATTGCCACAACGCCAGCATCAAACGTAAGTTTGGTGTTTTCGAACTCAACAAAGATAATGGCACATGGAACCCGGTAGGAGCGTGTGAGTTGGGTGAGGATGCAGGTGAATTATTATCGTTGATAATCAAGAACGTACCGAGAGAGTTCATCATTGAAGAGGGGCCGGAAGATTTACCGGTTACCACGGATCCCATCCCCCCCGGCAAGTTACCAGTGATTCAACCGGATCAACTTCTTCAATTAAAGAAGGATATCGATGATTCCGTTGATGGTAAACTCGAACATGCAGCGGAAAGGATTCAGGCTTGGATCACTGATGAGTTCTGTCCGGTACTCCAGGAGTGGCTCGAAAAGGCTCTTGGCCGCAAATTGGATGTCAAAATAATGGACAAAACAAATGACGAGCACAAGGGGGATCCGGATAAAAACAAAAGCAACTTAATATAATGGAAGTCGGTGGCAATAACAAAACATACCCGGGGAGAAACCTATCAAATTTCTTCCCACACCCCTTTATATTCCGCGGATTTGAGATTTCGTCCATGGAAGGTTTTCTGCAAGGATTGAAATTCAAATCGCCGGAAATGCAGGCAGAAGTATTCAAGTTGGTTGGTCTTGCTGCAAAGAAAAAAGGTGCCCCTAAAAATTGGCAACAAACCCAAACGTTATGGTTCCAGGGTAACCCAATACCTCGCAGATCCGAAACTTACCAATCCCTTCTTGACGAGGTATATGATGCCATGTACGAACAAAATGGTGCATTCCGTAAGGCATTGGCAGATGTTCCCGTAGACGCGGTGTTGACCCATTCCATCGGACGCACAAACGAATCGGAAACTGTGCTAACTATTCGGGAGTTTATCAGCCGGTTGAATAAATTACGCCGCGGAGAAAAGCTGTGCAAAAATCCGGTTATTTTTCCAAAACAGGAAGATATTGAAAATCAATTGTTTACACAAGGATAACTGTAGAATTTTTCCCCTTTTCCACAGGAAAATCACATCAAAACTTCCCTTTTTCCAAGGAAAAGACATGCCAAAACTTCCCTTTTTCCACGGAAACTACCTGAACTGTTTGTTAACATCCGGGTAGTTTTATTTATATATCAATGAAATTGTAAAAATATGGACAACGTGGCGAAAAAAATATGGAGCGTATCCGAGCTCGAAAATTTTGAGCGTACAATCCATAAAGTCCTTGAAGAGAATGACTGGCGGGATGGACATAAGTTCCATACACGTATAGATGCATATCTTAATAACATCGGCACACGGATTTTGACCAATGCTGTGGAACTCTCATATGACATCATATATTGCTTTGATAAGGAACGTACCGAAAAACACACTGAATGTTTTACCCCGGGTAACGTTATGTCAATTTACAATCATATTGATGATATTGAGATGTTGGTAAGACTCCACAGTCGTAGGTTAAATGCGATGGAACATTTTAATAGAAAATGATATGGATAACCAATTAAACAACATCGACTCACAGGATATCGAACAATTCATTAGCAAATTTAGAACCCCCGAAACCATAAAGGTGTTCACGGAAGGTTGTTGCTACTGGTTTGCCCATATCCTTTATACCCGGTTTTCAATGACCCATAAGGATCCTGAAATATGGTATAATATGGTGAGTGGACATTTTGCAACAAAGATAAACGGCAAAATATACGACATAACCGGAGAAATAAAGGATCCGGATGATAAATGGATTAAATGGGATGAATATTTGACGATTGAACCTTCTTATTCGGTAGTCGTGATTAACGGATGTATCCTAAAAAATTAAAAATATAACATTATGAGTTTCAAAGAAGTCCAGCAGTATTTCCGTAATCTCAAAAATCAACCAAGTTGTGATGAGTGTCCATTTCGTTCCACGTGTCCGGAAGGCTATCCGATTTGTGATTCCGTAATAGATGCAAATCCAGTGGAGAAACATGAACCGAAAGATCCAAGACAGTTAAACCTTTTTAATCAATAAGATATGGAAAAAAATAAAAAACCGACAAGACCAGCAAGCCCAACGGCTATTCAGAATGTGCTGACAAGGCATACGCCACTTCGGATGAGGTCAAAAAGCAATTTGCACATTACCTGTACCAACGTGAATGCAACGAAGTAACCGGCGAATGGACGTGCCCAAACTGTCCCTTTAATAAGGAGTGCAACAAAAACCTCGAAGCCGGTGGATCTGCAACGACTGAATTGTGTGAGGTTATCCTCGGACAGGAGGCTGCAGCCGGAATCCGTAAGCGTACGGCAGAACGTTGGGAAGCCCATATGAATAACCCCAATGGCGTCTATTACATCGAAAACACCATCGATGAAATACATACCAAGATCAGTGGTTATTTCAAAACCTTCGGTGAAGCCATGGATGGTTTGAAGGACTGTGCCGACTGGTTCCGTGATAATGGTACCGGAAAGATCTACTTCCAAGAATACGGTTTCCACTCCCGCCGGAGATTGGTATACGAAGCTCGATAATTTTGTTAAGGTTCAACCTCCGATGTTTATATATACCTGAACAAAGGAATATCATATGAAACACAACAGCTCTATCGAATTTACCGAATGTTTGGGCGTTCAAATTGCTTATGGTATCCGTCCGGATGTTACCAAAGAAGATATTGACATTATCGTTGAGGAGCTCACAAGAGCAGGTATGAGACCGGATTACCGTGAGCCAAAGGCCGTAAAAGATACCTTGTTTGTAGGTGTTGATTACAAGAAACCAACCGTCTTCTTCGATGATGATGGTAGGAAGTTTTGTGTGGGTTATTATATCCGCACCATTGATCCAGCCAAGGCCACCGAAAGAATCATGCAGATCGTAGTTACTAAATCATATCAGCGTCTAATAAGTGCTGTCGAGGAGAACCCGGATGAAGATTGGCATGTCAATTATTGCATCCAGTTTAACTGCAAAGGACATGCTTGGGTGCTTGGCCGTAAAAAGCAGATCTGTGGATACACTCCCAAGGGCATGACCATGGTTTACAAGATGGTGCCAACCATGGAGCCACTCCGTGCAGAAATCCGCCATAACATCGAGACCATCAAGCGCTATATCGATGGGGGTCAACCTGTTATAAAATCATAACCAACGCGCTAAAAACAGGACAGTTTACAACATATTTTTAAAGAGTCGCAGCAATAAAAACTGTGGCTCTTTTTAATATTTTATAAAAACGCACAATCATAATGGATATCATCATAACCATACCCAAGAATATCAAATGGAACGAATATTTGAAGGAGATTTCCGCAGTGCGGAATGGTGATCAGCAGATGATGTTTAAGGTACCTCATTTACCACAACGTGCCAACATTGGGGATCGGTGTTACCTTTGTTATCAAGGAAAAATCATTGGTTTTATGAATATCAGTTGGCTCGGGTATAACCCGGGGTTTGACTGTACCACAACTGGCATTCATTGGGATGCAGGCAACTATATTGCCCGCTCCGGTCATTTCTATAGGATATGTGAAGACATTGATTACAAAGGTTTCCAAGGTTTCCGATACGCACCCGTGGAATGGAGGTATATAGGCTTTAAAGACGAACAATAAAAATAAATCAACATATATGCCCGATAATCTACATAAGTCCGAGGTGGTAAATGAACTCGTCACCGGATATATGGCGAGTATACGTAATCGCGATATCATCGTTATAAAACGTAGTGGTACCAAAGCTAACTACGACCTCGATAAAATCCGTAGGGCAATCCGCCAGTGTTTCAAACGATGCCATGTTCGCTACCGCGTGGAATTGCTCGAAAAAATTGATAATGAAATCAAACATGCAATTGCCGTAAAGATGGTGGATTATTCCACACATCCACCGTATCCGGAAGAGGTGCGTACCATTAAGGTGGAGGACATTCAGGATATCGTTGAAAAAACCTTGATGGATAGCCAGCCGGAATGCGCAAAGGAGTACATTCTTTACCGCAACCATCGTGAACAAGTCCGTTCGTGGGTGGATTCAAAGGAGGATTTCATCCGCAAATATAAAGAAGCAGCCAACACGGCTAACGCAACGATTGATGATAACTCCAACGTAACCAACAAAAACATCGGTATCCTTAATACGGAAATCCACAAGGAGGACAACATTCAGATCTCCCGCCGTATGGTGGTTCGTAAACTCCGTAAGATATTCCCGGATTTCGATGCAAAACAGTATGAACGTGATCTCGCCGACCATATCATATACAAGCACGATGAAAGTTCGTTTGCAGGCGCTGTGGCACCTTATTGTGTTGCACTAACCATGTATCCGTTCCTTGATGGTGGTATCAAAGGTATCGGTGGTCTTTCAGCAAAACCAAAGAATCTTGATTCGTATTGTGGTATGTTGGTCAATATGATCTTCGCTATCTCCGCCCAGTTTGCCGGAGCAGTTGCCTGCCCGGAGGCTCTTTTGTACTTCGATTATTTCGCCCGTAAGGAGTGGGGTGATGATTATTACCTCCACCCGGACGACATCGTCAATCCTCGTTCGAAACATCCACGAACAATCCGTGAACAAATCCATCAGCATTTCCAACAGGTGATTTATTCAATCAATCAACCGGCTGCGGCTCGTGGACTTCAAAGCGCCTTTGTCAATTTCTCATATTATGATAAGGCGTTTTATGACGGGATGTTTGGAAACTTCGCATTTCCGGATTTCACGCAACCAATTTGGGAGAGTTTTAACTGGTTACAAAAGGATTTCATGCAATGGTTCAATAACGAACGCAAACGCTGTGTCCTTACGTTCCCGGTGGAATCATTTGCCATGGTGTATCAGGATCACAAGTTCCTCGACCCGGAAAGCGCCGATTTTGTGGCGGAAGAATATGCCCGTGGACACTCCTTCTTTACGTATATTTCCGACACGGTGGACAGCCTTTCCAGTTGCTGCCGTTTGAAAAACAAACTCCAAACCAAGGAGTTCAACTTCACTAACGGTAATATGGGTCTTCAAACCGGATCCAAGTCGGTTATCACGATTAACCTCAACCGTATTATTCAGGATTGGGCCCGCGTAAATGGCCATATCATTATCCCATCCGGATTCTCCAAGGAGGCACAGGATAGTTTCATCAAATACCTTGGTGATATCCTTGACCGTATCTATAAATACCACACTGCGTATAACGAGCTTCTTTGGGATATGAAGGACGCCCATCTCCTCCCGGTATACGATGCCGGTTTCATCGATCTCAACAAACAATACCTCACGATTGGTATCAATGGTCTCAACCAAGCAGCCGAGTTTATCGGATATACCTGTAATGACAACGAACAATACAAACATTTCTGTCAATTGATCTTTGGTGCCATCGCTGCCAAAAACAAGGATGCCGGTAAGGAGAAGTTCAATGGTCATACACTTACGTTCAACACGGAGCAGGTACCGGCTGAATCCTTGGCCATTAAGAACTATAACTGGGATAAGGAGGATGACTATTGGGTTCCCGAAGACACCAACCTTTATGCAAGTTACATTTTCAAACCAAATGATCCGACCACGGATATCTTTGAGAAACTCCGTCTCCATGGCCGTGAATACATCGGGGATTATCTTGATGGTGGATCTGCCGCACATATCAACCTCGAGGAACACCTCACCAAGGATCAATACAAGAATATCATCAAGTATGCCGCCGAACAAGGTACCAATTACTTCACCTTCAATATCCCAATGTCGGAGTGTTGTGATTGTGGACATATTGTAAACGGCCCGATTGAGGAGTGTCCGGAATGTCATAGCCATAACATTAAGTACTGGACTCGTATTATCGGATACCTCACTGCGGTGAAATCGTGGTCTGCTGGCCGTCAGGAGGAGTTCAAACACCGTATTTTCCACACTATGGAAAAGGATAAATTCCGTACGATGGAATAACCAATAACAATCCAATACAAAAAACCGGCGGTCGTTAAGATTTCGCCGGTTTTTGTTTATATATATTTGATCAAACTTTTTAATTATGACACCGGAACTTGAAGCTTTTATTAGAAAAGAACTCAACCGCACGTGGAACGCCCGATATTACAAATATATCGATGAGTATATCCAAAACCTCACCGAACATCAACTCCTATACTGGCAGGCATGGAGTGAGGGTAAAATGGGATTATGTTAACCTAAAGTTTTGAATATGAAGAAATTATTTAGCATTATTATTACGATTACGGTGCTGGCATGTGTCGCTCTTGATGTTGACCTTGCAGTTACCAACTACAACAACGGTAAGATCGGATTGATGATACTTTCGATCATGGCAGGAGTATTGTGTTCTTTTGTTGCCGGCTCGAATATCTATGATATTATCCGAGGGATCCGCAAAAAAATAAAATCAATGGTTAACAATAAAGCCTGATGCGTTATATAAACCTGAAAATATCATTATTATGACGAACAACCAACACATGCTTTTAATCACGGAACACCTTCATCCGGACATGGCAAAGAAGATCATCAAGGATTTCAAGCTTCCGTTCAGTTATCTCAATCCATCCCATTTTGCTACTATGGTGGACAATATGGTGCAGGTGGCACCGGAGTTCAACGATGCAGTTGATATGATGGTAAACATTTGTGTCAACATCCATCGTGATGAACAACCGTTACTTTGTGGATATATCCGTGAAGTCACTGATCTTATGGTGGAACATATCGTCCACAATACTGGTTACCAAATATTTAACCAACGGGATATCAATTCATTCTTCCCGGTGGAACAGCAAAACATCCCAACCGGCGACAACTACAATTACGAAAGTGCCGGTAAGGATTTTATTTCCATCGACCTCAAAAACGCTGCATTCCAAGCAATGAAGGCATGGGATCGCCTTTATGGTGATGTTCATGGATATCTCATTGGTAATACCATCAATGATTACAAGGCATTTGTCGGAATTGTTGCCATCGATAGCGGATTTTGCAAGTCCCATAGCGAAAAGGTAAACAAGATCGTCATAGACTACATCAGCAAGTGCAAGTCCCTTCGTCAGGTCATCTTTGGTAAAACCAACCCCAAGCGCATCCAACATATCGAAAAGGCCATTATGCAGACAGTGGTGAAGTTAATTCACTCCGCACTTGATATCATGCCAGTTCGTTTCAATAACGATGAGGTAGTGTATGAATACAATGAGGAACTTGAAAGGTCTCTTTATATCGAGGATACCTTGAAGTATTTGGAATACGTGATTACGGACATCGTGGGCAACGAATCTGTCCATATTCAAGTACCAATGGAGTTCCACAAGAACCTTTACTGCTTGGAGGAATATTCGCTCATTCAGCATGATGACTATATGCCGGTTGATCACAAGAAACCGATTAAGTTCTACGTTAAGAACAACGTAGCCATGCTTACCCGTACCAAACAGGCACCGGATTTCAAGAGCCTCCCGGCCCAGTTATACCTCATTGCCCGTGCACTTTTCTGTTCCCGTCCGGATTTGGCTCGTTTCTTTGAGACCCAGCCGGTTCTCGTGGATGGTGTGCTTCATTGGTTGGCTATCCCACACAGTACCTCCGGTGAGGAAATTGCTATCGAAACTACATGGGAACTCTGTGGGAACATCCACAATAGCGAGTCCGGGGATATTGAAGAGTAACCTTTTTATTTCGTAAATCCTTTCCTTTTTGAAGCCCATTTGTTAAGTTACAGATGGGTTTCTTTATATATAACCATAAAATTTATACATATGAGAGCACAATTAGACAATCAATGCGTTTTGAGGATCCGCCGGGAAATCTTACAACCGGTTGCTGAATCTGAAGGTATTCAAGCTTGGATGGTTGGCGGATGTGTCCGCGACCTGATGCATCACGAAGGGATCAACGACATCGATGTGATATGCACCGATGCCAGTAAATTCGTTAAAGCCCTGGATGAATACTTTACAGAGAATAATATTGGCCATTCGATTCACTCGATGGCAAATGGCCACGCCACGGTGATTTCCGTCAAAACCAAACCGATTTTTGGAGAATTTTTAATTCTTCCGTCTCAATTCGACATCGAAGTCTCCCAGCTCGATTACCTTGATAAACTTACGCCGGAGGAGGCCATCAAACAAGATGCAGGTTCACGTGATTTTATCTGTAACGCATGGTATATCAGCGTATCCGGCATTGACAAACCATTCACTCCGTTAACCAACGAGTCGATCGTTTACGATGCCGCCGGCAAGTATATCCATCCGTGCAATAAAAGCGCCACATTTTTTGATAGTCCCTTGCGCGTATTCCGTGCGATGGATCTCATGTGCCGTGGATATAAGCCGACCATCGGCCTTGTCCGTGCACTGGATGATTATTTGCAAAACGGTATCAACAAAAAGGCTCACATTAATGCCTACTTACAGGTAATCCACAAGATTTTCAGCCGGTTGGCGGATGGTGAGTACGATGTGAATAATGTGATCTATGCATTCAACTATTTTGCGGATCTTTGCGCATGGGGCAAGATGATCCACCCGGTATTCGAAGGTATGAAATATTGCATGCACAAAAATGATTACCACCATGATTCCGTGTGGCAACATACCATGAATGTGATATATAATATGTCACGTTACCGCGTTCTTGACGAGCACGATTTCCCGATCAAGACAAATGCGTACGATTATTGGGCAGCTCTCCTTCATGACGCCGGTAAAACCACCACGATTTCATATGATTTTGATGGTAATACCCATTTTTACGATCATCAATGTTCATCGGTGAATATCGCCAAGGAAATTTTGAAGGAAAGCCCCTTGAACCGGGTGTGGTCGGAGTTTGTGCTCGAACTCATTGCCCATCACATGGATACCAAGGTTTTTGGTGACGAACCGATTAAGTACCACCAATACAAGCACATCCGTAAATTACAGTGGGAACTTGGTGCCATGGGTTTCCATCACTTCCTGATACTCAATCACGCCGATTGTGCTGCCAGTGAGCGTTCCGAGAACAAAAACACCATCAATATAGTACGTGCCGTCAAGGATATGGCATATAACTGCGGTGAATCCGCGTGGGAATGCTACAAGATTCCGGTTAGCGGAAGTGACATCACGGAGGCATTTCCGGATGAACCCGGCATAAACATTGGCAAGTACATCAAACAACTTTATAAGGTCACATTCTCCCGGCCGGACGATTACAAGACCAAGGAGCAGTGCCTCCATTATGTCCGTACTCTTATAAAGACCGGATGGGCCAATAAAGCACGTAAGGAAACAAAATAATTTATCATGGCAAAAGATACTGTTACCTGTAGATATGGGATCACCTACACGTATGAAGCAAATGGCTCAAAAGGTGCCCGTGCGAGATTACATGATCTGCTTTCACGATGCTGTTGTTTCGTGTGCCATAATCATAACTGCACGGAACCGAGGGATGAACGATTGGAAGAATGTGATCATACCGAAAATGATCTTCTGAATTGCACCTTGTTCACAAAAGTCCCATATTGCATGAGAAAATAATTGCGGATCGGTGTTAAGTTTTCATAAGTTCCAATTATATATACCTGTAAAAACGGAAAGGACATATTATGAGACACACTTACGAAATCTATCAGTTAAAGAGCTCCAACCCGAAGGCTTTCATGCCGCTTGACTTTGTGAACAACAGGCTCGGTGGAGTCAATTTTGAGGAATACAAGCACGTCTATTCCAGTGAGATCGAAGGCGATGATACTATCACCATGTTGGAGACCCTGTTCGAGATCTTCAACTTGAGGCACCCGGAGGACTTTTTGGGACACAGCCTCTCCATGAGTGATATCGTGATCCTCGATGGCAAGAAGTACTACTGTGATTCGTTCGGCTGGAAGGCCATTGATTAACCTTAAAAATGCACACAGTATGAATATCCAACAATTTCGTGAAGTTTCACATGTCGATTATGGATGTTTGAGTATGCCTCAATCCAATGTGGAACTCCTTGCGCGACCCGGAGAAAAATTCAAGGATCCATCTGATTATCACATCATTTTCCCAAGGAAACTCAAGGCCACAAACTATACGTATAGCATTGGTGCGTGGGATTACGGCACAGCCGATGATGTCGTCAAATTCTACGAACATCAACTCTCGTACGAGTTCTCCGTGGAGCAGGATCGTCATATCTTCCATTGGCGTCCATACGCCGAGGTTCATTTCCTTGATGGGAGTAAGCAAACCATCTACTTCAACAATACCGATGAGGTTGCCAAATTCAGCAACCAAATGAAGACCCAACTGGGACTCGATAAACACCTTTTGGTGGATCGTGGCACCTTCGTAGGTGTTGGAGAAATAAGACCATTTGAAGACCCGGAAGTGGTTAAAAAATGATAAAAGCCGAATATATTAAAAGCGAAATAGAACAAGAGTAATAACCTTTAACCCCCAACAATCATGCCAATCATTTGTGAAAAATGCCAAACACGCGCCCGTCACACTAACTTGAACGGATATGGAGTATGTTACGCACCTAAAACGGCCCCCTGTGATCGATACGTAACGGAGGAGGAACTGGATCAAGAGGTTCAGGCGTTTTACAACAAACAAGGCACATTCACCGGAGACTAATAACAGTTAACCAAATATTCATTAATTAAACATCACCATTATGAGTACAACTCTGATTACAATTTTGGCAGTGGCAGTGTTTGTCATTGGATTCATCCTCGCATCGTACATCAAGGCACCTCCGTCCTACGCGTACATCGTTTCCGGTCTTAATCGCAAGCCGCGTACGTACATCGGTAAAGGTGGATTCCGCATCCCGGGTCTTGAACGACTCGACAAGGTGTTTCTCGGTCAGGTAACCGTGGACATCAAAACCAGTCGATCTGTTCCTACGAATGACTTTATCAACGTCAACGTGGACGCGGTTGCAAAGATTCAGGTCATCAATGATACTGATGGTATCCGACTTGCCGCAAAGAACTTCTTGAACATGACCGGTGCGGAAATCTCCCGACAGGTTCAGGATTCGCTCGAAGGTAACATGCGTGAGGTGATCGGTGGTATCTCACTCCGTGACATCAACATCAACCGTGATGCATTCTCGGATGCCATTATGGAAAAGGCCCAAAAGGATATGAATGCCCTCGGCCTCAACATTATTTCGTGCAACATCCAAAACGTGACGGACGACAAGAACCTCATCGAGGACTTGGGTGCCGATAACACGTGGACGATCAAGAAACAGGCCAAGATTAACAAGGCCAACGCCGAACGTGATATTGCCAAGGCTGAAGCTGCCGCAAATCAGGAAGCCAACGATGCTCGTGTGAAGTCCGAAACCGCCATCGCCGAGCGTAACAACGAACTCGCCGTCAAGAAATCCGAACTTAACATTGTGGAGGAAACCAAGAAGGCTGACGCGGACGCCGCTTATGAGATCCAAAAGCAAGTCCAGCAAAAGCGTATCAACGTGGAAACCGTTGAGGCTGAATCCGCCAAGGAAATCCTCCGTCAGGAACGTCAAAAGGAGATCAACACCAAGACTGTTGATGCTGAAACCGAGAAGGCACGCCGTCAACAGGAACTCACCGCCGAGCAGGTGAAGATCCAACAGAACCGACTCGAGGCTGAAATCGCCAAGAAGGCTGAAGCCGACAAGTTCCAAACAGAAACCAATGCTGCCGCTGAACTCGAACAGCGCAAGCGTAAGGCTGAAGCTGAAGCATACGAGGCCGAGCAAAAGGCACGCGCCCAAATCGCCCTTGCTGAAGCCAAGAAAAAGCAGATGGTTCTTGAAGCCGAAGGTGTGAAGGCCCAAGGTGAGGCTGAAGCCTACAAGATCCAATGCGAAGGTGAAGCCCGCGCTGTGGCCATCGAGAAACAAGGTCTTGCTGAAGCCGAGGCCATGAACAAGAAGGCCGAAGCATACGAGAAGTACGGTCAGGCAGCTATCCTCGACATGATGGTCAAGATCGTTCCGGAAGTTTCGAAGAATGTCGCCGAACCTATCGGAAACATCGACAACCTCAACATCTACGGCTCATCCGGTCAGGACGCCACTGGTGTATCGGGCATGGTTCCTACGGTCGTCAAACAGTCCTTCGATGTCATCAAGAGTGCCACCGGAGTCGACATGGGACAACTCGTTCAGGAAAAGACCAAGATCGTTGGCGCTGGAGTGGACATCAACCAGTAACCGCACAATCGATCGATTTTTGAAAACCGGCTGGATTAAAACCGACCGGTTTTCTTTTATATTATTACAAACCCAAGCGAACGAAATGTTACAAAATTATTATATGAAAAGTATATCAGACCATATGACGTGTGAAGAGGACATTTTGGAGCATCTTACCGTGAGTGACGGTAGGCCCATGTACATTGAAACAAATAAATCCAAATCCCAACGTTCGGGTAAATCCAAATCAAAACAGAGGAGCTACGCCCCGAATGAAGGTGGTAATGAGGAACACCAAAGAAAACCGGCGGAGGTGCATTATGAGGAACACTATGAGACCCATGAGGAATACTGCATCCATCAAAAAAATAATGTCAACCAAGGTATCACAATGTGTGACATTGATCAGGATATAACCATGTGCGCCTCGTGTCCGTACAGAAAATCCCGCGTTGTGAAATGCAAGGTTTCCTCCGCATCGGCTAAAGTATAATAAGTTATGAAAATACCCGTATTCATCCAAAAGATTTACAACCGGATAACCAGGGCCAAGTTCTTCTATGTAACTTTGGACGTATGTCCGGATTTTGCGACCGGTCAAGGTGAGATGTGTTCATACACCATCCGATCGAAAGATAAAGACAAGGCAGAATCCATTGCGGTATCAAAAGCTATGGTCGATTGGGGAGTAGCAAATGATGCCATCTTCGTGGTAGAAGTCGTGGAAACCCAGTCACCGGAACTCATTTACGACAAATAATTATAAACCTTCCACATACATTTGAATATGAACGATACAAGTAAACTTTCGGCAAAACTTCAAATCCTTGATACAGAATTTCAAAAACGGGATTCATCGTATTGCACCAACCTCACAACATTGATTGATAGAGGGTGCTCCATCACGGACAATTCCAACCTCCTCGATTGCATTATCACCCGCAAGGATAAGAACGGTGATATGAAGCATATACCTGCCCATTTTGTGGCAAAACGTATGGTTAGGGACTTCAATCCCGGGTACAAAACCGTTTTGGTGACCGCAAAGTTTTTGGACGATATGTTCAAATTCTATATGGAGCATTTTTGCAAATCCACACTTGACCTGTCAAAGAACGAAACCATGTATTTTGTTATGATGTATGGCGACAGGTTCTTCATGTTTAACATCGGGGATATGATATTCCGCCATGGTATGAATGCCGAACAAGGACGCCGTAAATACATAAAGACCATCAAGGTCAAAAATCCGGCAACCGGTGGTTGGGATAAGGAAAATCTCTACAATATACCCATCAATTGGGCGGAAGAGTATATGTATGTCGGAACATCAAAGGATGACCGCGAAACGATCTACGACAAATGCAAAAAAATCACAAGTGATGCCATAACGGATTCCATCCTTGGCTCACAGGTTATCACGAAGGTCTCCCAACCCGATATATCTCCGTTTATTTGATGGTTTATTTGCGCTATAATCGCATTTCTCAATTACCCAATATAGTTATGAGGGGGAAACATAAAAACGCGTTAAATCAAAGTTATTTGCTGTTATGAGTACATATGCATCAATTGCAATAATGGTTGGAATCGTTCTACTTTTCGCCATCGGCATTCCGCTCGCATACAGATCGGAGAAAAAAGCGTTCAATAATGGAAAGTGTCCGCATTGTGGTAGTGACCTTAAATGGGAGGATTCCGATTCACAAGGTGGACGTCTTTGGATGTGCCCTGGCCATTATACAATAAAGGATAAATATGGGAAACCTTTATGCCCCGGGTATTCGTGTTGGATATCGTACGGCCGGGTAGATAAAAAATTTAGAAAATGAAAATTGTTGGAATAATCGGTATAATCCTGATAGCGATTGCTGTAATATTTGTTTTTGCATACATATCCACAAAGATGTATGAAAAATTTTGGAATGGAGGATATTGTCCGGATTGTGGTGAAAAATGGGATGCCATAACATCAAACGGACATGTATATGTGTCCTGCCCAAAATGTGGTAGAACGGCATGCTATTAACCATTATTATTTAATCATGAAAACATTACATGAATATATATTGATGGAATCTCCCAAACGGCTTCGTGGAAGTGAAACCGGTTTGATTGTGTTTGATATTGATGATACCCTCCTCAAGGTGAATGCAGATGACTTCTTTATTTACAAAAACGTAAACGGAAAGGAAATAGCTCTCACCACGGACGAATTTGCCAAGGATCCGGATGCATCCAACCCGGATAATATTCACAGCGGTATGTTTGATTATCGTGATTTTGGCAATCCGGAGAAGGTATACATGTCAATCATTACCGGTACCCCACTGTTAAGGAATCTCCGTATTTTGGATGATTATGTCGAAGCCGGTTATGAATTTTGTTTCCTCACTGCCCGTCAATGTGAGGATGTTATCAAGAAGGCCATCGATAGTTTCCTACAGGTACGCCGTAACGGAGTGCTCGAGCCGATTGGGGATGCATTCAATAAGACCCTTTCCCATGCCGTCAATGATAAACTCAAGAATTATCCGGGTAGGACGGATGCGGAGAAGAAGGCAAACATCCTCATTAAACTCTGTCAAATCTATGACAAGGTGGTATTTGTGGATGATGACCATAAAAATGTCAATGCCGCCATCAATTTGAATATACCGAACCTAAAGGTGATCAAGGCGTGGGATTAAATCCGAATGCATAAAAATTGCACGGATTTATGCGTTAACATCTTTTCGGGCGCGATTATATATATTCATGATGAATTTCACAGTATATTATACGCGAAGAACCCGAGTGGGGTTGAAAGACTTCAGGAGAGTCATTTGGCCAATGATATATCAGGCCGATAACGGAGATCATATAGTTGATATCAAGTACGGATACAATTATCAAACCACGGAACATTTTGAGGATTTCGCCTCGGTTCTCCCCGGTAAGAAATACAAGATCGTACACCAAACCCTTCCCAAAGAGGGTGATATACTTGTCCATGAGAAATCCGGCCGGAAATTTGTGCTCGGAAAGGACATGGAAGACTCCGTCATCCACAAGTTCCCCATGATGGAAAATGGACGTATCGTTGCCTATCTACGTGCGGAGGATTACTATAAGGATTAACCCATATTAAACGTATGGGTTTTTTCATTATATTATCCCATAATCAAACGAATAGTTATGGATGGAACTGATAAAACCCCGCTGGAAAAGGTATTAGCCTCCATACCGGCCACGCAGCAGATGTATGTGCGGGATCAACATAAACGCATAAAGGGGTTATCCCTTATGTTCAATACCCCGCTAAATGCCAAACCAATCAACAAACTCGAATTACTTTATATCCTTCATGCCGTTATGTCCGGTGAACTTAAACCGGAGGATTTCGAGCTTTGGACGTATGAAGATGGTGTATTCCACGTGGCTCCGGATGGTACCTGTGAGAAACTTAAACAATGGGATTACGATAAGGCGATTTGTGATGTCCTTCTAAAAATGAACAATATAAGATCAGGTCAATCCGGTGAAAATGAAACCCAGCAACAATGAGTGAAACAAATGAAGATAACAGATTTCTTGTGGCCATCAAACATGAACCTGTAGCAGTCAGGTGGGCCAAACATGAAGTCGAGGTGGTCATGCAACGAATTGCAGAAAGATCACCGGATACCCGATACGATCAAAGTTGTTATAATGCAGCTCTCGCGGCATTTGAAACCCTTTGTAAACAAGGACATACCGGTTATTCATTTACAAAAACCTTTGCTATCCTTGATAGGATGTGTCGCCGTATGCCATTATGTCCCATTGAGGACGGAGATTTCCCCCAGCATGGAACCCGGATCAACGATGGTCGCCGTGGATCTATCGGGAATGGTATCAAACTCGGTTTAACCAGTTATCAATGTCCTCGCATGACGAGTTTTTTCAAGGACGTATGGGATGATGGTGTGATAACCTATCACGATAACAATAGGATGGATTGCTGTAACACGGAGAATATTAACGATATCTATTATTGGGGATTTGCGGCAAAAATCATTGATGAAATGTACCCGATTAAACTACCATATTATCCGGATCCAAATCAGCATTTCCGTATTTACGTGACCCAGTTTACCGTTGATAACATGGATGTATGTGCCATCGACCGTATAGTTGAGCCATCCGGTGTTATTGTCGATGTTGACCGTTATTTCAAGTATACGGACATTCCGGATGAGGATTGTTGTGATTTTGTTGAGATTACGAAAGAGGAATACGAGGAATTTAAGGCGAACCGCGATGTTTCCGTGGAGTCCATGTACGCCAATTTCATAATCAACGACCTCATCGATTATCAGGATGAGCTAAAAGATGGATATTCCCGCCTGAAATATAAAGAGGTATGGGATGGCCACGATAATAATGCGTACAACAAATACAATCTTCGCAATATTTGGTGGACTCTTATGCGTAAGTTTAAGGACAGTGAGGAGGTCGAGAGGGTATTTGATACTATCAAAAAGAAATGTGGAGTATTTGTGGTGTATCCGGATGCCGGTTGGGATATTGTAAGTACATTATGTAGCCCGGTTGCTGCGGATGCAGCCCGGTTTGTTGATAAACACCCGGAATTTTATGATTTAGCCGGAACCATCGAAAATGTACGTACACGGATCCGTGAGATCATAACACAATACATTACTCAAATGGATGAATTTGGTGATAAAATTATTGGAATCACTGGAGAAACCCCGGAGCAAACCATCGAGCTTCGAATTGAAGCCATTAAGGAAATTACTCACGAACTCGAACCCAATCAAAGTCCGGATGAAGAGGATCAATCGGAAAATATCGGAGAGAAAACGGACGAATGTGATTGTGGATGTTGTTGTGGATGTTGCTAATTGATTTATTATGAATTATATAGATGCTTTTGTAACAGAGGTTGGAGAGATTTACCAACGTGACGATGAATGGGCAAAGGGGTGGTGGTTCCGGGATGCCAAGTATGTAGCCGCCAACTGTACACCTCTCGACCATACGTTTATGTCCAAGGATAGGCAAGAACTTGAAAACATTACCCCCGGGTATAAATTTTTAGTATGAAACGGAAGTCAAACGAAAAATATAGCAAGAAAAAACAAGGTAGGAAAAAACCGGCACCATACACCGGCCCCATGAAACCACTTCCGAAACCGGAAGCCGGATGCAATAATGGGCAGTTGTTTATGCTATTCAATCAAAACGAATAATTATGACAAGTCAGGAACTAATTGACAACGGATGGGTTCAAAGAGAATGTAAGATAGGAACCTTATATTTCAAAGGAGACTTTTTTGGAAAACTCCAAGGCGATGTGTTCGAGATGAGGAGCATGCGCGATGATATGTCATCCATCGGTACCGCCAAAACATTCGAGGATATCCGGGAAATCCAAAAGAAATACTATCAAAAGGAGGTCAAAGACTACGAGATACTGTTGGGAATGGCCAAGTTCAAGCTCAAGCAATTTGAATAAAACCGGGAATCCCCCAAAATTTTTACGTCCGGAATTTTTGTTAAGTTTCGGACGTTTTCATTTATATATAGGTGAAATTAAAAGGAAAGGAAAATAAAATGAATACCAAGGATCTTTACCGCCAGCTCATTCAGCAAGTTCTCGTTGAAAACAATGTCAAATCCATCATCCGCATCACCGCGGTTAAGGAGGATTTCTTCGATCGCATCGAAGTGTATGCAAACGGTACCTTGGGTGTGTATCGCCATGGCATGAGCATGTGTTTTGACAACTTCTATTTCGACTTCACCTGCGATTTTGCCCGCTGTCTCTCCTATATCGAGGATGAGATCTATATGCAAAAACGTGCCGGTAAACCCCAACATGGATATCAAGTAATCTTTAAATAACACAAATATGGTCAAGCTACAAATTACAAAAAGCGTTGGTCAAAAAGACCAAGCCTCATACACCGAAGGGAGTGTTGGCTATGCCATCTGTAAGAACATTGCTAAACTCAACTCACTTGCTAACAAGTGCAATGTCAATGAGTTGATCGAATTTCTTGACGCGGACGTCCGCGCATGTGTCACAGGCAAGGAACATATCCAGTATCTTGAAGATCTCATTGCAGATGTTCGCAAGCACAGTAACAGCTTTATGTTCAACTATCGCCACCTCTACAACCTCTACCTTGCCGGTACCGGTAACGGGGGAGTAATGCGTAACGTAAAATCGATCAAATAAAAACAAAACTCCTATGATATACAGCAGACAAAAAGGCCACGTATTGATCATCGATGGCAACACCTTGGTCTATGATGGAACCCGATATGACCTTCCCAAAAGAATATGGAACCGAAATGGACGTTCGCTTGTTCAGGCCAACAATAAGGTGTATGTGGACGAGTACGCTTTCAAGAACGGAAAGTTCCGTTGGTCGTTTATTGGATTGTTCCATAAACTATTCTGATCATCCCAATACCACAAAAATCCTAAAAACATAACCATTATGACTGACAACGAAGCTGCAAAAAAATACGCTGAATCATTGGGGGATGGCCTATATTTTGGCAATAGCCCAATGACCCGAGCCCGCATCCATGCCTTTATGAAGGGTGCAAATTGGAAAGAGGAACAACTGATCAAAAAGGTTGTGGAATATTTGGATAGCCTTATGTACTACGTATCGGAGCAAGACCGAAGATTGGTTTGCAATTTTACGAAATTCGATGAGTTTATCGAAGATCTTAAACAAACAATCTCAACAAAAAACGATTGAACCATGTACACGTTCCATAAAATCAAACTACCCAACTGGGACAAACCGCGCTGGTATCTCCGAGCCAACAGTATAACCGATGTGTTGGATCATTTCAATATTGTTGGTAGACGTGAGATGGCCGCTGGCTGTAAGGAGTATGTTGAGAAAGCGGTTGTTTGTCCGGACGGTACCATGTGGCACCCTCACCCGGATACCCCGTTTGGCGTTGCAGTTAATGTAATCGAATCAACCTTGGGGATACCTTGGGTTCAAGCAGCAATCACGCTGGAGAATCAAACCCTACAGGATCGTATCAGGACATTCCGTGACCCTAATTGCATCAACCTTTATCTTGCTGATAATATGACTTGGTTTTCGCAAAGCAAAAGCATGGTGGTTGAGGTAATTCAGGAGATTACCTCCCAAGAATTGGTGTATCCGGTTGATGCAGTATTCACGTATGATGATATCCGCACAATGAAATGGGATATCCCCGGGATGTCCATCCGTGGCACACATTATTACGCCAAGGTCGACAAATTCGATGTTATTGGGCCCGATGGTTCGATGAAATGGGATACTGAATCGGAAGCCATAGCTGCCGGCAAGTGGTGGGTTGATGAGTACAACCGTAAGGCATCCGCGTAAAATTCAATAGATAGTACAGATATTTTCTCAACAAAATCTTTTGTTATGAAGTTAACACCGGAATTTTTCGAGAACGACCCTAATTGGGTAAGAGTTGCGGATAGGTTTGCGCCGGATCGTATTATGTTCGAATCCAATACGGAGCATATTCAGGAATTTTGGCCTAAATGGGACATGTACCTGACGGTTACTTTCGGTATCGACAATCTCACCGGTGGACGTGGCGTATTTTTCCATCTTGACAATAATGATCATGACACGATTGCCGCATTTGATGTGGAGACTTTGGAACAGGCGAATCAAATCCTTGGTGTATACAGCATACGCATTAATAAGGATTGCAATCTGTACTTTGATCCAACATGGGCCGGTGATGAGGTTATTGCGGAGTTCGCACTCCCTATTGTGGCATCCCTTTTGCGTAAAACAAACGCATACCCACCGGATCTTACATGGAAGGAGTGGCGTAAGATCCTCCGTAGCATCATCTTTGCCCTTCATCAGGTTCAGCATGACCGTATGATGGAAGCCCACGACTGGTTTATTGAGAAATACGGAAGCGGTCGCGATCAGTACTGGCCTAAATGGCTGGAGTATTTTGACAGGATCCAAGCCGGACTTGAAAATTTCGGTAAATACTTCTCATACCTTAATTGGTAAAAAAATTCCATATATGAAAAGATCATACAATCCCAAAGAAGACCCCATTAAGGTTACTGTGGAACCTGTGGAAGGGTCATGGAAACGAGCAATGAATCTTGCCCGCAGAACAGTGGGTAAACCGGAACTCGATAAGGAGCCATCCAACAAATTCAAGTTCAAAGTCCTTATTCAGGAACATTCACCAATCCGCGCTGTGGAATACATTCTCCACTTCGAACGTATCCGTCAGTGGGTCACCGTCCACCTTGTCCGCCACTGGCTCGGATTTATTCCGTTTGTTCATAGCCAACGCGAGGATCGCCGCGTACTGGATGTTCCGCGTGATGAACTTCCACAGGGAGCGGAAAATGACATGGATGTTTTGGTAAACGCTCAAAGCCTTATCAATGTTTCCAAGAAGAGACTCTGCCATAAAGCCTCACCGGAAACCCGTAAGGCATGGGAGGATGTCCGTGAGCAAATCCACAAGATGGATCCGGCAATGGCCGCTGTGATGGTGCCGGAATGTATCTATCGTGGATTCTGTCCATACGGAAAAGAGAGTTGTGGAGCAATTAAAAGTCCGTCCTTCCAGCAGTGGCGAGAAAACTATATCGCCATTCCGGAAGTGGAATTTTAGACACACGGAATAACATGGAATATTTTGGCATACATTGGCAGATTGGTCGTCCGTGGGGTAACCATCATCCGAAACACAATTGCTGGAACGCACCGGAATCCGTAGTATATAAGGATAATGTGTTGCAACTTGGTGTTGATTACAAACCAAGGATATTCGAGTTACCTGATCCGGACAACCCTGGTCAAACGTACAAAAAACGGTATCCATGGTCGGTTGGGTATGTTACATCCACGGACTTTTTCAAGTATGGGTATTTCCGCTTTGAGTTCAAGCTTCCGCTCGGAAGACATTTGTGGCCGGCAATATGGCTTTCCGACCGGGATACATGGCCTCCGGAGGTGGATATCATGGAAGGTTGGACATGGATGTACAAATGGCCATTTAAGCCGGAATCCGCGGATCGTATATACCGGATCAATCCGTTTGCCAACCGGATTTTTCCGAGTCTCCATCTCGGAACGAATCCGGATGAGCATCAAACGATATCGTTTAAGAAACTTAACGGAACCTGTCCAAGTTATCTCAACATCACCGGAGATAATGTTTGTGAACTCATTTGGGCACCGGATAGACTGGTTGTATATTATAATGGTCATAAGGTTATGGAGGAAACCCGGCCGAATGTTCTTAAATACTACAACGAAAGTAAAGGTATGAAGATCATTCTAAATAACTATGTGACCAACAATTTCAACATAGATGACTATATTCACATGAATGACCGAAAAGACATGTGTAAGTGGTTTTATATATATAATGTCCAGTATAATCCGGACTATAAATTTAACCCTGAAACGAAATGAAACACAAAGTAACATTCATTGGTGCCGGTTACGTGGGTATCGTTAATGCCTTGGGTATGGCGAGCCGCGGAGTGGAAGTATGGCTTGTTGACAATAATGAGGAACGTATCAAAAATCTTCAAAATGACATTCCACCTATATACGAGGAGGGTATAGAGCATTATTTCCGCAGCTCAACTGTCCACGAAAATATGCATTACACTGTCCGTCTTGAGGAGGCTCTCCACAACACGGATTACGTGTTCATCACGGTCGGAACACCCCAGTCCCCGGATGGATCCGCGGATCTTTCCGCAGTGTTCGCAGTGGCACATTCCATTGGTCAAAAAATGGATCACTCCATGACGGTTATTGTCAAATCCACCGTACCGGTTGGAACCACGCAAAAAGTCGAAAATATCATCGCAAACGAACTGGCAAACCGTCAGGTGAAATTCCGCGAAAATCTCATCGCCGAATATGGGGGTAGTTATATAAAGGATCATCCGGAAATTTATAACGAATCACCCCTTTGTATAGATTTTGGTATTGCCGATAACCCTGAATTTTTAAAAGAAGGACACGCATTTACCGACTTCAATTACCCGGATCGCATCGTTGTCGGTACCTATTATGCTGATGATGATGTCAGGATAAAAATACTCGATCTATACTTGGGTATGGGCTTCCATGAGGATGTGATGTTTATGTGCAATATTCCATCGGCGGAACTTATCAAATACGCATCCAATAGCATGCTCGCCACACGTATTTCTTTTGCCAACATGATGGCGGATATATGTACTGTGACCGGTGCCGATGTGGAGGATGTGATGACCGGAATGGGCATGGATAAACGCATTGGACATGCATTTCTCAAACCCGGTATCGGATATGGTGGAAGTTGTTTCCCGAAGGACATTGCCTCATTGTGTCATCAAATGCTTAATTCCGGTATTGATGGATATTTGTACGAAAAAAGCCTGCTTGAGGCGGTACGTCATATCAATTACAATGCCAAACAACGTCCATTTAATTTCCTCCGTGCTCATTTGGATAGCTTGGAAGGTAAAACCGTGGCAGTTTGGGGTGCGGCCTTTAAAGAAGGAACAGATGATATCCGGGAGTCGCCATTCCTTGACCTCATACATGATACATGTGCATATGATCATGTAACGTATAAGGTTTATGACAAGCTTGCGAAGGAAAACCTCTGCAGATTCCTTGCGGATCCGGCCAATCAGGACGACTATGTAGGTCATAACGAAATAATTGTCGTTGATAGTATCCTGGACAGTGTTGAAGGAGCGGATGCCATTATTTTAATGACACCAGTGCAAAGGTACAAGAGCATCGATTTTGGTGTAATGCGTGAACACACCGGCAAGGAACACCCATACTTTTATGATTGCCGGAATTTCTATGACATTGATGATGTCACGAATATCATCAATGCAGGTTTCCGATACTCCTCGGTAGGACGACAATTTAGTTGGTTAAGTCCATCCGGAAAAAATAACATAGTGTAACTCATTGAAAACTAACGGGGCCCGCAAGGGCCCTGTTAATATTTTATGGGTTTTTGTTATATATAAACAGGAATAACCCCTTAAATTTAACTTCCATGGGTACATTTAGAGCAATTGCAAACAATTTTGGCGATGTCCTTAACGTAATTCAAATGACTGAATCCGGTACTGAAAAAAATACCCATATACCGGTAGTTTACTTCCGATGCGTTGAATGGAATCACGAGGCGGAAATCAAGCTGTGGTTCAGGATATTCGATAAATCCAAAATGCAGGCTTATCGGGAATTGGATGGTCAAATGGTAAAACTTGACGGAATCCATCCAAGTTTTCACATGACGATAACCGATATGTTTGAAAAATTCGAATACATTGTTGAATTTTAATACTCATTAACACTTTAATTATGAAACGATTAGATCGTAAGGTAAGTATCTATGATACTGATACCCTTGAACCCATTGGCGATTACAAAGAAGGCCAAGTGGGTATCATGAAAGAAAATGAAATGGTGCTCGACTTCCGTTCGTATTGGCCAACTTGGTTGATATTCATATCCCTTGTGATTGGTTTATGTGTTGTGAGCTGGAAAGTTTCCGATGAATATTGCGCGGCATTACACAAAATCAATCAACTCGAGGCGGAAAATTCCCAACTCAAATCCCACATCGAGGTAACCGAACACGAGCTGAATGTGGAGATCCTTGCAGGTAAATATGCCACATTACGTACACCGGCACCTACGGATATGAATGAGGTATATAAGATGTGTATCCAATCCGGTGCATGGTACCCGGAAATCATCATGGCCCAATACATCATTGAATCCGGATCGGGTACATCCCAAGTGGCATCAAATGCCCGGAATTTTTACGGCATGAAGTATATTGGCACCAAGGGTCGACCAACCCTACAAATTCCGCATATGAATGTCAATGGGTATGGTATGTACCTTAATTGGCAACATTCGGTTCTCGATAGGGTTTTATGGGACGACTACGTGTTTAACAAGACCAAACCAACCCGGGAGCAATACCTTGTCAAGATCAGGAACATATACGCCGAGGATCCGAATTACATTTGTAAAGTCCTTTCCATCGCCAACGAATGGGCTGCTAAAACCGATTCGATCCGTATGGTAGTAAACCAAGATAGTCTGCTCATCCAATAAATCGCAATAAACCGCGTTTTTATGCGATATAAAAGGAGATCTCCCCCGCCCCTATATAGTTATTCGGGACAGAGGAGATCTCCTTTTATATGCGAATTTTTGAGGTTCTTATTCGGGGGTATTATCACCGGCAACCACATCCTTCTTATCGGACGTATCATATTTGGTAAGGAACCACTTGATCACATAATCATACATCAGGAATTGGACAAAGAAACTACAGAAAATAGCTTCCCTGTCATAATCGAGCCAATAAATACCGGCAATACCCAAAAGGATGGCGACCACGGTGCTGATTACTCGTTTCCAGCCGGTTGACGGATCCTTTGGAATGACTTTGATGATCAAATAGGTTATTATGTTACACATGAATATGTAAACAATATTCAAGTTGTTGATGATATTTTCAAGCATTATCTCCATAGCGAAATGATTTTATTTAATGGCTTTTCAAAATCCGAAATACGTGCCTTGCTATCCACGACCCTGATGTAAATGGACGCCCTATCGAATAGTTCGGTACCGACCAATACGAGAGTTGAATCGATGGAGGCTTGCACCTGTTTGTTTTTGAATACATCATCCAATGCCTTTTTTGTTATACAGACTATTGGATATTTATTGTAGCTCACCAATTTATCACTCGAATTGTGAATTGGGGCCACCACGTTAATGATATAAGTGTACGTCATAATTAAGGTCTATTTTCAAGTAAAAATGCAGAATTGATGTTGAACTCCTGTAGGTTTTCACCCTTGGTGTATTGGAGTTTAATATTATAATAACCCGGTTTGAGTTTTGTAGTCTCCTGTGGCGTGATAAACCAACCCTGCATTCCACCATAATCTTCGATCTTAAAGGTCTTACGGGTGCTGACCTTGCCATCATCCGGGCTTGGTTTGCTTGTAAGGTATGATTCAAATTGCTCGCCGGTGGATTTATTTTCAAATATCCAGTTACGAACCTTTATATCCCTACTATGTCCGAGATGAGGGGCTGCATATATGAGATCCATGGAACCTATGATACTGTTTGTGAGGGGGATCAATACATGCATGAATGGATGGAATTTGAAGCTATACATGATATTTTCAAGCTCCACATTCCTATCATCATCGGCTATTTTCTTTATGAATGGACGTAGTGGATTTTCAACAGTCCCATAGTACCTACACACACCGATAATCCTCATGTCCGGGATAGGGTCGCTCACAATCCATATATAATCATGTATGTTTGAGTTAAGTACCTCAAATATGGTTTCCCTATTTTTTGACGATACATCGAGGGTCAATGAATCATTGAATTTCAATGTGGAAACATCTTCCGGTATATCGAATATAACGGTATGGTTCACATTCATCCAATCCCCATAGAAGGGTTGCAAGAATATGTTATGTTCCCGGTATTCATAATCTTCTTTATCATCAACGGCAGGATTGATTTGGAATGATTTGAACCAATTCAATCCGGCATCGAAGCTTGCATTCATGTTCGTTGGATAGAAGGTTTCCGCATCGTTGCGTTTCACCACCTTGTAGAGATTGACATGGTTATGGGTATTATCGTCAATTTCCACTTCCACGGTATTTGTCCATGTATTACCGCAAAGTGTATCAAATTGGAAGGTGAGTGTGTAATGACCGGGGTTCATGAATCCAAGTTCAAATTCCGGCAAGAACATCCAATTTGTTATACCAATGCCTTCGCGTACCGGTTTTTCCTCGCCGGTTTCCCTGTCAATATACGTTGGATATACTGGTTCTATCGGTACAAATGTGACCACGGAACCGATTTCATCCTTGGTTCTCCACTGAAGGGTTTCCTTGTATATACGGTCATTTTCATTATAAGCCAATATCGGGTTATCTTCGGTAACCTTGAAATGAACAACACCATAAGTGCCACCCATGTGGTATTTGAATACTTCGCCGGACGTTGCGAATATTGTTCGATGTTCCTCACGGAGTTCCCCTTCAAAGCCAAACACCGGCCCATTGTCGATATAATTACTAAATAAGGTGTCCGAATATGCCCTGTTATTATGCTCCATCATTTTGACACGCTTATCATATACCATGTCAAAGGAATGTATATTACTGATGGTCGTATAATTATCGATACCTTCACCATGAAGGACTTTCATTGTATATGAAAACACCCAATGCTCGAGGGTTGAGTGAATGGTATCTATGTGAATAGGTGTAAAATATGTCGAATAGAAGTTACCAAGTAGGGTCATTTTAAGGCAAAGGTCAATGAGTTGCCACTTGGTTATTGTTTTCTCAAGAACCGGATTGCTTTCATCATCATACTGGATTTGTCCATTCTCCATGTGTACCCTATCAAGTGCCATGTAGAGACCTATATACGTGGTCTTTGAATTGTTAAGGAACTCCGTAATGAACTCATAATTGAGCTCATGATTAAGGTTGGTGAGAAAATATTCCTCCATACCTTCGTGGTGGCGTTTCCAAAATTCTTCGATACGGACGAGGTCTCCCCATTCAAACCATGCAAGGCTATTTTGGAGACTGTTATACGAACCTTTGTTGGCTACGATATCCCAGTAGTTCATTAATAGTTCCTTGTATTTGCGGTTCAATGTGATGTTATCATTTGATTCTTCATGAACATCGACATCATAGATGGCTTTTTGGATGGATTCCGGAATATGGACATCGAAATTGGCGAGATTTGTTTTAAGAACCTCGTTGTCTCCATAAAAATCCGCAGCAATCTCATATTCATGCTCACCATCGGCATCCGTGAGGTATAATGAATCATGAATCTCACCGGCTTCCCTCGAGCTGGCGATGATATATATCATGTGAACATAAAAATTATTGTATGGGAATCCATTCGATGTGAAATTATCGGTCTTTAGATAATCAAGATTCATGTACAACTTTTCGTTGATGATTTCACCCTGGTCATCCGGATTATACACATCGGGGATATTTTGTCCCATATTAAGTAAGGCAAACGTATCCGATTCCACTCGGGCATGGACAATTCTGCTTGTGGATATGAAACAAATTTTGCGTACGTAGTTTAGGTTAACGGATTGGCCGTTTTCAAACCAAAACACGTAAGGTTTGTCTCCATTAAATACTCTGCCATCTTTTATATCGACAAATTCTATCATGTTTTATGATTTTTTCTTACCAATCAAAGTATACGACTCTTCCATCCTTTGTTTCGCCTATATTGGCGAGGCAGAAATCACCGAAGTTGCCGGATATATTATACCCTATTGATTTTAGTTCCTCACGGCAGGTGACGAGCCATTCAATTGTTTGTTTCTGTTCCTTGGAAATCGATTCGTTTTGGAGGGCTTCAGCTTCACGATGTTGGGCCACCATGCATTCCAACGACAATAACCCTTTACCGACATGTGAGCGGCATAGTGTATAAAAATCCTTAACTTTTTTTGTATATACATCGATAGCCTCACGAATGATGTAACTATCCGTAACCTTATATACATCCGGCAAGGTTGTGAAGTGTTTACCCTTCATACGGCGGAACTGATTGATGGTTTCATCCCGGTTCCCCACGAAATTGGTATCGAATATCACTTTTATAACTCGATTATTACCGATATCATACACCATGCCTTCACCACCGGCACCAAGAATACGTTTGATTCTATCCACTGGCTGTTTCCTAATCATATCAAGGAATTTTCGACAGGTTTCATCGGTAACTTTACCACCCATACCGGATTTCGAATAAAAGTATGCCGAAAGAATGGCATCCAGCGTGTTTGTACTCATATTTGGTGGACAAAGCCCGGCCAAAAGCTCCTCATCAAACTCATCATCATCCATCAGGCCGGTGAACAATACCCTGACTTCTTCAATACCGAACTCGGGGTTGAGATACTCACGGGATTCCAATATATATTCGAACAATGTTTTCATTATCCAGCGGGATTTTATTTATTCGTAAATTATGGTTAACGGATCAGTGACCGTGGTGAAGGTGACGGGGTCACCATCGGCGGAGCTGATGAACGACCATCCACCCATCAATACCGGGAACTGGTCAGTATTGTCGAGGTATATATTACCATGACTATCAAGACCTATATTTGGATTTTCACCATCATATAGATATACCGTTTCCTTCTTAATGTCATAAGTACAACGGGAAGGATCATAGTTATAGGTCTTGTTCACATAATAGTGATTTTTAAGGGCCTGTTCATTACGGTCGGAGATGAAGTATATGTTGACACCATCAATCGCATCGATTTCATCCTTCAAAAGGTGGATGATATCCGATTTCGGGATAAATATATCCGATTTGATATCGGCAAAGAAACTACCAATGAGTTTACGGATTTGATTTGAAATATATGGAGTATCGTATGTGGTGTTCTTGAGTTTGACATATACGTACATGGCATATTTGGCTATCTCCGGGTCAAACACATTGAATACCGCACCGGCAAGTTGTTGGCCGGTCTTATTGATATGGGATACGATGGATTGTTTTTGTTGTTTGGAAAGGAAAAAGTCGCTTTCCTTGAGTTTGAAGTAATCCAACCCATCCGACATCTTGATTTTGAAATTGGCCAACACAAGGCTGTTGATGATAAGCGAACCCGGCTCGCTCCATGTACGGTTATATCCACAGAAGGAGAAACGATTGAGGTATTGCTTATAGTTCTTGGGATCTGCCAATACGAGGGAACGACTATTCAAACCAATCATATTACGGACGGTTTCGATATCCTCGGAATTGGTGCCACTGTTTACATTATCATTATCACAAAGGGCAATGTTCAAAATGGAATTACCATCAATATCATTACCAAGGGTATCGTACAAGGAATCGTTAAACTTGAAGGATGCATTGGATCCGCTCGATATGTTTCCATTTTCACCATTATGGAGGAGGTAGGTTACTTTTATATCGTCCTCATTTTCAAGAGCTTTACCGTATTGCCCATTACCGAATATGATGTCAATACCTTTTTTCAATGATACCCGGACTGTATATTCATGGCTTTCCGGATCCATGTCGTATAAGCTTTCTCTCCTCTCCCATATCTCATTGTTCACCATAACCTCAAGGTAATCAAGGTCACAATCACCCTGGAATGGGACATTGATCGTATACAACTCACCACCGGCGGCATGGAATGTTTGACTTTCGAATTTACCTTCAACAATGGTAAGGTACTTTGTGGTATTGTCCATACGAGGTGAAAGTATAATAGCCTCTTGTGGTAAAATGATGTTGTATGTCGATCCATTTTGTTCGCAATTCAATGTGGTACGGTTGCGAATAACAACATCACTATATTGGTTATTGCTGGGCATAAACGATACGGCAACGGTACATGATGTGGCCGTACCGAGTGATGGCTGATACCCGGAAATTGATGCGAGGTTGTAGATGGAACGCTTACGGGTGGCCGTATACTTGTTTTGTTCCGTTAAACTATCCTCAATATATGAAAGGATATTTTGAACGGCTGCGCTAACCACGGTGATCAATTGTCCAAAAATGGAACTATTTGTATATTTGTATGATAATCCATTAAGCACGGTCGAAAGGTAATCTCGAACAGCTTTTTCGAATTTATCATATTGCATTTGTATCATTGAAAATAATTTCATATCCTATGTTTGTTTTTTAGATATAATTCACGGCACCCTGTGATACCTTATATATTTTGGAGTATGATTCAGTTTCCTTTGAGAATGTGACCTTCATGAGCATGATATCATGTTGGGTACCGGCAAGGAACTCGACATTTACAGTTACTGTCCAGCCAAACAACTCCACATTTTGCTCGATATAGTGTTTCACCTCATTTTCGACAGTTTTATTACCGATGTTGGGATTGAAAAGGTACGTATCGAAACGGGTACCAAAATCGTATGCCCCAAGAACATCGCCACAACGGGTGTCGAAAAGCATCTCTATCTGTTGGATGATAAGGTCAACATCCTGATCGAGAACGATCGCGTCCAATGTACTACAAAAATCAATCATTGTTATTGTTCATATTTATAATGGGCTGTTGTAACCAACCCGAAATTTTCATCGAGTATATACGCTATACCTTCGGTCGCGGCATTTGGTAGAAGGTTACCATCAATGCAGAATACGATGGATGCCGGCGTGCGTCCGATTTCAATGAAATCAACCCCTTCGATGCGTAGGTGAAATACACCCACTTTCGATTTGTACTTATTAAGGTTGAGCGCAATGTTTTCGGATACTGCCGGGTGAATGGTAATGTCGCCAAGGGGTTCCGTGCGGATAAACACAGGACGTATGATATTTGATTTATAATCTTCGGGCCTATTGATTTTCACAACCTCTTTGTGGATTTTATTGACCACACTTACTTCATAGTTATTCATATCTACTAAATCAAGATTTATTCTTTTGCCATGACGCATATTAGCGCTCGTTGGGACAAGGAACTTGTATGTTTCCTTATTGAGGGGAATCTCATTGGTTACGAGATCAACAACCGGCAAGGTCGTGACGCGAAGTTTCTCCTGATCATTTTTGTAATCCTCCGGGAGACCGCTAACATCGTATATCTCAACACTACCTTGAAGAATAAGTCCATCTTTATACCAATCCCATGGTTTTTCTATGATGGATTTGTTGAATTTATGTTCATTGACGGAACTGGTAAGCCATGTTTTTTCAAAATAAACATTCTCCTTGTCGCGGATGATCAACTCAAAAATCATGCGGTTTTCCCTTGGAACCGGCATGTCAAACTCGTCCTTAATAATATGACCCTCATCATCAACTTCCCACATCCCATATGTTTCCGCGAGGTATAAATCAAGGTCTTCTTCGTACACATCATTAAATCCTAATGAAATATTCGCATCACCATCGAAATTAAGATCTGCATGGAAGAAATCCATTAGTTTGTTTCCAAACGGCATACTTGTTATGCCACCTGTAAATTCCGAGGAACGTATGTAATAATTTCCTTCATCACTCAAAATGACCGGGTCAAGATCAATATGTATCAAGGAGCCGGTGTTATTGATGTTTTCCGTTTCACCACAAATTTGCGTACGGAAACCAATCCATTCGTCATTATAGGTGATGGAAATAGGATCCAATATATTGAAATCGACACAGAGCTGGAAATCATCCATCTTATAACGAACTTTCCCGTTAGTGGCGCGCGAACTACCAAGGTCAAAAAGATAACTTCCGAGCACCACCTTTACTCCAGCAATGTATATGTATGCAGTGATGATGTATTGGATGCCGGAAAGACTCATCTCATGATCCTCGCCAAACTCCTTGTCATAAAAAGATTCCATCGAATAACGAGGAATAAATAACGTTATTTGGCGTTGTTGAACCGTACGCGGGATGTAATAGTTTGAAAATATCCGGGTTTCCGGAACCCATATGTTCGTATTACTACGGACAACATTATGGATATAGTTATTTTCGAAATTATCAATCAATCGTTGGTTACGGATAAAATGTATCTCATTACCAGCGGTCATGTACGAATATTCACCATGGGTAACATCGATGATGCCGGTATCATGAAACTCCACCATGTAGTGAAGTTTCTTCGTACCATGCATAATATTTATGTGTGAACGCTGTTTCATGTATTCGATAATGTATCATTATAAATATAATAATTATATCACAAACACTTTCTTATCAATCATTTTAATTTTCGGTTAGGTTTCATATATTACCATGATTTATAGTCAAAACGGGTATTTATATGATATTAGACTACGAATATTCACGGGATAAAAAGCAATTTAGCATATCCTTCATCAAGCCGGATGGCAATAAGGAGGTAATGCACTTTGATAACATTCAAAAGTTCCTCACCTATTACTACACGCCCGAGGGACGTTTCAATACATGGAATGAGGCCAAGTGTGATACCAAGTATACTTACAATCCAAGTAAGTTTGATATCAAGGAGTTTATTTATAACCTTGCACCGGAAATTCAGGAGAAATTGGATGGTAAAACCTTCCCTAAACTTTATACGTTCGATATTGAAACCCGATTAAAATCGGGCCCTCACGGGGAGATTGGTTTGGGTGATTTCACAGATCCTACCGTGGCGGATGAGCCTATCCACTGTATCTCGTTGGTTTCGCCGAATTTGAACAGTGTGGTTATGGGCGATAAACCATTGAGCGAGAAACAAATCCAATGGGTTGCCGACCAGTTCTACGCATATCTTGATAGTATTCCTTTTTATCGCACATTAGGCATTCCAAAGCCTCAATTCAAGTATGTGTACTTTGACAGCGAGGAGCGAATGATTCGGTTTTTCCTTGAGAATGTTATTGCCAAGGTACCGATCCTTGCCGGTTGGAACTCCATCGGATACGACTGGTGTTACATCACAAGTCGTATCAAAAACTTCTACCCCAACCTGTCCGTGGCAATGGGTTCCCATACTCATACGGTGAATTATTCCAATTACACCAACATCAAAGGTGAGACCATCAAACTTCCATATCCTACCCACACACTTATCCTTGATATGATGGATATCATTGACAAGGAGGACACGCAGGTGTTGCCTACGAAGGAGTCAATGAACCTTGACTATATATCCGGTGAAGCATTGGGGGCCAATAAGGTCGAGTATGATGGTAACCTTGAGGAACTTTATATCAACGACTTTCCTCGTTACGTATTTTACAACTTGATCGATAGTATCCTCGTCCAGTTGAACGATAAGAAGTTCAAAACGATGGATCACATTTACATGTATTCCTTGTATGCCAAGGAGCGTATCGGTCAGTGTTTTAGTAAAATCGCCCTCACGGAGTCATTGATTCTCAAGCACTTCCGTTCCACAAACACAAAGATTGTTTGGGAACCAAAAGAACAGGTGGAACGTGGACGATTGGTCGGAGCGTATGTGAAGATGCCGGTTGCCGGATTGTGGGAGCTGGTATGCTGTAATGACTTTTCCGGCCTATATCCAACGACCGGTATTGTAACTAACATCTCATTCGATAACTTCGTTGGAACCTTCTATGACGAGGAGAAACTTGCCCCGTATCGTAGAGACCCGGAAAATTACATTGTGGTGTGTGCAAGTGTATACAAAAACAAAGGCACACTCGCAAAACCAAAACTTGGAGATTTCATTGTCCAGTATCTTGACGAGGAGAAACTCGCTCCGTATCGTGCGGATAAAAATTATTTTGTATCCATCAACGGGCACGTATACAAAAACGATAAGGACTATACCCTTAAACAGGTATGGAACAATCTTCGTTTGGAACGTAAGTATAGTAAATACCTCTCCAAGAAACTTGACGCCCATATCAGTAATGATATTGCCCATATCCTTCGTTGCTACAGTGAAAATGGTAACCTTGACAAACTTCATCATGATGTACTCAATACATATACCGATGATGAAATCACCAAGCTCAAGGAGATGGGTTATAACTTCACCTGTGGTGAAGACCTTGTGGGCTTGTCGGAAGCAGATCTTAAAGAGCTTTCCCGTATAATCAAGGAGGAAATCACTTATCTTTCCAACCTTGAGCAGGCCATCAAGCTCATGATGAATAGTATATACGGTGGTACCTCCCATCAGGCATTCTATTGGTTCAATATTGCCCTTGCCAACGATGTTACCGGTGAAGGTCGTAACCTCACCCACCACATGGAACGTCACCTCAATGAGTTTTGGCGCGATGCATGGCAGACCAACCCGGAACTTAAGAAAATTCAGGATGAACTTGGTATTAAACTCAAGCCCAAAGAGGTCATTGATCAGATTCTTGCCAATTCACATGATAACTCCTTGGTCACCTGCGTGTATGGAGATACCGACTCATTGTACCTTTCATACAAAGACCTCATTGATACCATTGAAGGTTCGGAGAGCATGACGCTTGATGAGAAACTTAAAATCATCCTCAAGATCAACACCGAGTTCCTTGACAAACATAACAAGGAGCACATCCGGGATTATTTCCTCTCGCGTAATGTCCGTCCTAATACTGCCGACCTTGAAGATTTCGAGTTGGAAACCGTCAATAAACGTGGTGTTTGGCTCCATGAAACGAAAAAACGTTATGGTCAAATCCTCCTTTGGAAAGAAGGTAAATTCTATGACATTGATGACCTACCTATTAAGGTCAAAGGCCTTGAGGTTATCAAATCCTCATACCCAACCATCGCCCGTAAACAACTCAAACAAATGCTTCGCTTCTTATTGGAATATGACGGTAAGTACCTCACACAGGAACTTAACCTTATGTCACAAAAGTTCCTCAAGGAGTTCGAGGAGGCGGATGTTGATATGATTAGTGGTAACCTTCGTGTGAATGGATACTTGCAAAAAGTCGTTCAGGACACCGATCCTAACGGATTCACAACCGTTCCTAAAGCACCGTTTAATGTCAAGGCATTGGCGATGTATAATTGGCTTAATAATATCCACCATCTCGGTAGTGAACCGATTTATGGCGGTAAACTCAAGTACTATACCATGAAAGGCTCCAGTGAGAAAAATGGCGACATTTACTTTGCATATGAGGGCACAAAACACCCGAAATGGGCGGAAAAATATGCACCGATTGATCCAAGACGTATGTATCAAAAGTTTGTGCTTGACCCAATCAACAGAATCCTCTCAAGTGCAAGTATGCCATTACTACGGGCAGATGGAAGTATTCAGTTGGATCTATTTTAAAACAGTTGAAAAACGTATATATTCAGTAAATAAACCACATTAGTTATGCAACTTACAGGTAAGGAAATCGTACAGGAAAACATTATCACCGGATATGTTCCCGAGGCAATTCAGCAACAGGGTATTGACCTTCGTTTAATGGAGGTTCGTGAATTTGGCCACGTTAACGAGCAAACCAAGGTATGGGAACAAAACTTCCACCTTGATTGTATCGGAATCATCCCCACCGAAGGTAAAACCACCCTTCCAAAGTCACGAGTTGTTGAAAAAGGACTATATGCCGATATGTCCGGTTGGAAGCTCAAACCCGGCTATTACGAGGTCATCTTTGAAGAGGGCTGCGTTATGCCTAAAGACAGAGTCATGGTGTTTATCACCCGTTCAAGCGGCGTCCGTTGTGGTGTTGAGATCATCTGCGGCCAGTTCGATGCCGGATTTAAGACCGAACATATGGGTTGCTTTATGCGTGTCCACGAGCATGTGTTCATCGGAGATCACGCCCGCATCGCCCAAACCCGTATCACCAAGACCGCTCCGGTTGACGAGGACAAGGTATATAACGGCCAATGGCAAGGTGACAAGCAACGTGCTGAACAAAAGTAACCGATTATGCTACCATTAATTAACACGTTGAAATACGCGAATGCTCAAGTGGTCTTTCAGGAGTTTCCCGGAGAGACCACTCTTGCCATAAATATATCGGGATGCCCTAATCATTGTCCGGATTGTCATTCTCCTTATCTGTGGAAAGATGAAGGTACCCCTTTAACGGTAGATGCCTTGACCGGACTTATCGAACCATACAAGGATACAATCACATGTGTTGGTTTCATGGGAGGAGATCAGAATATCCGTGCTCTGCATTATCTCATTGATGCTGTGAAACCTACGTATCCCGGCCTCAAATTTGGATGGTATAGCGGCAGGAACCAATGGACTGACAATATCATCGAACCATTTGATTATGTCAAATTCGGGCCATATAAAAAGGAACGTGGTGGATTGGATAATCCAACAACCAACCAAATAATGCTCAAGCGTATTGCCAATGAGGATGGTTCCTTTGTTATGTGGCTTGATATTACGAAATACTTTTGGAGAAGCACTCCTCAAGAGCTAAAGGATGTATACCTTAAAGTAACGTATAAAAATATTGCGTTTTTACATCATGTAGCCGGAGAAACCATGTTGTTCCAGGGTATTGGGATGACTGTTGATGGATATGCGACAAAACTCGTACAACCCACCGAGGAGAATTTTGTCAAAGGCTTCATCATGTCACTTAATGGTCAAACTCCGCCGGATGAATGCGTCACTCATGAGTTCCGTAGAAAATGGGGGAGTAATGATGAATGGGAGGATGCGGGCCCCTTACCACCTTTTCGAGCGATGTCGGATCCCAAAAAAATTGCTGAATAGTGTTAATTTTGTTCCTTGCCCGTTTATATATAGGTGAAATTAAAAGGAAAGGAACACAATATGGAAAACAGATTCTATCAAAACAACGCGGAATACAAGCCGGTCGAAATGTCCAAGAGACGTATGATCGAACACCTCACCAAGATCCAGGATGAATGCTTTGACGAGGAACTCGCAAAGAAATGCTATAAGATCCCGGGTATCCGTAAAAAGGACTTCGCCTATCACTTCAACGTGAGATACGGCCGTCCTTTGAAAAAGGAGGTGATCGTGTTCAGCAAAGGTGGTTCCGATATTTGCGGAAGTTTCTGCATGACTGAATCCATGGGTGTGGAAATCGAAGAACCGGTCAAGGTCGTGGTGGTCCTCAAGTCTGCACCTAATACATACCAAGTGTGGAGTTTTGATTGGGACGATAAATTCTTCGATAAGTGGTTCTAAATCAATGACATATGGCAGATATTAGGATCTATAATTTCGACACCACAAACGAAAACCTAAAGAATTGCCCGTTTTGCGGATGCACTCCGGAGTGGTTTTTGAAAGGAAACGATGTAACTCCATCAAGAACCGTGGTAATCAAATGCCCACATTGTAATGTGAGGATGGAAACCAGTGGGCGAAGATGGAGTACAGTTGAAGTGGCTCAACGCGCCATGGATAAGTGGAATCAACGAATCGGCGAAAGCCGTTGGTAATCAATAAATTAACATTAAACCCCTAATATTATGAAGGAAAACGTCAAGCAATTTTTCGTGAAGTTAATCAACTATCTGCAATTCCTTTTGGAAGGATCATTCATCACTCCCTACAAGGCGCCCACCATGGAGCAGCTCCGTTCAACGAACAAATATTGAATTAACACAAAACTGTAGTTATGGATCGAAAAGAATACCTCAAATCATTAAACCAACCGGCCCCGGAATCCGCGGAATTTGACAATAAGCATCATCCGGTATTCCTATCGTTGGCCGAGTACCTCGCCGCACGCCGTAAATGCGCGGAATACGAGGAATCCGAAAACATTTCCGACCAATTGACGGCCGAGGACTATCGCTTGTTCGATAAGAACTTCGAAAATGCCCTTCACGATGCCCTGTACAAGGACAACGATTTCGACAAGGACGAGATCGAACGTACAATCCAAATGATGAAGTCCGTTGGTTGGACTTGGGCACATGGCCTTACCGATAACCGTAAGCCATCAACACCCAATTGTAAGGAATTTATCGATACCATCAGGTACTGCTACGAGAGTTGCTTTAACAACGGCTCTGCACATGGCTTCTGCGCTACCGGTGGAATCTCCGTGGAAATCGATATTTTGGATCACTTTGTGAAGATCCAATTCAGCAGCATCGATGTCTTTGCATTTGATGGTGACGATAGCCACTAAAAATCGATTTTAACCGCATTTATTTGCGATATAACAAGAGATCCCATTTGCCCTGATAAACTATGAAGGGTAAATGGGATCTCCTTTTATATGCGATTTTTTGGGTATAAAAAAAGAACCCCCGGAGAGGTTCTTTTCTTATATTTACCAACTTGGATGAATTATTCGAGGCTTGCGAGCTCGGAAGCAATCTGTGAAAGCATTGCGAGGCGGGTTGGATCGCCCTTGTACTTTTCAGTAAGCTCGGCGATCTTGGCCTTACGTTTTTCGATTGCCTCTTTTTCGAGGTTTTCCTTCATCTGTTGGCCCTCTTTCTCCTTGGCGGCAGTAACGGCACCCTCAATCGAATGCTCATAGAGCTTGGTGAGATCGATATGGGTGTACTTCTTGACGGCCTCAACGATCTGTGCGATGTCACCTTTGACTTCCCATGGTTGGCTACGGTTCGTGCGAAGGAGTTTTGCGTATGCGTTACCTTCATTTTCAATAACAATGAACTGGTCATTGCTGTTGCTGATGATGGAAACGTTATTGAGGATGGCGATCTTGCTGAAGTTTTCAACAACCTTGGCAAATCCCTCAAGCATACTTGCACGTTGTGCTTTTTGGTTGACCGGGGCAGCATTGACAAGATAGTTGTTATTCTCGCGGAGTTGATCAACGGTGTATTCACCGACAACACCTTCATTCGTGATTGTGCATTGAACCTGCTCGTCCTTCTCTTCGACCTTGTAAGTACGGTTGAAAGCCTCCATTACAAGGGCGCCGTCCTTAAACTTAACGGTACCGGATTCGATCATGTTGGCGACAATGAGGAACTCATTGGAAACATCCTTTCGAGATGCCTCATAGATGCCGGATTCATTGACGCGGAAGAGATGACCACCAGCGTGGAAATAGAAACCAGTTTCACCCTTTTCACAAAGAGCCACCGGATGAACGGCCGTATATTGGTCGGAATACTCGACTATAGGTTGTTCACGATAAATGGCCTTTGCAATGGTGCGGAAGGATTCAACATACATGACATCCTTGAGGGCACCGGATTTGATATAGGAAACAATTTCCTTCTCTTCCATTTCGAGCATTGGACGAACCTGCTCAACAGCACGCATTTGGAGGTAATTGCTATGACCATTACCGCCGTTTTCGATGGACTCACATACGCTTGCGAGTGCCCATCCGAACTTGTTGGCATTGATCGTTTCTGCAATAGCCTCGACAACGGCTTGGATACCGGTATCGTAGGAAAGACCACGGGCTTCACGGAGGAATGAGTTAACAGTACCACAGGTAGCAGGGTTGGCCACCAAATAAGTACGATATTTATTGATCAATTCATTACCAATAGCAGTTTGTGCCTTGGCTTCAAACAACTTACCGGAAAAATCGAGTCCGGCCAAAACCTTGTACATGTTCATACTATTATTAAGCTTTTTTTCTTATCGGGTTTCCCCGTGTACTTCTATATAATAATCACTCCGCGAAACACATGATACTTATTTACTTTACAGCTACCTGTTGTTCAGCTTGCTGTAAAACAACGGAGCTTTCGGTGTGGTACCATTGATTCAAAGATATCTTCGGACGTGGGCTTGGTCTCGTTATTATACCGGATACTTGTCCATCAGTAACAAGCATACGACCGTTGGATATCAAGTGGTCACCACCAGCCGATGCGTCATTTTGGGCATCCGGAAGGTTGTCAATAACATATTGAATTATGCTGCTACCAGTACCGGAACCTCTCGTTTCATCTTTTTTACCACCGGATCCGGCGACACTCACACCACTGTTAGGAGTATCCGAATCATTATCCTTACCATCCTCTTTGCCGGATGCACCGGATACACCGGATGCATGTGTCGTCGTAATTGATGGAGTCATCATGATCGCACATGGTGTAAATGGATACGTTAAAACACCATTGAGTGTAATCGGTGATCCATTGGCATTTTCATCCGACTTGAAATTACCACATCCTATTTTCAAATAGCCGGGCTTCGATCCTGCATTGAAACTACCTCCAACATATCCCTCGTAAGGAATGATTACGTATGGTATAGGTTCGGCGGATTCCCACTGAATTTCTGTTTCATCAACGTTCCACGTCCATGTTCCTCTATACGAGTTATTTGGGCATATCTTGACATTATTTTCAACAACTCTCAAGGATGGCGTAATATCAAAGTAGTTCGCACTTAAATTATCAACAGTAAGAACCTCAACGGATACCTTATCGGTTGGTTTAGCAAGCGGGCTATCAAACAATCCAATTATATATTGGGATTCGATATCCTCGCCGGATAATATCACCGATTGAGGGCCATTGATAACATTTGAGTTTTTATCTTGTGAGAATGTCTCCGTATATAAATTAGATATAAGTGCGTTGGCCAACGTATAATACGGTACGTATGTGACTGATGATGGGTCTTCCGGTTGAGGTTGGGATCCGGAAGCTGCCTTGGCACCACCACGAGTTGTGGTATCCGAATTGGTATCCTCATCATTTCCGCCGGATGCATCACTGCTTGATGGGTTGTAATCCGAATTACCATTATCGGTGGATGTTTCATCATCCTTTCCGCTGGATGAACCACCTATTGTGGAGCTTGAATTCGAATCGGAGCCACTGGAACCACCATTCGATCCACCACCGGAACCGCCACCGGAATTTGGTCCGGTGCTATATGATGCCGGTTGCGGATCTACCTGTGCCTCCTCTTGTTCAAGATCATATACGGTGATATTTGGAAGACTGATGTTCAACTCCGAAATACTGGCACGTATCGAATTTGAACGCTCATTATTCACGTTGATTGCATTCCATATAGGTGCGTGGAACTCCGTTGAGTTTTTCTTACACCTTATGAAACCAAACGGCACAATATCGAGGAATATGTTGTAGTCCATATCGCTGCAATAGAAATAATCCACTCCACTACCACTGCGTTTTGTTTTCCACGTGGTGTAATCAACTTCGAATATCCTTGGGAATAAATCGAAGTAATATTCAAACTCCATCATATAAGGTGCATAACGAAGTTTGCCGTAGACTGCATATTTCTTTTGGGCATTGTTCTTGGTGATATTTCTCTGTCCATCGGCACGTTGTGCGAGACTCGACACTATACCGAGTGAAGAATCGGCTGCATGGTGGGTTTGACTTGCAGGATATTGCATTATTTTCTCAATACTGCAGTTTGATATGTCATACAACAAATCATCTGTTATATCGAGGTATGGTACACCATCAATATCGGTTGTCCTCAAAATTTCGCTTCCCCATACATCGTAACTACCATTCGCTTTGATCTTTTTCCTGTTAAATCCTTCGATGATGGATCTCAATGATATTTGACCTTGAGTGTTCTTCTCCTTATATATGGTTCGTGGAACGTCCTTCCATGCTGTGTTATTTGCATAATATCCGAATCCAAAAATATTGGGTTTATATCCTGTTGAGTTGTGTAGGGAGCCGGGCGTTGTCACTTCTTTGGTGATGTCAAAAGGAATCTCATATTTGACAACATTATAGAGTTTTGAACGTTGTTTACAATCAGTGCCCTCAAATGCATTGGTTGCAGCAGTGTCCGTACTACGAGCCCCTTCGTATGGTTTATAATCTTGCCAGTTAGGCCCGTAACCGGATATTGCGCGGTGAGGTGCGGAGTAACTTTCGGAATTATTGAACCATGACAACACGCCGATGTTCAACTCAAGTGTTCCTGTGATGGCAACCGTATATCCGAATGTTTTGTTTACGGAATCTATCGATCTCTTGAGCGAATAAGCCACATCCTTGAATCGTGACATACATGCGACTTTTGGTGTATTGATAACAGTTCCAAACGGTTTACCTGTGATAGTGAAACCTTGTCCACCAATTATAGTACCCTGAACAACCACACTGCCTTGGATTGTAGTGTTGCCTTGGATTGTAGCGTTACCCTGGACATTGATATTGTTATTAAAGACCGAATCACCCTGTACAAACATGGATCCTTGAACGGAGGTGTTACCTTGTACGCCTACATTGTAATCAATTTGCCAATCACCAATATGATCTGCTTGAGGGTTATCGGTTTGGCTCATCCTCGTTGGGTCGTTTTGTCCACTACGATCAATCGGGGCGGAATGTAACTTCGAAAAGCCAGCACTGTCGGTGCGATTCTTTTCGGAATAAGTCATGTGGACTTTTGTTGGCTTTGTATTCGGATCCACAGGGGATTGATCAGGGTTTGCCGGGAGAATGTATCCACGCGGTGCACCAATGGTGTTTGAATTGATATTCAACATAAGTGTCCAATAATCGTGGAGCTTGATGCTTTCAAAAACATCACAACGAGCATCATCGTCATAGCCTATATATGTATACGCACTAACGGTACCAACGTATACCTTTCCTAAATAGGCATATTCGTATACGCTATTTGGGCCTCCAGCGTGGTTTTCTGCAGGGAAAAACACCAAGGCAAGGTCGTTTGTCTTTGGCTGTTCAATTTCCACATATTCACCACCGTATTGGTAACCCCAAATGCCTTCGCTATTCCTCGTTGCCCATACGATTCGGCCTTCATCATCAATCGCCTGAATTTTGTTGAAAGTGATGATTGCGCCGGATTTTGCACCAACTGCAATGATTACGCTTGGGGATAAACCATCGTCACCCTTGATACCTTGGGCAGTGATACCGGTTTGTTGGCCGTTAACATTCCAACAAAATTCCTTGACGGCATCGTCAAAGTAAAGTTTCGGTACGATCTGTACTGCCTCAAAATCCCAATTCCATGTAGCTGGATTGTTTATGTTATGTTGAGGATTGGATGCCACATATGTACCTTTACCGTAAATGGCGACCGAGAAATCATGGAATGTTTTATAAATCTCATCGTCATGGGCATGTCTACGAACCATGCGGTTAAGACCGGCAATACGGTTGTCGATGAAAATATATGGGCTTGCAAGATATGCTTCCCCGGTAATGTCATCGACATTGATTTCGATATCGAACCCCGCAGGATTCGATCCAACCATGAGGGATGGGATTGCCTTATATTCAACACCATCAACAACCACGGAAGGTGCTACACCGCCATTAGTGAAGTAATCGTCATCAACCATCATACCAACACCACTACCGGCAATCATATCATTGACTGCTTGTGGCCCCATCGCGGTAGTAAAGGTCGTGTTAAATATTGTGCTTAATATACCTGCACTCAACTTCGTAAGTTTATGTGAGGTATAGCCAACGTGAACCGATCTTGTATATACACTGTTGCCGGGTTCGCCTTTTGTATACTGTACAGATATCAATCGCTCGATATTCTGTTTCATCGCATTACAAAATGCGGCGAAATCCTCTTGAAATCCCGGATCCCCGAGTTGGGGGATTCTCATTTCCGTAAAAATATTATTCATAATTATCCATGTATTTTCGTTTTAACGTAATCTGAACCTTACGTGATATATTATATGTTCCACATCAGTTTCGCTGGCGTACTCAAAATTATATGAGATGTTGTATAACTCCTTTAGCTTATGTTTCATCCATAATGAATCAACCGGTATGCCAATTTCATTGATATGTTTATATAATAGTTCCCACATCTCTAATTCCTCATTTTTTTCATCAAATGAGAGCGTGGGCATTGGATCTGTGGACGCAACGTACTGTTCCGGAAGTATGTAAACACATCCATCATTTTTCCACACAATATCCCATGGCCACTTGTTTTCCTCATACCAAGATGGTCGGGTAAGTGCATCATCCTCCTCCTCAAAACTATAATATCCAACACTTGGGTATTCCGGTAACATACCGGTCTTGAGAAAATCGTTATATTTTTGAACATTCTTTGAGGTTATATCGCTCCATTGCTTATAACGATATGATATATTCCTATAATTTTCATCCGTTGGATCCACAAAGAATGGGCATAAACGGCCCGTATAGCGAAGTACATAACCACTATGGGTGTTATTCTTGTACATCCTGCGTTCTTCCGGGTGGTATTTTCCAAATGATTCAACGGTATCAGTGATGGTACCACGGGTAAAATTGATACGGTATGGTGGAATCCACGTGTTGAACAGATCTGTAAGGAATTTGATGATCTGATAGTCTTCACCTACATTTGGAGAGGTACCGTCCGCCATGTAAATGCCGAATTTTCTATGTACCTGATCCTCGTTTGTGGATACCGGTGATCCCAGTGAATCGGAACTGACAATGGATTGCATAAGAGCCGCATATCTCATGTATGTGGAGTATACAATATCATCATTCTCAAAACGTATGAGGATTCTATCGTCTGTTTTGCTGATTATCATACTTGCGTTGAGGGTATTATCCACCTGTACATCGGAACAGGATATCTGCCCGGCATCCTTTATCATCGAATATATGTATATTGGTGGTAATTTTTTTACACCATACAATTCCAAATTCAATTTCGTTAGGTCGTACATGTTGTTATTTAGATAGGCAACGCCAGTATCGAAATTCATAAACAACCTTGAGGCCTGATGATCCAGGTCTCTATTAATTAGAAGGTTATATTCTATAGTCATAGTACCCGTAAAACCCTTGCAGTCAATCACCTTGCACCAGCTCGCGGCACTGTTGTATACATTGTGGTTCTCCTGTGTGATTTCCGCTTGATCATAGTAACGGCCTTCCACTCGGTAAAATTCGTTATTATCCTTGAATACCGGTGCAAAACCATCATAGAAGTTATATATGTAGGTTGGGTTTTCAACCATAGCCCAGTGGAATATGGGTTGTGTGAATTTGTTGGTGTATATGTAATCTATGATTTTATTATCACCAATATAATCACATACATTTTTTGAATTGCTCATAACGGATCTATCCACGCGATATACCGGGATTTTTGAATAATTGGTATAAAGATCCTTGAGAGGGAGGTATTCCCCGTCATATTTCACCCGTAGTGCCACGGTGATATGTTTTCCGTTGAGTGATTCCTTCAACACGTAGGAGATATCCTCCATATTAAAAAGGAAATTGAGATTGATGAGCTGTTGGGCCACCATGTTTGATTCACGGAACTTGGATAATAGCATATTATCGAACTCCATCATAGGGATCTCACGGTGAACCAAATCACGGATCACATATGAGATGTCACGTGTTGCATAACGGCCTTTATCCGCCTGAACACCAGTGATAAATGCATAATCCGGATTGAACTTGATGCTCAATAAATCATCGTTGACTCCTTGGTATCCCGGATTCGGGGCGGATGGATCAGGAGAACTGTATCGGGCACTTTTATTAAGATATTCCGCCATGTATTTACAGATATTGTCCGATAATACGAGTACCCGGCGAACGATATGGTCGCGTTCCTCACCGGATACCTTTATCGAAAATTCAAATTCAAGGCGGCTTGGGTCGGTTTCTTCGGATATCCATAATGGGCAGAGATACGAGAACTGTTTGTCATAACGGGAAAAACGCGTTCTACGGGCGCCCATGTTGAAAATATGTGAGTATGGATCAACAATATCACCATTATTATACAACCAATGGTCACCATTCCATTCACCTTCTGCCGAATAGAATGCATTACCTATCTCACCGAATAGGTGTTTGATGTTTTCGAGATGGGTGTAATTGAAGGTCTCTCGGGAGTTTCCTTCATTAAACACTATATTGTCATCAAGAGGTACTATATGTAACTCCGGAGTATCCATCACATGCACACCATTATCATAGTGATAATACATGGGTATATCCCAACGGATTTGACCACCAAGGTATGGAGATGTTTTAAGGAGTTGATATCTCATGTTTTTACGTAAATTTAAGTTTTTAACGATTACCCAAAAGTGTTTCGTTATTGGTGTTTATTATATAATAAATACGTTCTTAATGAAGTATTCAGCTTAAAAAGAAAAACACAATATGAAAGATCTATTTAGCTATATAATGGAAGCCCTCCCGTACAATACGGCCAAGGAATACGTCAACATTAAACGTGATAAAAAGGCTGAAGGGTATATGATGGCGTTTTTCGATGAACTTGGTAAGTATGCCATGGAGCATGGTGGAAAATACTCACGCAACAAATACCGTATTTACCTTCCATACAAGGGGCCATCAATTGACGTTGCCGCCGATGATAGTGCTTCCGCCGGTAGCGCATCGGAATGGACAACCAATAGGGAGTGTATCAAAAACCTTGTATCCCTTGCCTTGGAAGAAAAAGGCCAGTGGATTGATAAGTGGGATTATATAGCAGGTACTGTGGATGTTGCCTTTAAAGACCAACAAGGTAACGTCAAAGTACGCCAGGGTCAAAAAATCGGTAGAATTATTTCAAAAGATACTATACCTACCGCCCGGGGAAATGTGTCCGCATTGGATATATTCTCGAATGACCCGATTAGAATGGGTAAGAGCATCAGGTCTGCCATTAGTGGAGGGGATCTTTGGTTGGTAATTTCAAATCACGCCTACGATATTGCCGGTATGTCCACCAATAGAAATTGGACATCCTGCATGAATATCTTTAATGGTATAAATAAGGAATATGTTGAAAACGATATCAAATACGGCACTCTCGTTGTGTATGTTATTGATAAGAATGATACCAACATCAATCAACCATACGGTCGTGTCCTTATTAAACCATATAAACTCCAACGTACTGGTTATATTGGTACAGATGCTGCACCCATTATATATGCGCCGGAGCCAACAGTTTACTCCCCATACGTGGGTATGAATCCGATTCGCGATTGGTTAAAGGGTATTTGCCAAGAACTTCAAGAAGGGGATGGAAAATTGAGAAGTCTCCGGGTATTATATAATGACAATTTCCATGATAAATCCGACCCGGAGTTTCATGGAAGACGCCGTAAATAATTCAATGTCAACATGCCAATATCCGATGATCCAATACAGTCAGCTGGTCAGTTAAAGAACAAGTCAACACTGAAAACTACATTTAACCCCATCAAGGAGGTTAAAGGCGATCAGCGTTCGCAGGCCATTCAGTGGACTTCTGCGATCTTGGATGTTGCAGTTAAAGGTCTTGGTAAGGGTAAGCGTCTTGTGGCCAACCCGTTCTATGAAAATAATGTCAAACTTCTCAAACCGGATCTTGTGTTTGTCCGTACCGCATGGGAGGTTGCAGAATGGGAGCGTTGTGCCAATGATATATTCTATTTCATTGAGACTTATGCAAAAACCATGACCCCGTTGGGTATCCGTAACATCACCCTTCGTGAGTATCAAAAAAGATACCTCCAACTCCTTCTCGACAATCAGCTTACAATATACCGAGCCGCCCGTCAGTCCGCAAAAACAACATCCTCCGCTATGTTCCTTTTGTGGTATATCCTATTCAATACCGATAAGAACGCCATCGTTCTTGGTAACAAAGGTAAGACCGCAAAGGAAATTCTATCCAAGGTGAAACAGGTATTCCTTGAAGTGCCATATTTCCTCAAGCCGGGTGTTGAAAAGTGGAATGAAAATGAGGTGGTGTTTGATAATGGGTGCCGTATTCTTACGGAAACCACGGTTGCCGAACCGGCTATCGGTTTTACACTCCACTGTGTATTACTTGACGAGTTCGCCCATATCGCCCCTAATATTCAGGAGACCTTCTATTCCAATATCTTCCCAACCATCGATGCCGCTAACGCAAAGTTGATGATTACCTCGACACAAAATGGCCCGGAGTTATTCTGTCGCTTGTTTGTGGCCGCTGAAAATGGTGAAAATGACTTCGCCCCATTCACAACCAACTGGGATGAGGTACCGAACTGGAACTCCGAAAAGAAGTGTTGGGAGAAACGTGATGAGGAATGGCGTAGACGTAAGGTGGCCAACCTTGGCTCGGAAGAGGCATTTAATGAGCAATACGGATGTGAGTTCGCAGTAGCCACAAATGCCCTTATCCCACAACGTTTCCTTACGAAGAAACAAATGAAGGTTAAACACTTCGTTAACAAGGAGATACTCGGTGTATCCCATGCAGATTGTTTTTACTGGCATCCGGATTATGACCCGATGGATATGCGGAAAGATTACATCGTATTCACCACGGATATCGCCACCGGCGTTCAGGAGGACTACACCAATGTACAGATTAATAAATTAATAGGTATCGGAGAGGATCGCCAACCAATATTTGAAACGGTTGGATATTTCCGTACAAATATCCTTGATGATAAGGAATGTTGCCGTACTTTGGCCGAATTTATTGACCTTTATTGCCATCATAACAGGTATCTTTATAGTTTTGAGAGCAACCTTTATGGTGATTTGTGGAAATCGAACTTCAAACAGCTTGCTGAAGTTGAGTTCACCAAGAACTTTACAATGGATAACTTCATTAAGTTCTATAATGAATCACTTACCCGTTTCCACTATGGTGTCCAAATAACCTATAAATCGAAACAACTTGGATGTAAGCTCTTCCGTACTGCTTATACGAAGAACTATATTATCAACGATTCCCATATATTCTATAATGAACTTAAATGCTTCTGTGATAAGAACGGTAACGGTACATATGCGGCAATTTATGGTCATGACGATACTGTTATGTCCCAACTCCAACTCCCGCTTATATACGATACCATCCAATTCAAGGAGTTCCTTGAGGAGTTCATATCCAATTCCGGTGTCGAGGATAAAGGACAAAATGAAAACTTCTTCCAAGACATTCAACCGGAGAGTAGTCAAATGCCACAAATTGGCGGCGTGAATTTGAATAATTTCCTACCAAGTTCATTCCGTATGGCTCAATCCCAGGGCGGAGGATCGTTGTATGATCAAGGTATGGTTGAGGGTATCCCGGCACTCCCCGGGTATCCGGGCTATAATGCCGGTGGAAATGAAGGAGGTACATTGTACGACTTTTAGAATTTCCCCATTTTCCGGTATGTTTTGATGCCAAATTTCCCCATTTTCCGGAATTTTTGAAATAACTCTCCAAAATTGGCCTTTTTTGGGGGTTTATTCCTTAAAATTTGGAAAAATAACCGGTTTATTCACCGTTTTTATACCTATTTTTCAAATAAGCTTTAAAGTCCCGGCTTAAATGGTTGTTAATTTTTTGCGATACTGGTTTATATATAGGTGTTAAAGGAAAGGAGTATCATATGAATCGTTACGTTTTCTACAATCCCAACCCCCTGCAGAAATATCATAAGGATGGCACCCCGATGCGATGGAAGTACTGTGACTGCACTATCCGTGCAATAAGTAAGGTCGAAAAATCCGATTGGGTGTCCGTGTACCGGATGCTGACCGAATATGGTCTCAATCACTACATGATGCCCAATGACCCGGAGTTGCTGATGAAAATATTCCCGGAGATGGGATATCTTCGCCATACGTATAAGAATACGGAGCGTATCACGCTTAAAAAGTTCGCTGAAACCCATAAGCAAGGTTCGTTCGTTGTCAACATGCCGGGACATGTCGTGGCCGTGGTGAATGGTAAGTACTATGACACGTTTGATTCCGGTGACTTCTACATTACTTCGTATTGGAAACAATATTGGGATAATGAGGGGATGAACCCGGCACATATCAAACCCAGCATGTATGCCGGGAGTTAAAAAATGTAATTTTCACCTATATTTCATTGTAATTAAACAATATCAATATGTCAAAGAAAACCGAAACCCTTACATGTTATCAATTGTGGAAGAGATACCACAATGCAAGCGAGCAAGGTACGGTGCTTCGCCGTAAATGGAAACATTTTGTAAGTGAACTCCACGACATTGAGCGCCGTATTAGTGTGGTGAAAGACGCTATCCGTAATGAATACGCGGAACTTCCCGCCAAAGATAGTGGGAAGGTTATCCCCACCGACATTCAGGATAAATTGCGTTTCCTCCGCGGTGAACTGGTTTCACTAACAGATCTCCGTAGGGAAACCCATTTCATCATTACACAGTACAAGAAGTCCTGTGTGGAAGCAACAACCCGTGCCAACAGGTACAGCATGGCTTACCATCAAGTCCACATGATTGCGATAAGCAAGATGCAGGAAACCGTAAAAGATAGGCAGGAGTTCGTCAAGAATTTTGACTGTACGGTGACCACAAACAAGAACGGTGGTATCGAGGTTGTCTTGGTCAACAATGATGGTAACATAAACAAATTCAGATTTTAACCATGAAAAAGTACAAAATGATATTGAATATCATTGGGCACAGGCTTGATGAAGAGGAACTCAAGGAGGCTTTTGAGCTGGCCAACAAACACAGAGACACGCCGTACCATGAGGACTATAGTGAAACCGGCGGCAAAGGCTATGTCGATATCACCGCGAATCTCACACAGGTCGGTAATAACCTTAAACTGGAAATGATTTATTCCGGCGAAGGTGCCTCTTTTGATGAACGAGCGGCAAAGATAAATGAGATGGTCGAAACCGGCGAACTTCAAAAGTCACTTCTTTATGAAAGTGAGGCCGACATTGATAATCCGGATGCCATCAAAAAGGCGGATAAGATCACGGCAACTATCATACAAATCGGATGATATTCCTTTTCCGTATAAAAAGATACCGGGGACGTAAGTCTCCGGTATTTTTATGTGGTCTTGCAGGCATCGACCATTTTATCATAAATCGGTTTTAGCTTCTTTGGGAGTAATTTCCGGCACACGGAATCCACATTAAGTATTTCCGTATGTTCCATCACCATATCGTTGGTTTCCGTGATATACATCATGTTCGTATTGAAGTTATCATTGAGCTCCTTCAAAATATCCTTATAATCATCAACATGATTGGCCCGGATCTGTACTTCAACATAGTCGTCCTTTTTAATATCCAATGTTTCCCACTCCCGGAGCATATGTTCCGAGATGGTGAAGAAATGTATTGAGGATCTAATCGCGTGGAATTTAATGGCAATATCACCAACATGTATTCCGTCATATTCCCGGTTCATTGTCCAAAATCCGCGCTCGGAATTGGTGTCCATGAAATCAATCGGATACGATGCTCCGGTTACCAATAGAAAATCCTCCCAGTTTATTGTAGGTTGATGGATGTGTCCGGTGACCAACGGATAACCTTTGATCAATTTTCCGATTGCCGGATTCATGTGGAAAGGATCCGTATGGGTAAATATCATATTATTATGTGGATCCTTATCTTTCAATATATCCGCCAGCATATCCGGGTTGTGGAATATGAACCACGGAATCATTATAATTCCGGCATATTCCGCCGGTTGGGTATTGACGTAGGTAATCCGGTTGAATTTGGGAAGCATAAGGGTGGATGAATAATTGTTTTCCGATTCCCATTGGTAGTAATAGTCGTGGTTTCCGCCTATAATGTACATATGGGCCGTATTACGAGCTTCATTCATAACAGTATTCATCCGATCCATCAATTTTTCCACGGATTTATATACCATTGGATTGATGGATGAACGACTATCAAATAAGTCACCCACATGTATCACTATGGTTTCGTCATAAGTCTTCACGGATTCCTCAACATACCGGATGATCTCCATAAATCCGTCCGTTTGGTGTTTTAGCCAAATCATGGAGTTATTCCGGGCACCAAAATGGGTGTCTCCGATAATTACTATATTTTGGGTCATGTATTCATTTTTTATTTGTACGAGTACGCTTGAAATCATCATCCTTGGAAGGATCGATTATATCGTTCCACTTCTCATCACATTCAAGCGTATGGTGCGGAAAGTCTATTACTTCCTGCGTTGAAATCTTAATCGGTACACTTATCATGTTATTTTACCATGTTTATTATCGAATACTCCGATACTCCGGCATGCATAACTACCTTGATAACACCGTCAAGGTATTGTGGATTGATTGGAGAGTGTGAAATTAGGAACATCACATCCCGGTCATCAAGGGTATCCCGTAGTAAACCACACATTGTATCTCGGAGATCCGCATCTATGTTTCCTATAAGTTCATCAAGGAAATACAGGTTAAAATCAATTTGTGTGATGAATGTTTTGATAAACGCCAATATGATAATCATATCGATCACCTTCTTTTGTCCGGTGGACAAACTGGATATTGGCATCATCTCCCCATACGGATTTTTCATCATACACTTGAAATTCTCATCATAATTAATTATGTAATTTTGATGGGCCAATTTGAGGTAATTATCAATATGGGTGTTGATGGACGGAATTATGGAGGATATGATGGTTGGTCTCACCGTATCACGGATGAAATCAATCATTTCTTGGTACTCCTGTATGTTTCGTCTCAATTCATCAAGCATCTTATTTGATTCCTTGATCGTTTGATTATGACGTTCCTTTTCCGTCTTGTGACGTTTGATTATCTCAACATATTGTTTTGTCTTAAACTTCTCCGCATTGAGGCTGGTGAGGTAATCATCGAGTTTCCCCTCCTGTTCACTCATTTCACCTTGGAAGTCAAGTACCGCCTTGCAATCCTTCTCGGAGATTTCATTTAGCCGGATTTCGTCCTTTTCCAATACGGTGAGTTCCTGCTGGAGATGTTCCTTGTGTTTTTCATCTATTGGTTGTCCGCATAATGGACAGGTTGCTCCGGATAGTTGTTTGATGGACTTTTTCATTTCCTTCATTTTACTAACAACCACCCTATGTTCCGCAACACTTCCATCCGCTATGCCATTAAGTCGCCGGAGCTCTTTCCGGTTGGCTTCACGGATATCCCTGAATTCTTTTTCCTTCTTTTCAATCAATTGATTGATGGCATCCAACGAAACATATGTAGGTATCTCCGGCAATAACCGGTCAATGGTATCAATTGAGGCCTGTGCTGCTCGTTTATCGGATTCGATTTGTGATACTCTTATATTAATATCTTTGATCTGCTCCTTGCACCATTCCTCATATGCCGTTAGTTTATCAAACGATATGGTTGAATTTAGGAAATCCCTGGATTCCTGTGTATTAAGGGTTGAAAGCGATTTGAAGTTATTAAATGATATAACACATAGTAATTCCAGGGTTTGACGAGGAATGTCATACCATTCATTTTCAAGTATACCTTGTATGGAACGTTTATCGGAGGCAATGACCTCCTCCCCATCGGCAGTGGCTGTCAATGGAGATTGTCCGTATGCGTTAATCTCCCGGCGGATATATATACGGGTATTTTTACAATACACCCAAGTTTCCACCAATGCATGTTTCTTACCCCATGATATAAGGGATTCATTTGTTTTACCACGGACAGATCCGAACAATCCATATATTATTGCTTCACCAATGGTCGTTTTTCCTACTCCAACTGCTCCACTTATCTCCCATAAACCATTCATTTCCTGAAAGTTAAGGTCAAGTTCCGATATCGACTTGAAGTTGGAAAGCCTTATCCTATCAATCTGCATTATTTCATGGTCAATTTCTTTACATAGTTAATATATGAGAACTTATAAAAAACTTAAATATATACGTTAATATAGTGCAATTTCCGTTTATATAGGTACATAAAAGGAAAGGAAAACACCATGAATACCAAGGTTAACACAACGATCATCAAGGAGACCGAAAAAGCCTATCAGCTCACCGTTGAGTACTGGACCTCCGACACTGCCCCTATCAAGACCGCCACTATGTGGGTTCCCAAGAGCCAATGCACCGTGGAGGCCGGCCAAGTCACCGAGATCGCCGACTGGATCCTGAACCAGTGGGTTGCCCAACGCAATGATTATATGAAGAAAAACGGCTATTCCGACCATCGTCACTCCATCTGCTTCGACATGGCTGAATACGAGCATATCAAGGCCGTGAAGAAGGCCAAGCAGGAGGCTTTTAAGGCCGAATTACAGGAAACCCTCGAGGCCACGGTCGCCTACGTGAAGCCCTACGCCGATCGTTACATGAGCGAGTTGGCCCATGATGCACAGTTCATCTATGACAACTATAAGGATTCCGGCATCCTTCCGGCCGAGATCGTGGACGCCATCAAGGATATCGCCGCCGAGATCTCCAAGGTGTTTGGCTCCACCGCCGCTGTCGTTGGAATCAGCAAGGAGATCGCTGATTCTTGGTGGGACACCTTCGTTGAGAAGCACAGTACATTTGAATCCGTTCGCGATTACCTTTGGTTTGAGCTCGGTGAACACCGCTGTGTGTACGGAGTCAACATTTTTGGATACGAGACCCGTAACAAAATCAAGCTGGGTAACGGAATGCCGGTCAGCGAAAACATGCTTTCGCAGGTTATCGGTGGTACCACCGACCCCAAGGACACATTGCTTGGTAAGAAGTTCAAAAAGAACTGGGATCTCTACAACAGATTCATCGACATCGTGAACAGAATGTTTTACCTCACCAAAAAGTAAGAAGCCATGCCCCGTATAAGAGACCGAACCTAACGCGTAAAACCGCAATAAAATCGAATATATTTTATAGAACAATTATTAACTGGGGGCCAAAAAGCCCCCATAAAACGTATACAACTTCGCAATGGAAAAGAATATCAAATCCGGCACAATCGAACTTGCCGAAGAACTCAAAGTAAAACTCCAGCACGGAAAGACCCATTTTTGGTTCCTTAAAGACAATGGTGAGGAACGTGAGGCATACGGAACACTCAAACTCTCCGATATTCCGGAGGATAAGCATCCCAAAGGCACCGGGAAATCAAGTCCATTTGTCATCGTGTTCTTCGATCTTGAAAAAGAAGCATGGCGTTCATGCAAGAATACGAGTATTATCGCCATTGAGTCAACCCGTAACGACCGTTCAACCCTAATCTGAATGACATGAAAAAATTACTCATAATTTTATTCATCCTCATCTGTGGGATCTCCGTTGGGCAAATATGGGAACCGGCAGACCCTATAGGGGTAACCTATTTTGAACCGGTAACTGGTACCCACATTACTATCACACCATCTTCCATCAACGTTACAACAACTGCGGAATATACCGGAATATCCACTCCTGTGAAGATGGAAATCACTGCATATGATTCTCTCGGTCATTTCGATGGTAGAAGAACCATTTCATTACCATTTAACGATACGGAGATCTGTAAACGTATCGACAAATACAACACAACTACATCGGGTGAGTTTGTATTTACGGTTTTTGGCAAACCCAACTATCCGGCAAATCACCTTATATGTTATAGTGTAATTATATTTACCTATAAAGCTCAACAAAGGTACGAGGAGTATCTCAAATCCATATATCGATGAGAAATTATAGGAAATTCACCAAAGACCAACGCAGTACGTTCCCGTACTGGTTTTGGCATTGGTTAGCATTCAATGATGTGGCACGTGAACTACATGCTTGGAAGTTTCACCACCTCTTCCACGACATTGAAAAACCATTTTTGCGTCTTATACTCCCCTATGAAAAGGTACAAAAATGGCACCGTACCCACAACAAGCACCATCTTGAATATAAGTATCCGGAGCGCCGTAATTGGATTGATATGTTCATTGATTGGGAGGCATCCAGTCGTACAAAACAGGCGTGTCCTTGGAATGCGCTTGAGGAGGCACGTATCAAGCTTAATGAAGGCTCCATGAATACGGAGGAATACAATCAATTCATCAATGCATGGAGAGAACTAATATACAAACAGGATTAGTTTGAGAAATATATCATCCAAACCTATTATTTAGAAAATAAACCCAATGAAATAGGTGGTATGAAAAATCTCGAAACATGTATAATGGAAGCAAGTTTGGATAAGGATTTTCTCTATGATATCCTTATCTCCGTTATTGAGAATAACAGAACGGTTTATGATAAATGCACGGCATTGGCCGCAGCTATCGCCAAGAAGGCAAACCGTGGTGAACGTCCTGATTTCAATTATCTTGCAGAATCTTCCGCAGTTGATAAACTCGTTGCGGATGCCTTCAAGATTTATGTTGCCGAGTACAGTTCCCCGGGTATGCGCCTTGGTACTGCCGAACGCAAGGAACTCAAAAAGTGGCTTGCCGCCAGGGTATTCCATATCCTTGAGGATGAAATGGATGGTCTCACAGAGGATGAAATCAAGGCCTTTGAAGATAACCCATATTACAGCGCTGGTAACTTTGGCGACATCTATAAATAAATCGTTTACCCATGAAATCACTATACGAATATATCGTGGGTGAATCCGCTCGTCCTGATTGGGGGCCTGCCGTGGAGGATTTTTTGAAGAAGGTTAAAAAATATGTGGATCTCACCAAAAACCCATATGAAAGCGGCGGTTTCATTGAGTATCAGGCTAAATTCTGCCCTGTATCTTTACGCGTAAGAACCGCATTATATATCAGCGAGCCACAGCTACCAAGATACACGTATATGCCTGCCAGTGCAGGAGAAGATGCCGATATACAAATCAGATTGTTGGATCATATCTCTCCGGCCAAGAATAATTTTGAAAAGGCTCTTTTCAATAAATTCAAGGAGCTTGGTGTAAGGGAAGCAAACCGGTGGAATTGTGCCCAGTGGGGTACATGGAAATTCATCCCAAGAGACCCGGACGAATTGGTTAAAATGACCAAAGTAGTGGTGGATCTTATGAAGAAATACAAACTATAATTGTATATGAAAACATTATACGAATGCATCAATGAAACACTTGGCTATCCGGAGATCATCAAACCGGGGTTGGATAAATTCTGCCGTCAAATATCCAAAACATTGGAAAATGTGGATGTCGAGGAGTTTTTCAAACTTTTTGGGGAAACCTATAAAGACCAACCAAGAAAACCGGATTCGTGGCTTCGTGGTGGTACCGGATGTTTTTCGGATGATGCAACGTGGGCACTCGTGCATGGGTACTTGTGCTATGACAATTATGGTGATTATGTGAGCTTCTTACACAAGCCAACAGATGCACAACTTGCCAAGGCAACGGAATACTTGGAGAAATCGGTAAAGAAGCTTTTGGGAGAGGACAAGAAACTTTGGAAATCATTTGATACAAAAGTCAGGGTATATGTCCTCAAATACAACTCATATTACCAACCAAAAGGTACTTACGGTATTGGAGTTGACTTTACCTTTAAGTAATCACACATAAACACGAAACATACGAAGGATCCATCCGTGGATCCTTTATTTTTTATATGATTAAACTTACATAATATGGGAATATTTGATAAAGCAAGACAATGGCGTGAAAAACGTAAGGCCATAAAGCAAAACAAGACAAATCAAAAGGTCGAGGAGAACCTCCCACAGGAGGCCGGGCCGAATTATTCCCTTATTAAGCAGATCAAGAAAACCCCATACTATAGCAAATCACCTTCGGATGGCGATTCAAATGCACGTAAGTTTATCACCGATCATGTAGCCGCCGGCGGTGCCGGAAATATTGTTCCGGGTCAACTTATACTTTTTGAATATTTCGAGCCAAAAACAAAGGAGGAACTTGAATATTATGATGCTTCACCTTGCACAATATTCTTTAATGTGATCAATACAAAGGATGGAAAACGTGTCCTTGGTTTCAATATACATTATTACCCTCCAAAAATGAGACAGCAGGTAATGAACCGGATATTTGAGATATACAAACCAATATATACCAAATACTTCAAATCCGGAGCCAAAGCATCCGTGGATGCATTTGATTATAGGTATCTCATTGCCGCATTGGAAAAGGCTGGGCTCGGATTTGGTGTCCGTATGTATATCCCCAATCTTATCGGGCAGATATGGAAAGTTCCGCCACAAATGTGGCATATTGCGGTATTTACGGAAGGATGGTTTAAGAAACAAACCCGTACCGCAATATTAAGGTACTGGAACCAATGGAGAAAAAAGCACTAACGGTGTGAGTGTAACTTTCGGTATTGGATGTATGTTGATATCTCGTGTGAGATAATCCGGCGGATCTCCTCAATACTTGTTTTGGCGAACCAATCACGGAACTCCTTATCAGTATTAAACATGAGCTCGCTTTTTATGCGAGTATAGCAGAAATATACGGAATCCAATGTCGGGTTCCACATTTTACCTTGCTCGCCGGCTGATTTTGTTTGATAAACAATATAGTCATTCGTATATTGTTTCACGATATTTTCAAATTCCTCCAACCTTGGTGTTTCCTCAAGTTTCTTCTGTCTGTACTCCGCAGATAACTGATATACTTTATTCATATCAATTGGCTCCGGAGTATTGGTATTACTCGGTTCAATGATGGATTGAGGATTAAATTCAGGATCCTTATGTTTACGATATTTATAGAATGACATGTATGTGAAATTTATTTATGCACCTCCACCGTTTACCACGATATCGTTTGCGTTAATATATAAATCATTGATTTGCCTTCTGATATTTACCGGAATTTCACTTTTTTTATGATCATTCAACAATTCATAAAGTTTATTCACTTCCGATTTGGTAAGGAGTAAGTGGTATCTTTTATGCATGACCATATTTATATGAATTCCTTTATTTGGTCGCGTATCCATGCAACTGCACACGGATTATCCTTCTTGAATGTTTCCTCCACGCTGAAAAACAATGCACAAATACTATTGATTAATTCCTTTGATGGATTTTTATCCTTCCAAAATGTAATGGATGAGACGGTTCGGTATGCTATGCATCCACCAAATTCGGTACATAAAAATGTACCATCGGCCCGGCAATATTCGCAACCACATACATCCCTTGCTATTTTGTCACATTTGTCCGCCATATCAAAATAACTGGAGGTCTTTTGTGAATTTGTCAATATCCTCACTCCAATAAGGCCCAATACCAATACAGGTGTTGGTTGGTACACCATGGAACTCCGTATTACCGGCGTCCGTGATTAAAACACATGGAATGTTGCTTTCACTGGTTATCCGGTTATACAAGGCAACCAATTCCTCATCATTTTCCACGCACACACATATTTTCGTGAATATTCCGTTGAGCCATTTATCGAGTATTGAGTTTTCATCAAAACAAAACTGTATTAGATACTCTTTTCCAGTATCAATTGATGTGGTTTCTTTTCTTGCAAATTTAAGAAGGGCGCCAACACTGGCATGGGCGACTTGGGCGGCAAGTTTTCCTTTACGTATGGAGTGCTCACCCTTGAGTAGATCCTTACGGAACACTATGACTTGTTTTACTTCAGCCATTATGTAGAAATTTATTTATTCAATATACATTAAAATATATGCGATTTAACAAGAGTTCTCCCGCGTCCTTTATAACTTTATAGGGGCACGGGAGAACTCTTGTTAAATCGCAAATAAACGCGGTTTATGCGAATTTATTCTTCATCATCCTTCTTGGGTTTTTTCTTATTACCTTTATCGCCCTTTTTGGATGGTTTTTTCTTGCCTTTTTCCGGTTCGTCATTACCGTCCGATTTCTCGGATGAAGCGAAACCTTCGACAACCGGTCGGTTATTCCTTTTATCTCTTAACTTCATCTGCTCCAATATCATGGATTTGACCTCTTCAAGCTCCTGCCTGATGGATTCAAATTCACCTCCACTTTCATCATCGCTACCGGCAAGGTTAAGTTGCTCAATTTCCTCCTGCTTGTACTTTTCATTGAGCTTGATATCAGCATCCGACAAGTGTAAGTACTTCTGTACAAGGAATTTACTCGAGAAGTATTTGATTTCGTTACCCTCCTTGTCCATATCAATCATAGACTCCTTCATGTTTTGGATGAACTCAACGCGTTTATCCATTAACTGAATCTGCATAAGTTCCTCGAAAAGGTTATATGATTTATATTGGACTTGGATACATGTTTGGAAATCCTTGACCGTTTGCATATCAGGGATATCCAAGCAGAGTTGTAACCACATTGGTTTAATGATGATTTGGGAGAATACATTACGTTGGCGGGCAACATAACGGCCAAAATCAATCTCCGAACGAAGGTAACTATCGGCATCCGTACCGAACCAGTTTTGGTCATTATCGTGGTCGAAACGATTTATAGGAATGTTGGAAACACCATATAGTTGATTCTTGAAGTATTTCAAGTAATCACTATCCATCAATTCCGGGCCATCTCCACCAAGGGTATCGATTTCCGGTGTACCGGCCTCGGATTCCGGCATCCAATACTCTTTGTTAAATGGCATTTGCGCCTGTCCGTTGATGGTGAGCTCGCCAGTATCGGAGATAAATTTAATATCCTCACGATAACGATTCATGGCGGCGTTAAGGGTTTGGGAACCACGGGCACGGTTCATACCTTTCACCGGAATAGTGAATTTCGTACGATATTGTGCGTTGGTAACCACCCAAATGATTTGTGCCTGCTCAATGATACGATAAATATTATACGGGCGGACAAGACGTTCGAGATATGATAAACGCGAAATCGACTGTGTTTCTTGGAATTGGATATAAATGACCTGTGAATCAAGGAGTTTACGTTCTTTACCATTGATACCGGCGAATTGAATCCAATACCATTTATCGTTTTCAAACTTCTTGGTAAGCGTAGCCGGATCGATAGGAACAAGACCAATGATTTGGGTTGGCTTCTCCAACGAATCGTATACGATCTCAAACGCAATGATACCTTCAATCAACCAACGTTTGAAATCATCCCATGCCTTTGTACGCCATCCGAGCATACGATAGAAGCGTTTGAATGACTTGGTAATCGAATCATTGATTTTGTTTTGGATATCCTTGGAGAAATCAATCAAATCATTGTCATCAATATACGGCTCCATGAAATACACATAGTTGGAATCGTATACGATGGATTCGTTTGTCATCTTATCAAGAATGTCCTCCAATTCCGGCTGCATGGCCAAGGCACGAAGTTGATCCCTCTTGGTGGTGAAATCCTTTTCAAAGAAATTACGATCCTTGTTGTCTTTCACCTTCCATGCGGAAAGAAGTTGATTGTATAGGGATGATGTGACTTCTTGCTTATCTTTCGGAAGAAGGTCTTTATCAGCCGGAAGGGCGCGCATGTTTTTAATCACCTGTTCATCCAACGACATACCCAAACGAGCCATGTTCGAGAAGAATTTATTGATGGTTCGTTTGGATTTCTTCTCCTTCGCCGCAATTTCCGCCTGTGAGTATTTAGGTACATACCTCATCGTTTCCTTAAAACCGGGAATGTTTGTGGTTTGACGATGATGGTCGGCTTCCGTCACATAGTCAAGAAGTCCCATATCATGGGCTTCATACAATGTTCTGAACCCAAATTCGGCGTCCTGTGATATATTGCTTTCCATGTAGATATATTTGCTTTATAATGATTCTTTATAATAATAAGGTTATTTAATCAGCTACTTTAGGGTTGGGTGAAAATCAAATTAAAATACCTTAATGGAGTATATGAATGATGTATTTTTAATGCAAATAAATACATATTTATGACTGATAAATACTCTAATGATTGCGCCATTTTAATCACTGGTGTTGCCGGATTGTTAGGATATAATTTTGCAAAGTGGCTTCTTGATAATACCATGCATCACGTTATTGGTATTGATGCCATGTATGATTGGGGCAACCACAACGAAGTACCTCATAATGAAAGGTACAAATTTTATCAATTGGATCTTACGAAACATTATGAGGAACTTGATGGGATTGTTAAGCAAAATAACGTCAAAATCATATACCATTTTGCCAGCTACGCCGCCGAAGGTTTATCTCCTTTCATGCGTAGGTTTAATTACATGCAAAACACCATCGCATCAACCAACGTAATCAATACCTCAATCAAATATGGTTGTAAACTTATATTCACCAGTTCCATGTCCGTATATGGGCATGGTAAATGCAAGGACTCCAAACTACTCTTTGATGAAAATGATAGGCCAGCACCTATTGACCCATACGGGATTGCAAAGTGGGGTATTGAGCAGGATATCCGGGTTGCCGGCGAGCAACATGGTTTGGAATGGGCCATCATTCGCCCGCATAATGTATTTGGTATCGGACAAAACGTTAACGACCGATATCGTAATGTACTTGGTATTTGGATGCACCAAGCGGTGATCGGTAAACCTTTTACCATTTATGGTGATGGCGAACAGGAACGTGCATTTACCTATATAGATAACATCCTTGAACCACTGTATAAGGCGAAGGATCTTAAAAATGAAGTGATCAACCTCGGTGGTATAAATGGTATTACGCTCAATGAAGCCTGTGAGGTAATGAAAAAAGTCACCGGAAAAACAGAAGTGGTTCACCTCGAAGCCCGGCATGAGGTTAAAAGAGCCATCCCGGATCCGGCCCGTTCCATCATACGTCTTAATTACAAGGATATTGTTGGGTTTGAAGAAGGCGTACGTAGAATGTGGGAATGGGTGAATAATGAACATTGTGTTGCTGACTGGTATGAATGGGATGCTTTTGAATTGAATAAAGGGATCTATTCATACTGGAAGAAGTAACCTTCACATCAGCGCATAAAAAAAAGGAACTCGCGAGAGTTCCTTTTCTTTTTGTATGTGGCGTACAATTAAGCGTCATCATCATCTGCCCAGTCGGAAGCGAACTTAACAGTGATATCGACAAGATCTTGAGCATTGTAATCAAGATCCTCAACACCGGCAATACCACCAACCATGATCATATCATGGAAGAGGATTTGACGGTAAATATCACCGGCGCGGTTGGCGATCACGATCTTGAACCAATCTGCGCAATATTCTTCTTTAAGGGTTGTTTCGCCGGTTGCCTTGTTGTAACAAAGGTTGTTCCATGCACGGAAGATCTTATAGATGTAGTTGTCCGTACGCTTACGAAGGTTAAGCGAAATTGTAACCGTGATTTCATGGGCCGTATCATCGAGCTTGGATTGGAGATACGTACGGGTGGTACCCATGAACTTTTGTGTTGTCTTCTCAGGGCCTTTATCGAGAGTTCCAAGACCTTCCACCTTCTGCACCTGTTCCGTTAGAACTGCAACATCGCTGCCAAAACGTGCCATAAGTGCCTCCGGGATGGTGAAGTACATCTCGAACATATTTTTGTAGTTAGGATCCTGACGATTGTTTCCTGCCTGACTATTCTTAATGTGTGGAAGCATAATTCTATTTGTTTTTTCTTTAATAGTATAATAACTTACATTTTGTAACTTGTCAAATAATTACGCATTAATACCATCATCACATACTCCAACAACTCCGTATCGTATTGTTGACTCCGGTGTTACCACGGTAGATACCATTGGGATTTCAATGGCCTTTACCGGGGTATCATTGTCCTGTCTACGGGAAATTGCAATGGCAAATGCACCATTATGAGCGGTTGTGCAGTATTCGAGGTTATTATGCGACATTACCTCATTCCAACTATGTGGTAAAACGGTATTTGGAGCGGTAGCAAGTCGACGATTGTATACAATTTGTTCCCACAAGGACTTGGTTAACTTGGTACCGGTAACAATATATACTCCATCATCCATCAATTGCATATGGGTATCGGTTAATGCGCCCCAATGCATGTTATACCAACGGGTAAGTGTATCGTTTGTACCGATATGTTGGTTTGTATTTTGGGAAGCAATCAAGGGATGCTCCTTCATTATATCCTGAAATGTTTTCATCAGTTTTTAAGTTTCTTTGTGGGATGGGATTGTTTAGGCGCCGAAACTCTTGTTGAGGATACCAACGAGCTTACCCCATTCACCCTTTTCGACATCTTCTTTATTGTCGGAAAGAATGCCATCGAGGGTCTTGTTCATCTTGTCCTTGTCGAGCTTGTCACCAAAAACAACCTTGAACTTGTTTTCAGCGTAATCGCGGAAACTCTTCTCGTCCTTGATGGATTCACTGACCTTTTCCTGTTCCTCCTCTTCGGATTCACAGCCCATGCGGATGGCCTTCAAGCGTTCTTGTTCCTCTTCTTCGTTCTCCTTTTTGAAAGTGCCACAACCAGGGCATTCCTTACCTTCCATAAGGGATTCGCTTATAAATTCAACCAAACTTTTCATATTCTTATGATCTTTATTTCCTTTTATTATGCGGACATATTGTCCAAAAGTTTCTTAATTTCCGGTTTACCACCTTTCACACTATATATGGTGTTTGTGAGAAGATCAATGATCTCTTCCAAAACATCAATACGTTTGTTTTTAGGTAGGTCACCCCAGTAGAACGTAAATTTGACGCATTCTTCTCCGTCAACGTATTTGATTTCACATTTGACTTCGGTATCAAGTATCACACCACAATCGTTAAGATTTGCCGGGTACTTTTTATAGAATGCGTTGGCTATAGCCTTGTAATCATTCTTGGAGAGATCATCATTGGGAATCCAAGCACCATTATCGATGAAATCGATCGTGGTACCCATTTGCCACTGGGTTTGCATGGCTTCCGAGATATATTCAGCTAATGATTTCATTATTCACTTGTTTCTTTTTCTTTATAAATAATAACAGGTTTATTTTGCGATCGTTCAAGTGCATTTCGAAGGTTATCATTTTCGGATTGTAAGTTTCTATTTGAACGTTCGCAAGCGCGTAAACTGCCATTAAGTATCAAAATCGAATCATGTAACTCCTGATTGCTTTGTTGTAGAAAATCAATGGTTGTTGCAGAGTGTTTGTAAGTATGTAGATCTCCATTAAGTATCAGGATGGAATCATGCAATTCGTGATTGGATTGCACAAGAGAATCAATGACCTCCCGATTACCTTTTACCTCGAATAAATGATTTTGGTTGCGGGAGCACTTCGAACATGTTTGCATACAGAACAAACATATAAATATGATGGCCACCCACCTCCATGTTTTCAACGGATTTTGTTTAAGTATGTTTAATAGTTTCATTCCGCTACAATATTATGTGTTTTGAAGTTCTCGGAAAGCTCACTCATCATATTGATGAGGTCGATATCCGACTTGCGGCGGATACATTCCGTTGGATATACATTTTCAAGAAAATTCACAACAAAGCCACGGTTGCCATCATAATGCTCATCAATATAGTTGATGTCATTTTCAAGGCAGCTGATAATGAAATCCTGCCCGGCTTCACTTAATGGTTGGATTGCACTACCCATGGCATTATTGAATACCTTACGGTTTGCCCAACGGGTACATTCCTGAAGCATGATAAATACGTTATCCGTAATCATGGCATCCATGATTGTTTGTGCGGTATGGGTTGCAATAAGTGATTCGGAGTACATGGAAAGGAGATCCATGAGGAGATTAACAGTCCTCTTATCGGATTTGAGGAATGTAATGATGTGTTTGATATACATGGAAACAGCCGCACCTGTGATACCCATTTCCTTGGCAATCTCAACACCGGACATTTGTTTATACCCACGGAGGCCAAAATATTTGTAGAACACACTTGCGGTACGAACGGAGAACTTATCATCAATAAGTTTATACACCTTATCCCATTGGGTTTTGGTGTCTCCTTTGAATGCATCATTATCGCTTGATAGTGCAGTCATTCTATCGACCAACGTTTGGCCTTCATCATCCAGTGTTTGATCCACGGAGACCGTGTTGAAATTGCCTTTGGTATTACCTGCGGCCTTATTCTTTTCGTATTCATATTGGGAAATCCTAACGGTACGGGATAATTCATTAATATCGTTAAGGATTTGGAAGCGGATACGCCACCCAGCATATTGTTTGAACGTAAGGTTCTTTTGTTTCTTGACCTCTGCTTTTGCCTCCTTATCAAGTCCATCCTCCATGTCAACAAATTCATCCGGACGGTGATAATCACTCATAGCTTTGGTGAGACCCAAATAACCGGCACTAATCAAACTATTCCAATCCAGTCCGGAACCACGATACTTGCTTGCAATTGCGGTTACAAGGCTGGCGTATTGACGGGCACAACGCTCACGTCCTTTTTCAGTTTCAAGGTCAAGTGTGATATCACCAATATCACGTTTGCCTGATATAACATTATTGAAATCCTCGGCGGTCATCAATTGGGGGAGACCCTTGATTTCAGGTTTGCATTTGCCGGCAAGTTTTCGGATTTCTTCATATATTGCCGGGGAGCCACCATACTGGGCGATTATCGCCTTAATCCTTGATGACGATCCATTGATGATTTCATCAAGTACCTCGCCACTTGTTATACCAAGCTGGATTGTATTAACGAGGATTTGGAGATATTCTTTTGATATTGATTTGCTTCCACGAACTATCTTTTCAAATTCCTTGATCTGTTCGATGGTGAGCTTGTTCCACTCCCTACGGGACTCCGCAATTATCTCGGTAAATAACTTCATAGTTACTTATTTGGTTTCTTTTATATTAGAACATACGTCTATACAATAATTATAATCATTTTATTTGAATAGTGTAAGGATTTATCTGCAAAAACCCTAAAAGTCCTTTTACAAACGACTATTTTTTTCCCAAGTAAAATAATATATCGGTCATGTTCGGTACAATACGTAACTATTTTGTGGTCAAACATCTGTTAAATAAGATTTATGACAACGAAAAGATCGAAGAGAATCTTTCGCGCACTTTTGGGGTTGAATGTAAACGCGATTGGGTAGGTCGTTTATATATGGTTGTCAATCCAATACTTCAAAATATTGAAGATGGAGGTAATACGATTGTCTATAACAAGGATGATAAGATGATGATTGAGATGTGGGTTATGAAAAACCTTGAACTTATCAGGAATTTTGTTGTAAATAACTCCATGTTCGATCTGCTTACCTACTCCATTGAGCGGCTTGATGATGATGAAAATTACCTCATCGTGTTCAAAAACATTTATTTTGACGATATTATCAAAATCTGTAAGTGGTCTGCCGCTATAATTGCAGCCGGATTGCTCACAGGACTTGGTTTCTTAATCTTTTAATTGAATTAAATAAACATTTCGAGATATGTTACAACTTATTAATCGTGAAGATTACTCCGGTAGAGACCATAACGAGGTCATGGCTGAATTTCAAAAGATCGTTGACTCATACGGTGACGATATTAAGGATATGACCCTTGAACAATGTAGGGAGGAGGAAAAGCGCCTCATCGCCATCATGGATGAACATGACAAAAACATGCTTGGTGTCGAATACGAACTTCCAAAGACCTGCAAGCTTATGGGATCCGCCAGCAGCATCACCCGTAAGGCCATCGGTGGTTATATTTGCGAACTCCTCGATAAGGTGGAATGCGAATATCAATACACCCTCGGATACTTCCAGCTCTATCAGTGGTGGAAAAACCCACAGGACAAGATTTCGTACAATAACCTCAACAGCACGCTTCAGGTGCTCGGCAACAACATGCGTTTCCGTGGTTCACATCAGTGGCAGATGATTCTTTCCATCAACGAGTACTTCAAGCCTCTCCACAACGCATACATTATCGACAATATGCTCACTCATCTTTACGGCGCCTGCCACAGCAAACTCCTCGACAAGATGAAGATCGATAACCCGATTGCCCCGGATAACACTCCGGCCCCGGAAGCCCCAGCCCCGGAAGCCCCATCGTTTGAGGAAAGCCAAGGTGAAGCCGCCCAAGAACAATAAGGCATGAAACCTTTTCGCATAAAAAGGCTCACGAAAGTGGGCCTTTTTTGTTAAGTATGGAGGTGTTCAGATTATATATAGGTGCAAACACGAAATAACAACCTTAAAAACAACAAACATGGAAAAAAACATCAACACCGCCGCCGAAAAGGCCACCAAGAAGAACATCGCTGACATGAACCTCGTGGAACTCCGTAAGGAACGCCATCACATCGCCGCCAAGATCTCAAGCAAAAAGAAGGCTGGCAAGGACGTCACCGAGCTCAAGGCACAAGAAAAGACCATCGTTACCATGATCGCCAACATGGTTGCCGCCGAAAAGGCCACCAAGAAGGCCGGGAAGCCGGCGGTTCAAGCGAAACCGGTAGCCGAGAAGGTCGATCCGGCCCCCGAGTGCGATGAGAAGGAAAGGATTATCAATGCGTTGAAGGCCAATAATGGCAATCGCAAAGAAGCCGCCAAGGCCCTGGGCTTCAGCGAACGCACCTTGTATCGTAGGATCAGCCAATACGGCATCACCTTATAAGGATAGCCCTGCCGAAAAAATTAGCCCGCTTGCGGGCTTTTTTTGTTAATATCCCGGGTGTTCCGTTTATATATACCTGTAAAAAGGAAAGGAGAACATCATGAAATTACACGAATTACCTCAAGAGATTCAGGATAAACTGAATGCTGACCGCGATGGCTGGAAGGGCCACGTTGCAAGTGGTGCATACGGAGTCACTGCCTACAATAAACTTGGCACTCGTTACTTCATGGCAACCCGCAGATGCGTTTCTTGGTACGACCTCAAGGGTCACTCGATGCCGTTTGGCGGCGGTACCTATTGGGAGGTTCGTTACGGTGAAATGAAGTGGAGCCACAACGTCCGTAGAAACCCGCTGGGCGAACGTTACGATGAATACAGCTGGGTTCACAGCACCACCTACCGCAGTGTAACCAATCCGGAAACCGGCGAAGTTGTTGAAATACCAGGCAGGCTCGATACCAAAAAAGAGGTCATGGCCCTGCTGAAAAAACTCGAGTTCAAGGGATTCGATGAGTTGTCCAAGGAACAGTTCTTCAGCCCCAAGGCGATTGAGATTTACCCGGCCGAGTAAAAACACTCAAAAATCGCATATAAAAGGAGATCTCCTCCGTCCCGAATAACTATATAGGGGCAGAGGAGATCTCTTGTTATATCGCAAATAAACGCGCTTTATGCGGATTTTTTAATCTATGACCCGAATGTAAACGTTTTCCTGATCCTCAATATACGGATTTTCCTCATTGATTGTGATCCGGGTAACCGTGTGTTTCTTTTGGAACCATCTTATGAAGAAACATTTTGAAGGTGGATCAATGGTCTCCCGTTTGGCGGTAACAAATACATCCTTTTGGGATCTCATTGTGGCATCCACACATACCTCATTAGGATATCTCATTTCCACACAGGTTGTCCGCCATTCATCCGACACACAGGTATCGAATGCAAAATCCGGCTCGCAAAAGATTGTGTCATGAATTGGGATCGGGATGGTATCATGTACATGGAATTGGGATGCCATGGAAATCATCGTTTGTAATTCCTTGTTTTTGATATTGAGTTTCTCCTGTTGTTCCAATAAATGTTGAATGGTGGAATCCGATGTATGCTGAAGAACATCCATGGATAGTTGTAATTCGATAATCTCATTATCCCGGTCATCAAGAAGTGCCTTAATGTTGGCGGTGGCCACGGCATGTTCCTCCTTGAGGGATTTATTGACATTATACTGGATAATACATGTTGTACCAAGTGCAAGTATGAGACCGATCACCACATACATTACGATTTGTTTGATTTTACTCGTGATAATCATTGGTATTTAAGTTCATTTATGAGAGCCCCACAATCGGTTCTCCTTGTAATAAAATACAACAATATAGGATTACGAATATCATTGTACGAAAATACCGGTAATGATAACATTTCATCAAACCCATTGATATTATCCAGTTTATGAACATTTTCAAGGAACATCGCATATACGAACATTGCCGGGCCGACTATCTTGTTTGAATTATAACATTGCACCATGTATTCGATATTTGGTTCACCCTCATAAATTGATGGGTTTTCCATGATATTCATCAATATGTTTTGAAAATTATCAAGGGGAATGGACAATAAATGAGTGATGCCATCATACATCGAAAACGATATGTATAGGTTATTGTCATCACGACACATACCACAGGTATATTCCATACAGTCGCTCACAAACCTAAATGGTTCGCTTACCCATATTTTGTTCATATCCCCATCATACATGACAAAATAATGGTTATATACCCAATGTTCGTATGTATCGTTTCCAATATATCTGTGGGATGTGTGGCAAATCGATAGATATCGGTCATCATTAAGTCGGATGATTTGAGTTGAACCACTTAATGCGAAGGTAAACTCCGGAGTTTGAATTTCGTTTATAATTGTCGGGTTATTGATATCATCAGCCTCCTGTAATTCGTCAATGTTCAGCGTGAGTACCGCCGATTTATCCGGATCATACATGAACGTAAATGGTTTACCTTCGATGGGTTGCCAGTTCTTCTCCATACGTTTATCTGTATTTATAAACCATGTACGTTTTATTGTGAAATCATCACCATATTCGACCAACTGTGTAATTACCTTACCTTCGACAATGTCAGGTCTACACCCAACACCATAAAGTATATCATTCCACACGATAAGACGGATATCCTCCAAACCCTTGAATGATTGACCGCCCAATATAAACGAATTTTCACTTATGTTTTCATGTAATACCTTATCCGAATCAATTGGGCCTATGACATTATACGATGTGATTCCCTGAAATCTATTAAAAAGTAGGATGTATGAGAGTTTATCCTGCTTTGACAATGGAACATACATGTAATTCGTAAGGCGAGTGTTGGAGACGATATTTCCTTTATATGAGGTTATTGAGATATTTGTCGTTGCCCGGAGATTCCCATCGGAATCTTTATACGGGGAAATCAATGGTCTGCACGACCCACCATTTTGAATGCAAATATTTGAAAGGTATTTCATATCATAGTACGTTTATTTAAAGTATGCGTCTATCATCATTATAGTCCTTGTCGAATTGTTTATGAAGATCCTTGGCGGCTTCATAATATTGCGACTCCCATAAACAATCCTGATACAATGATCTGATCGAATCATGACTATAGTATATGATTCCTTTTTCGTCATCCAACCTTTCAACCGCCATATTTGCAAAATACAAGGCTTCGATCATCCGGCTACGGCATTTATAAAACATTGCAGCGGCCATATAGGCTTCCGGTCGGCGAGGATCGCACATAATAGTATGCATCCACATGGAAATTTCATGGTTATCCCTGTGACCTAAATCGGCAATGCATCGAGCGGCCATAAATCTTTCGGCATATGTATAATCGAACAATTCAGCCGAATGGGTGAACACACAATATGCAGCCGCGTATAGTTTATTGTTGAAATACATCATACCTGTATCAAACAACTCCTTCTGTATCATATCCTTATTTATATCAATAACCGGTTCAAATACATTGAGGTATTTAGGATACCCACCATTGTTGAAAACAAATGCATATTCATTATCTGCATATCTTACCGATTCATCATTGAATATGAATTTCCGGATAACCTCCTCATCAACGGTCATGAGAAATACAAAGTTATCCTCAATTGCAAATGGTATATAGAATTTTCCATCGTGGTATTCAAGTCCACAGGTGAACTCAACACTGTAATTTGCGAAACTGAACAACGGGGACATTTTTACGATGTTCCAATCATTATCCCACAACACGAATACATGGCAATAACGGGCAAATTTCCGGCCTGATGCCGTAAGCCATAATTCACAAGTATGTACAAGAGTCAACCAATAATCACCCCAACGGATAACTTGTGATGATCCACGAAGTAAATCAAATCGTTCATCAGCCAATCCTTCAACACGTTCCTTACGAATAACCTCTTCTGTTTTACCGGTTTTTGGATTTGTTTTCACAACCACAGTTGGGTTGGCAAGCTGTACATAATGATATGGCATGTCCTTGATAGGCATCCAGTTCTTTTCACAATATGATTCCTCATTAAGCGCCTTTACCTTAACCCGGGTGATCTCCTTGAAATCCCCATCACTTATATGCATAAGTTCCATACGTCCACGGCCATTTCTATTGTCATCCCTACGAACCCCAGTGGTATATAATTTACCATCCCAACGAACAATACGGGCATCTTCTTCCCCTTGGAACTCCCATATAGGTTTGTAATCATCTGTTTTTATAAGTTGGAATGTCCATGGGTCGGTTTCGGGATTTTTATTGGTACCTATAAAGTTTTGTGTTTTAAGATTCCGTCCATCCTCTTCGGGTACACTATAAAATACCGGGCCCCATCCACTCCAATTTTTAACCGGATCAGTTGCACCATGAAGCACATAGTTGACATTTCGTATGATCATCTTGAATGTTTGATCCTGCTCATCCCACATGATGGATGGATTACACCAACCCGGCCACATTGCATCATGTATATCTAAATCCATAGGGATCACTGTTGCACCGCCCATGAGACAATAATTCACGAAGTATTTCACATCAGGTTCCTGAAGTAATATTGGGTTTTGAGGTTTTGGAAATGATATCATAAGATCGTGTTTTAATTTTTGTGATTCAAAAATAGAATTATCGTCAAAGCATTTAAGGTTTTATACAATAAAAAAAGGCACCCTCTCGAGTGCCTGTTTGTTTGTTGAATGGTTTGTTGATGATTTTAACCGTTACGGAGCTTGTTGATCATTTCCTGATGATTATTGATCATCCCCTGCAGCTGTGCTCCAACTCGGCGTATATTCATTCCAGTGATCAGTACTAAGTATACTCGTCAGGTATGCATCTATCATTGTTTTTGGTAAGGCCACTATCAATTGACCGGTTTCAGAAGTTACAACCGGGAATCCATACCATTGACTTAATACCTTCTCCAATTGATCAGGTAAGTAGATTTTTAGAGGGCTCGGGGCATGATGGTTAGTAAGATTACCAAGAATGGCATGTGTGGTGTCAAGTCTTATTGTTGGTTTCACCGTACCGGCTACAGTGTCTACAGACGAATCTGCCCAACCCTGATTAGCAACAATACCAATACCTCCACCGCTTCCGGCAGGGCCTTGAGCACCTTGGATACCTGTAACGGTAAGCCAGTAATTTGTACCACTTTGGCTCCAACCAGCTTCACCAATTTTACCTGCAAGAGATACACCAACTGTACCCATACCACCCTGAGCACCTTGGAGGCCTTGTGTACCTTGAATACCTTGAGCACCTTGAGCACCTTGTGTGCCTTGTGTACCAACAGTACCACGTTTACCAGTTGTACCCTTTGTACCGGCGGTACCTCTATTACCAACATCACCCTCGTTCTTGGAATCACCTTGGTCACCCATTGCACCTTGTGAACCGGTGTCACCAATACCACCTTGTAAGCCTTGGGCACCTTGAGCACCTTGGGTACCAACCTTACCAGTACCGCCCTGTGTACCAAGAGTACCGATCTTACCGGAAGTACCTTGGGCACCTTTATTACCGGTTGTACCTGTCGTACCTTTGGTACCATTAGTTATCTTACCGGAGGTACCTGCACCACCTTGAGCACCGGTATCACCGATACCAC